GATGGTAGATATGTAAAGAAGTCAGGAGACACTATGTAGGGTGTTTTAACTATTGACACCACAAATTTTGGAGCATTAACTATAAAAAGAAACGATGATACTAATGGTGCTTCTATTCAATTTAGAGGTGAATCAAGTGTATATGGATATATAGGATTAAATAATAGCACTAAGGATAAATAGTTTTTGAGATGGAGTTCTGATATTTCTAGAATTTATACTATTCTTGATACTTCATCTACTTATATCTCTAATGGTAAAGGAGTTATTAATGGAACTACTATAACTCAAGTAGACAATGCAACAAACTCTACAAATTCCATAAATGCGTTTACTGCAACTAAGTTACAAACAGCAAGAAGTATTTGGGGTCAAAGTTTTGATGGTACTGGTAATGTAAGTGGTTCTTTATCAGAAGTTGGTAATATACATTTTAAGGTAGATAATAGTTATGACATAGGCTCTAATGCTGCTACTAGTAGATATATTTATACCCATTGGTTAGGGGCTAGGTCTGGACAAAAATTAGAGCTAGGAGCAAATAATAGTGGATTTGGACAGGGATTATGTATAGATACTAATTTAAATGTGGGTATTGGTACTAATTCACCTACACAAAAATTAGATGTGGTAGGAAATATTAGAGCAACAGGACAGATAATTAGAGAAGGTTCCCCTTAGAGGTTGGTTTATGGAAGAAATGGAGCTTTATTAAGAGAGACTTCTGTAGCTGATTATCATACTTTATGGTCATTAAAAACTACAGATGGTTCTTGGGATTTTGGAGAATATAGTATAAACAGTGCTTGGAATAATATTCCAGTATTGTCTTATGTTACAGATTCTGACTATAATTCAGGGAATAATGCAACTACATATCAAATTAAATTTCCACTTGCCTCAGGTACAGTAGCCTTAACTTCTAATATACCAAATCCTACTAACTATTATTGGGCTAATGTTAAAATTTCTGCTTCTTCCTCAACAACTACTTCTCCTACATTCTCTAATGTGTGCTTAGTTAACAGTCTATACTTAAATAATAGAGGCGCTAACTCTATATACAATGGACCTAACGATTTTACCAACGGTGTAGGAGGTCCATTAAATAATTTAGTCTTTTCCTCATGGTATGGAGTGTCCTTTACTACTAGTTGTGCAGGAATGACTTATACTAATAAGAATGCAGTTAGTATCAATTGCAGAACTGGATAGCTATATGCGAGAGAGGTATAGGCTAATGGATTTATGCATACCAGTTATAATAATAATGACGCAGTATTATTAGCTGGAGGTGGATATAAGACTTTAAAAGATTTCATATTTTTAAATATATCATATAGTTATACAGATAACCAACACTATAATTTAGCTTTCCATAAATTAAGTGGTATCTGTAATAATTTAGTATGGGTAGATGGGCATGTTAAGGGATCTATAACAAAAAATTTTGCTATAGATCCGGCTTTTTTTCCTTATGGTTATGATGGTGATTCAAGTTTAAACACTACATATCTTATGACTGGGAACAATTACATTTCTATAAATGCAATTGGGATAGTGACCATTAATAATGCAGCTGATCATAAGTAGAGAGTAGGATTTTTCTATGTAGGTAGGGGTTAACATTATTTAACTTTTACTCTAACCCAAAATTATATATGTTTAATAAAAATAAATGATTTATGACTTTAAATGATGTTTTGACAAAACAGAATCTTATTACAAAGATTCTTTTAGCTGGTAACGGCAAAGAACTCTCTAAGGAGTTAAAAGTAAAGATTATGAGAATTAGAATGTCTTATAATAAGATTAAGAAACAGTTTGATGAAGATACACAAGAATTTAGTAAGCAAATTGTTTCAGATGAATTAAGAGATTTAGCTAATAAGACAGAGCGTACTCCTGAGGAGGAAACTAAGTTTAATGAGTTGAATAATAAAGCTAATTCAGAATATCAGGAATATCTTGTACAAAAAGGTAATGAAGATATTAAGGATGCACCTGAAGACACACTTACAGAAGATGAGTATGGCGATATTCTTGATGTAAATTCTGATGGCGAGTATGAGATTAATGGTCAGAAAGTAAAAGCTGCTGACCTTATGGAAGCTTTTTATGAATTATTTGTTAAGTAATGGAAATAACAAAACAGAATCAAACATTTAATCTTAAAGATACAACTTCTGATGGTTGGACTGTTTCAGGTTCAGCTACTCAGGATGTTGACGGCAACACTTCTATTAATTTTAGTGTAAGCAAAGATGGAGAGTTGAATAATCAAGTTGGTTATTATAATTATAATGTTCCAACTGATGGTATGGTTAATATTAATATCGCAGCAATTCCAGAGAATTTGGATGCAGTGATTGATTATACCCAGACTGCAACTAAAACAATTAAAGATTATCTCGCTAACCAAACAATTTCTAAGTAATATGGGAAGAAAAAAACCTAATTCAGCTCCATCTGGTTTGTCAGAAGGAGGCAAAACCGGCAAGGGAAAAGGAAAAAAGTGTAAATAAAATAACTTATAAGTTGCTAATAATTTCTCTTAAATATCTACCTTATTTATTAGCTTTAGTAGATATAATACATACTATCTTATCATATTATGATATAAATGGAGATATTTTAAGACTAATTGGAGGAATATCTATATTATCTTTAATATTCATATATTTAGCTTCATTCGCATTTAAATTTTGTGGATTACATAGGCTTCCAATATACTATGTATTTCTAAGTAATTTAATAGCAACTTATGATACTTATATAGGCATTCCATGTACAGATAAGCAATTACTCTGTACTTATTTAATAATAACGGGTATATTTATTATAGAATATGTTATAGCTTATAAAAAAGTTACTAAATTAGATTATAGATGACATTGATGCGGGTAATTCTAATGTATCATATGAAGAGTAGTGTAAAATTCTTCACTTTATCTAGAATATAACAGATAAAGATTAGAGAATGAGCAAAATACAAACATGTGATTATTTAGGTGTTAGTCGTGCTACTTTTGACAATTATGTTAAGAACGGATGGATTCCAAAAGGATATAAATAGGATGGGTTTAAGGAATTGTCTTGGATGAAATCTGATCTTGACTTTTATTTAGATACTTATTCTAATAATAAGTAACGTTCTGATGTTTGAGGAGACGTAGTTAGAGGTTATTATCAATTGATAATGCCATTAACTATGTTTCCTCTTTTTATTTTTAGTAATGTCCGAAATTTGAGAATTTAAAATATATAATTGTTTAGTTCTAGAACATAAACAGATAATTATTGAAATTTTAAATTTTTAAGCAATGAGTGAAACAAAAACTTTTGTTGTTCCTGATAATTTAACAGGAAACAACGATAATCTTGCTACTATGGCAATGATGAATGGAGGTTTTGGAGGAGGAATGTGGAATAACCCATTAACTAAAGAATGATAACATAAGTGGGTTTAAAACTCAGTGAACTCAGGGAAACTCCTTAGAGCTTTAACTACCAAATATAAATAGTGATATTTATATGGATGAATTAACTACTCATGTATGGTAATAAGGTTAAAGATTGGACAATCCTGAGCCAAGCTCCCTTTTAGGGAGAAGGTGCAACGACTATCGAAAACACATCAAATGATGGAAGTGAGTAGAGTAAGGTTCAAGTGAATCTGAAGTGCTGAGTACTCTTAAAAGAGTAATGATATAGTCTAAACTTTATAGAAATATAAAGATAATATGTGGAAACGACATATTAGTAAATAATAATGTTATGTATCTCGTATGGATGTACATTATGCGCTGGATGAATAATGGTTATGGAGACCAGGGTGGAGATCCAGCAGTACAAAGACAGCTTCAAACTCTCTAGGATTAGATGCAAGATAATCACAATTCAGATTTAATTATGTAGGCTATAAAGGGAAATAGTTCTGCTTTACAAGATTTAACTACTAGATTAAGTTGTGATGCTAATGCCATCTAGAGTGCAATTCAGAGTGTACAATCTAGTATAGCTAATGTGGGTAGTTAGGTAGGATTTTCTTCTGAAAGAATAATTAATGCGGTAAATAGTGGAGATAGTGGTATTATCCAAGCTCTTAATAACTGTTGCTGCTCTACTTAGAAGGAAATTCTTAAAATGGGTTATGAGAATCAGATTAACAACTAGAATCAGACTTATTAGTTAACTAGTTAGTTAAATGGTGTAAATAATGTAATTCAGAATGGATTTCGAGATACTAATTATGCCACTTAGCAATAGACTTGCTCTTTGTAGAATACAATTAAAGATACAACTACTATTAATACTAATGCTATTTTAGCTAAGTTAGATGCTCTTAGTACTTCGGCTTTATAGGATAAGATTGAAGCTTTGCGTGAAAGAAATAGTGAGTAGGCTACAGCTATTAATAATTCTCAACAAAGCGCCTTATTTGCTTAGATGCTAAATGCTGCAACAACTCCTATTAATGCCGCTGTAAGTAATTTAACTCAAGAAATAGCTAGTATTTAGTGTAAACTTCCAAATACAGTAACTTTACCATATTCTTGTGCTACTGCAGTTCCTACCTCTTTAGCATATAATTTATATGGAGCTAATACAGGTGTTTGGGCATAAGAAAGGAGGTATCTATGATATTACTTAATCCTTATGTTTACGCAAATAGAAATGGCATTCTTAGATTAGAAGCTAATTCAGTAAATGTTGGAACCACTAATGTAACATTTACCTTTACTCCACATAATTTCTTAAATAAAGCTTATTCGGGATTAATTTTATTTAAATTGCCTGGATTTACAGCTCCTTCTACAGCAGTTCCTATTGTATTTAGCACAAATGGAAAAAATTAGGATTTAACTACATTAGGTGGAGAGGCTGTTACCTCTGCAACTTTAAATAAGGCTGGTATATATTTAGCTTATTACGAAAATAATACATTACAATTATTATATTAATACATGGCATTTTCTAATTTACGTAACGGTAATCAACTATTTATATTACATAAAGATAATGTACCATCATTGGAATTAGGTAAGGTAGCTAACATAACACCGCCTATTCCTAAGTATGGTAATACTGGGATGTATAATCCGGAGATGATTTTAGATATTACTGCTGACGTAAATGGAACTATGACTAATTTCTAGAAATTGCCAGCAAATAGTGAGATAGCAGATTTTGGTAATAATATAGTTATATCTTGTAATAAAGAAGCTATGAGTAGTGAAATTAATTCCATGAAATAGCGAAGTACAGATATAGTTAATAGTATTTAGTTACATAAAGACATTATTAAAGGATGTGATGAAATACTTATGCAATTAAATCCTGAAATCTAGGAAAGACAAAGATAGGAAGCAGAGAATAAAGCTTTAAGAGAGGAAGTTAATTCTCTAAAAGAAATGTTTAAAGAGTTTATGAAATCATGGCAACAATAATTGAAGTACAAGATACAAAGTTAGACAATCTTTCTGAGTATGTAGAGAAAATGATCAATTATGGCGGAAAAGTAATGCGCTGTATTGAAGAAATGTAGTCTAAAGATTACAATGAGAAGTATGGAAGACGTAGATACCCTAGAGAAGAGTATCGTGACCCTGACTATAATAGATATTTCTAATTATGAGACAAGCTTTAGATACTTATGATGATATGCCTAAATATATGAAGTAGTATTTACGTAATTATGGATGGCATTTCAATAAAGCTCTATGTAATTATGCTGTATCTCTGATGGAAAAAGGGGGTCAAAAACTTGAACCAGTATCTAAAGAATATGTAGATAAGACTTTAGAACAATATAATGTTCAATTAGAAAAGAATGTAGGTTGTGACTATGTATTCGTAGCTAATATGTGTAAAGCGGATTACTATGGTAGTAGTATAACCGATGAAAAGCACTTTGCTCTCTACATTAAAGACACAATAGATGATGAGGATGCAGGTGATGGTACCACTATGAGAAGATGGTATGCAACTATGGTAGCTAATGGAACAATGGTAGATTGGGAAGAGTTTATATGATACATTACAAAGCTTGTTTAGAAAAATATAATTGGTCAGTTGACATTTACGTAATACAGTATAAGCACGATTTAGAATATCTAGATTGTATAGCTAGTAAATATAATGTGCCTAATAAAATTTATGATAAATTAACAAATAGACTAACTAATTATATTAATTCTGGATTTATTTATAATTGCGACAAAACTAATCACAGTATTATATTTGTAGGAGAATCAGATTCTATTTATGAAGCTGCAAATACTCTAGCACATGAAAAGAATCATCTAGAGATATATCTGTGTAAGTTATTAAATATAAATCCAGAATCAGAAGATGCTGCTATTCTAAGTGGGGATATTACAGAATAGTTAATAAATCCATATATAGTATAGCTAATTAAATAATTAAAAAGTAGTAATAGAGAAATTTCTTAATTTTAAGGAGTTCCTCTATTTTTGTTTTGCAGCAATATTTCTATTAAATATATATAGACCATAAAATAATAAATATACAAATACTATGGGAAAATATTTTAGTATTGCAGAATTAACTAAGAGTGAAACTGCAAATAAAAGAAAAATTGACAATAAACCTACTAAAGAAGTAGAAAATTGTCTTAATTAGTTAATAGATAATATTTTAGATCCATTGAGAAAAGCTTATGGATAGCCAATTATTGTGTCTAGTGGATATAGATGTCCTGAGTTAAATAAAGCAGTCGGAGGTGCTAGAACTAGTTAGCACACACTCGGCTAGGCTGCAGATATTCATACTAAATCTAATTCTAAGGAAAGTAATAAACAATTATTTGAACTTATTAAATAGTTAAAGCTTCCTTTTGATTAGCTAATTAATGAGTATAATTATTCTTGGGTACATGTCAGCTATTCTCCTAGAAATAGAAGACAAATCCTTAATATTAAATAATGGCACAACTTTTTGGTAAAAACTATTAGGAAGTAGGTTCCTCTTCCTCCCCACTATTACTAAGAAGTAATGGAGAAATTAAATTATAGTGGGGAAATAAATTTATAGATTTAATTAAAAACGGGAAAATAAATTCAGAAGCTAAAGATTATATATTTACTGTAGATACTTCTGATGAAATTAAAGCAAATGGGATATATTTAGTTACAGAAGATAGTTCTATTTGGATAAATGTAGAAGGTACTAAAACTAAATTAAATAACACTGATACTACTTATGTGTCATTTTTAACGGAATAGGAAACAACTCCTGAATAGAAATAGCAAGCTTTAACTAATTTAGGCTTAATATATGAAAATATAAATGCCTTAAATAAAGCAAATCTCGTAACTGGTTTAGCTTATGTAGTTGAATCCAATAAATTATATTTAATTCAAAACAAAGTAGTTTCAGAATATTAGGTAGCATCAGCTTTACCTGCTTCAGGTAAATTTGATGATTTAACTATTAGTAATTTAACTATTAAAAACGACACTATAAATTCTAATTAGCTAAGTTTTACTATAGGAAAAACATAGTATTTATAGTTAAAAAATAGTTAGATTATATGTAGTATGCCTTTATTGTCTGACACTATCCAATCCTCTAATTATATATACAATTCATCTGGCTTTTCTTTATCCTATAAGCAAGGTAAATCTAGTTTAGATATAGACAGTATTAATTGGAGAAATATAGAATCAGAGTTACCCAAAAATCAAAAAGAGTATATAGAATACACTATTATAGGTGAATACAATATTGTTACAAGTACCTAGCAAGTAAGTTCAGACAATTCAACCTACAATTACCAATTTAATTTAAAATATCCAAATACTTTAAGTGTAAATGACTTTATTGAGGCTGAAATAAATACAACATATAATGTGTATTTAATTAAGGAGGAGATTAAAGAAGTTAAATAGGAAAAAGAGGTTAAAACTGAAACAGGAACAAAAACTGAAACAGATGTTATAAATCAAAATTGGTTCTATTTAAATAAGAATTTACCAGAGGGTTTTATTTTAAAAGTGGTATTAGATGACGGTAGTATTGCATACTATGGTTCCGAAGCTGTTGGCGAAGTATTAAAATTAGAAAATTCCAATAATATTGATAGTAAACATGTAGTTTCTGCTCAATTAGTAGTTAAAAAAGAAGAAGTAGGTGTAGTAACATATGTACCTAGCACTAAATATTTTGTAGATGTAACTACTAGTTAGAAACATTCTAATAAACCTTTAGAATGTAAAATTGTTGAAGTTAATAATAAGTACATAATCGTATCGCCACTTGATTAGGAAGCAGGTGGTGATATTATAGCTAGTGGTCAATTTAAAATATATTAGGCGAGAGTTCCTCAATTTATTTAGGGTGAGGGATTCTTAGCATTACGTAAATGGGATTCTGTAAATAATAAATATGTTTATCATACTATAATGGGTACTTATAAAGAATCTGAGTTTGGAATATCTGATGATACTAATGATAAATTTGGATTTTATAGTGATGATATTAAAGTTACTGGAATTTCATTAAGCGGAGCTAAATTTTCAGGACAATTACCTAGTTTTACTGAAACTAAACCTGATACAATAGCAAATAATTAGTTTCCAACCATGGAAATAGTTAATGAAAAAATAAAGAAAGCTGTTGATGATGCAGGTGATACTAACATATCCTTAATTAGTAAAAACTCTCTACCTAAGGGTTCTATTATAATGTTTAATAGTGCTGAAAATATACCTAATAAATGGTAGATTTGTGATGGGACTAATGGAACTCCTAATTTGATTGACAAATTTATTAAGGCTGGAACAACTCTTAAAGAAGAATCTATAGAATTAACTAAATATACAAACTCTACAGAAACTCCTGGAGAAACAACTCCAGAACAATCAGAAGATAATAAATATAAGCTTGATGCTTATTCCTTAATATTTATAATGAAAATGAAATAATGAATATGGAAAGTAATTTTGATGACACAATGTTTGAAGTAGATGAATTCGATGAGACTCCTACTCCAAGCAATTTAGAAACAGATCCGAAACCTGAAAAAACAGACAATTAGGAGACTGATTCTACTCCTCCAAGTGAAGGAGATTAGGAAGATGATTTAACTACTGAAGTATTAAGACTTAGAGGTATTAGTAATCCGGACAAGATTAAATTTGAAGATGAGAGTGGTGCTGTTACAGAACGCTCTTGGGATTCTCTAACTAAAGAGGAGTAGATAAATATCTTAGCAGATTAGAGAGAGCATTAGGAGACTAATAATGAGTTAGCAGAAGATGAAATTGACCTTATTAATGCTATTAGAAATAGTGGAATGAGTGTTCAAGATTATATGCAAACTATTACTCCATAGATTAATCAGCCATAGGATACAAATTAGTTTGATGCTATGTCGGATGAAGATTTATATGCTTTCGATATTTTAAATAAAGTTGGTAATGATAACATTACAGATGAAGAACTAGATGCAGCATTAGAAGCTGCTAAGGCTAATGAAACTTTATTTAAGAAAACAGTTGATGGATTAAGACAACAATATAATAGATTACAAGAAGAACAAAAACAGAACATTGCAAATCAACAATAGGCTGCTGCTCAGCAGAGATACTAGGCATTTGCTAATGTGGTTAACAATTAGATTGACAACTTTAATAGTTTTGCAGGACAACCTATTCAATTATCCAATCAAGATAAGGACAATTTGTCTGAATTTATGTTAGCTTTAGATGAAGATGGTTCTAGTGCTTTAGGCAAAGCATTACAAGATCCTAAACTTTTAACTAAAGCTGCATTTTGGTTACTTAATGAATAGGAATTAATTGCAGAGCTATAGAAGCAACAACAAGATGCATATACTCGTGGTTATAATGCAGGTAAAGGAGATATTCTTAACAAATCTAAATTCGTATTTAAACCCACAAAGCAAGCTGCGAGTAAAAAGGATGAATCTATTTGGGATTCAGACGATTGGGATTAATTCTTAAATTTAATTTTTATTTATGTTAGTAGCAAATTTTGTAACAAACCATGCAACCATGGGAGATACAAGAACTTACGAAGATTTTAGTAAGTTTTTAGGTGAAAGACCTCACCGACTTGGAGTAGTATCCAGACTCTATCCAGAATTGACAGCTACATTCTTGACAGAGGCACTGCGAAATGTTTATTATGGTGATTCTAAGCCAAGTAAGTATCAAAGTATCGATTCCACTTACTTTGAGTGGGAGGTGGAAACTAATTATATTAAACGTGTTCCATTTGCAGCTGAACCAGTTGGTGATGGAGCAAACGGCTCTGAGATTGAAATGATTTTCCCAGAGAATTATTATCGTTTGCACGAAATCTTCAAGATTGAAAGTACTGGTCAATAGTGTTTTGTTGTTTCCGATAGTGTTAGAAAGGCAGATAATATGTGGTCAGTAATGGTTCGCTTGCTTGATGATGATTATTCTTCTGTACTTGATACTGATGGCACACATATTGGTGATTACACTTATTTTATTGGTAATGCTAAACCAGAATTGCATGAGACTGGTTGGGTTAAGTATCAAAGTAATGTAGAAAAGATGCGTAATTATATGAGTACTATTCGTGTATAGGATACATATAGTGCTAAATATGCATTGATGGAAGATACATTTATCAAGATTGGTAAAGGAGAGAACCAGGGATGCCTTACTGAAAAGATTTACAAGCTGGATCCTATGAAGAAGAATCTTATCGAGAACTTCTTGTATGCAAGAGAGAATATGATTTTGCTTGCTAAGGGTACTGTAGGTGTTGATGGTAAGACTACATTAGCTGATAAAGCTACAGGAAGACCTATCTTCATTGGTGATGGTGCTATCCCTCAAATTGAAAGATTTGCAAGTAAGTATTCTGCAAATAGAATTACAATAGGTACATTCCATACAGTAATTTCTGATATGGTATCAAAAGCAGATAAGCCAACAGGTAATCATTTCTGCTTTATGTGTAATGAAAAAGCTTGGGCTATTGTACAAAGAGTACTTGGTGAGTATCTTTCTACTAGAAAGACTGATGGAGCTTATCTCTGGTCTAAGCAAGGTGAAGGAAAGTATATTAAAGTAGGTGCTACATTCGATGCATATGAGTGGGGAGGCAATACTATCAGTTTTAAGGTTGATAGAACATTGTCTAGAGAGTACCAAGACCCATATTTCTTGTGTATTGATTTGACAACTGGTAAGACATCTACACAACCTCCTATTCAAATGTTCTCATTGAAGGGTAAAGACTACATTTTCAACGAAGTTCTCGGTGTAGGTGGTCGCTCAGGAGGTGAAAGTGGTGTTGTAAGTTCACCTGTAGCCGGTGGTCTTATGACAATTTGGGGATATGCAGGCATCGCTGTATTTAACCCTTATAAATCATTTATCCTTAAAGCTAAGGAATATTGATTTAATTAATAGATTTAAAAAGATTATCTAATAATATTAAGATATGGTAGGAGACGAGGTGCTCTCCTACCTATTCATAGAAATTTATAATGAATTATGGCAAAGAAAGTTAATGATGTAAAGGACGGTGACTTAAAGAGTAATGTTGTTGTTCTTAGAAGTGTTTATGGTAAAGTTGGATAGAAATATTTTATTCAGCCACAAAGAAATCCTAAAACTGGACGTTTTCCAGAGTGTGTAAAGTAGGTAAATTCATATGGAGATATTATCCTTACAGAAGATGAAAGAAATAGAGAAGCGCTAGGTTTAGCACATTTTATTCCAGTAACTGAAGTATTTACTATTACTGATGGCAAGTCCTTTGATTTGGATGATATTTATCAAGCTGCTGAATGGGAAGCAATTAAAAACTGCGATCTTATTGCTGTAGATAGATATGCTAAGAATGATAAGGGTGATTATTTAATTGATGGTACTGTAGACAAACATTCTACAAGACCTCGTTATGGTGCTGCTGAGTTATATGTTGATAGACCTGGTCTTGATGCATCTCGTAGAGTTACTAGAAAGAAACTTATTCATCAGGCTATTAACTTCATTCTCGATGATGAAAGAGGTTATGACGGCAGATTGCTTGTGGCTAGAGTATTGGGTAGAAATATGAAGAATCAACCTAATGCAGATGTTGAGGATTATTTAATTTCTATTGCAGAAAAGACTCCAGAGAAGATTATTAATTGTTACACCGGAGGAGATATGCAATTCCGTATGTTATTTATTGAAGCCCGTGAACATGGAGTAATTAGAAAGAAACAAGGTCTTTATGTTTTCGGAGATGATGGAAAATGCATCTTGGGAGCAACAGATGATGCTGCTATTGAATGGATGCAAAGTCCTAAAAATAGTAAAGTCATGGCTATGATTCGTAAAGATACTTATCCTGAAATGTTCGTAGATGAAGAACTCTCAGATAAGAAATAATAAACAGAATTAATCGTTTTAAATGACAGCTAGGTAGAATTAAAATTAATTTATTATAAAATATATTGTATATAGAACTACTTGTTTAATAAACAATAAAATTTATGTTGGAGTACATCATACAGATGATCCTAATATATTTGATGGCTATTTAGGTAGAGGTTTATGGAAAAATCATACTCGGTATATAAAAATCCAACTCCAACAATATAAATTAATACTGCCCACTTATCTAGTAATAGGTAAGCAGTAGGGAGCAAAAACGGTGGAGGCTGTGACGCTAATACCGTGGTAAATTATTTAATAATATAAATAATCACCGTAACGCATAGGAATTGAACCTAAATAATAGAATATAATATTCCCAAGAGTGTTCCCCTTCCTAAGAGATTAGGAAGAATATGTATGCTGGACTAAAACAAATAAGAAGTTTTAGAGCTATAGGATAAAAAGCCTATAGGGTAACAACACGAGATGTTTGAAGCAACTTTAATAGAATTGAGTAAGATTCAAGCTCCAGCTCTTAAACTGTACGAATTTAATTACCTTTTTAATAAGGCGATTAATTAGTATATTAATAAAGTATATAATGTATATGATATTAATCAGCAGACTACTGACGATTTAAGAATCTTAAAATCTACGGCTTATTTAAAACCTCATAAGTATGGTGTGACTAGTTCTAACGAGACTAAGCCATACAATAACTATACTGGAGGAGGTACTAATCCCACATATGATGGACAGAGTCCTTCTGCAGATATATAGTATGCAACTGCCAGTTCTTATTTAAGTGCAGCCCATTCTTAGATTCAATCTTTGAATGGTGCTACTTATGAGGTATTTTTGCCTATTGATTATTTACATATGCTTAACTGTATATGTATCTATTATGTTGCAAAACAAAAAGATTGTTGGGATGCAGGTTCATATATTCAAATTCCTGCAACTCGACTTACTGCGGATTCTTGGAGTTAGATTGTAACTGATATTTACAATAGACCATCTCCAATGCGTCCATATTATTATCTACATAATCAGGCTTCTAGTATCACTATTCCAACTGATCCAGTTACTGCCGGAACACCATCTGGTTATACTGGCACTGATATGCCTATAGGTGGTTATAAAGTAACTAGTGATAATGGAGCGGTTGCTACTAATACATCAGATGATTCCGGAGCTGGTTCTAACTTCTAGAGAACCTTTAAACTTAAAAATGGAGAAGTTTCAAAAGATATTTCTTTAGTAGAGAAACCAGCTGCGGTAAGAGTTGCAAATCCAAGCAATGTTCGTTGCGAAATCCGCTATGGTAAAGATGATTCTCTCTTCTAGTTAGTAGAAGTGCAAATTGATTATGTAAAGAGTCCTCAATTTATTCGTTTGACACAAGAATAGATTGATTTAACAGAAGATACTTCTCAAATTATGGAGTTCCCAGATTATGTAAACCAAGAGATTATAAATGAGTTGGTACACTTAGTTATGGAGCATTCAAATGATCCAAGACTGGCAAATAATATTTAGATGACTAATACTATTGCCCGACCAACTGGACAGTAGTAGGCTGCACCTCAATAGTAGGCAGCTCAACAGTAGTAATTTTAATTAAATTATAACTAATTATGGCAGGTTTAAATTTTTAGACACAAACTATTATTAATAGTAATCTGGATCCGGATTCAGGTAAAGGAGTAGTTCTCTTTGAAGGTAAGAAAGAGAAAGTTGATGGAGTTTAGAAGGATGTTCTCAAGATTAAGAGAGACTTTCTCTTTGTAAAAGATAATGTTGATTGTATTCGTAGACGTAAGGGATATTCAGCAGAGTTGTGTGAAGCAACAATTGACTTCACTAAGTTAACTTCTGTTGTACCTACAGACCATGCAGTTAATTATTTAAGACTTGATATTTATTTAGGAGTAGAAGGTGCTGAACCTTATATTTATTCAACTCCTTGGCATCATAAGGGCAAACCTTTCTGGGTAGAATTTATTGCTAAGAAGGATGATACTGCTAAGGCTCTTGCAGACAGACTTGAGAAGGCAATTAAGTCTAATCATATGTTCCAAGTAGATAAAGACCTTATTAAGGTAGCCAATGATGGTGCGGGTAAGATTACTCTTACAGGTGCTACAGAATATCAGAGATTCAGAAAGGTAACTATCAATATCTTTGAAGAAGCAGCTGATTATGATGATGAAGTAGCAGCAATGAACCCTAATAAGGTACAAGCTACTGACCCTATAGCATTAGTTAAGTTTGGTAAGAATGCATTTGGTACCTACTCTCAAATTATTAAGGATTTAAGACTTCCTACTGCTGCAAATTATCAATGGTCTGCTATCCGTCAAGTAGAAACTCCTATTGTAGGTGCTACATATAATCAGTATATCATTGAATATCATGCCCCTGCTAACAGTCATCCATTGAGCGTTGTTGGTGGACGCCTTGACTCTTATACAACTCATGTATTCTGGGTTAAGAATGATGCTGACTTAGTTAGCGCTTGGGAAACTGCTTTGAAAAAAGTTGGCACTATTATAGATTCGGATACTAGTGCAGAAGTCTCTAATCCTGGTTCTGAATCTCATACAGAGTCAGAATTAACTAAAGGAGTAAAGACTGTTAAGGGTTAATGGAACAAGTGTTGCTTGAATGGATTTTACCAATAATAGGTAGTGGCGGTCTTGGTGCCGCCATTACTTATATTTTTACTTTTAATAGTAAAAAGAAACAAGCAGATGCTGAAGCCGAACAAAGTTTAGTAGAAGTACAACATAAAAAAGAAGATTTAAAACAGGATTAGTATGATTTTCTGTAGAAGACTTGTGACAAGTATATCAAAGACTATCATGAATTAGAGAGTGATTTTAGAAAATAGCTACAAGGATTAAGAGGAGAAATTGATAAAGTTTCTTTTGAAAAATCTAAAGCTATTGCAGATAAATGTACAGAAATTGCAGAACTAAAATCGAAAGTTACTTATTTAAAGGGTATACGTTGTTATAATTTTACATGTTAGCATAGAATTAAATAGAATCCTGAGGAAAATAAATCTAAATAGTAAGTATAAATGTACATAGAGAAATTAGCTAGTTAGATACGAAATGATGTAGTATCAGGTTTAAGAGGTTATCACTAGAATTTATCTATGAATATAGACTAGCTCTAGGATGAAATAGTAGCTTGTCGATTATCAATAATAAATGAATTACATTCTAAAGGAATTGCTCCTATAGACGATTTATTAATGGCTATTAATTGTGTAGATGTTGATTGTGAATCTTTAGAGAGATGCTCTTGTGGTAAAAAGAGTGATGGCGACACCATTACAGCACATTTTCAAATACCACAACTTGTCACAACATACGGAACTTAGGCTATTAAGTATTTAGGAGCTACTGATAGATAGAATAAATTTACTATTGTCACATCATTGTCTGAATTACAAACTATAAAATATAGAAGAAGGAGATTAACTAAACCTTATGTATGGATTGACTTCGCTCCTAATGCAAATGGAATGTTAGATTGTTTTTTATTTAATGCTCCTTTTGTAAGACAAGTGTCTATAGTTGCAGTATTTAAAGATCCAAGACAACTAAGTAAATATAAGTGTTGCAATTTAGACGATTTAAATGGACCTGATGTAAATAATAGTTTTATTGATTAGTTAATTAAAGACAAATTAACTAAAGAGAAACTATATTATTATAGACAAGCAGCTGCTCCTAAATTACCTAATGACTAGCAATATACTTCTGGTAACTAATTAAATACAATATGAATTTTAACTATGCAATAAGTCAAGCTAAAACAGAATATGATGTAACAGGCGATTTAGAAGATTTACAAGAAATTGGTTTAATTGCTTACGATAAAATAGGAAATAAAAATACTATACTTAAATAGGTACAGTTAAAAGTAGATTGCTCTAATGGGTCTATTTAGTTACCATGTGATGTTTCTATAATAGAAGCAGTTACTTATTGTGGTGAAGATTATAATTATACTAGTAATGTAAAGTAGGATGGGGATCCTTACTCTGCAAATGTAGAGAATTATATAGAATCCAGAAAAGCATTTACCAATCCTTATTATATAAGTGGTAAGTTTGTTAAATATAAAAGAGTAGGTAATACCTTATATGTAAATAAAGGTTTGGATACAGTAAATTTACTATATCATGCTAATATTTTAGACGAAGATGGATTACCTGATATAAATGATAAAGAAGCAAGTGCTATAGCAGCTTATATAGCCTATACTATTAAACAAAAAGAGGCTTTTAAAACTCATAACTAGGTAATTATGTAGGAAGCCCAATTCTTACGTAAAAGATGGTTATTTCTATTAGATGCTGCTAGAGTACCTGACTATATTTCACAAAATGAAATGAATGATATACTAGATGCCAAATATTCTTGGGATAGAAAGGTATATAATAAATCATATAAACCAATGTAATGAATAGGGAGGCAATTTTGCTTCCCTATTTTTGTTTCCAATAACTAAATAAATATAAATGAGTAACTTTGCAATGGGGCATTCTTTTACATGCCACGACATATTTATGAATTTTCCGGTTAGAAAGCTTAAAATGACTCCTGAATAGTGTAAAGAAGTCTATTCCGATGGGAGTAAAAGAGATTTAGCAGCTTCTATTTGGATGAGTAGTGTAAGATTAATTATTGATGATATTATTGAGAATAATACATAGTTTAAATTACCTGGAATGGGTAGAACACAATCTTACATATAGATGAAAAGGACAGAAGGAGATGATTTTAAAAAAGCTTTTAGACGAGGTAAATGGCGTGATGTTGATTTCATTACATCTAATTTCTGCGGTTATTAGTTATAGTTTGTAATGGAAAGTAAGAAAAGAACAAGAAGAGAAAAACCCATTTACTTAGCTACTAGAGATAAAGATAAAATAACTGAATACGCTAATTAGGGTAAATAGTATTGAAATAGAAAACAATTTAGGACTATTATGAATAGATATTTGAAATGTACCCAACTATAGCACAATCTGATATAAAAAGAATACTCTAGTATGGTTGGAAAGCCTTTTATTTACATAATAGTTACGGTGGAGATGTGCTTGTTAATTAGGGTAAGTTATGGTTTTATTCAGGATATTTGATGAAAAATTCATTACGTTGGTTTGAATATTATTAGCATAAAATGAGAACTAAGTTAAGAGTGATGTATAAGCGTAAGAAAATCAAATGGGATGGATATTACTATTTTGCTCTAACTAGACCACAATATGAAGCTTATTTAGCTTAGAAACATACTGGTAGAGGAAGACCCAAAAAGAATTTTATATTTGAAAAAGTTATGTTTTTCAAAATATATGATGAATGTAACATTATGTAGAGTGGGCATGTAGCTATATTTAAATTTCCATATTCTTGGGACAGAGGTTTTTCTTTCTATCAAGCAAAACTAAAAACAGATAAAGCTGAATTAATATTACTTAGAGAACCCTTAAAGTTCAAAGACATATTATTATCAGAATATAATTATGAATTTATAATAGATGAACAACGTAAATATAAAAAGAAATAATTTATGGCAGGTAATACTATAATGACTGCAAAAAATACCTTTGGAGATGGACTAGTCATGGATTTTGCACCTGACAACACTCAGGCTACTTGTCTTACTCATGCCCTTAATGCGACTTTATTAACTATGAATGGTAATGAATTATCATTATAGAATGATATGGGTAATGGTAGAGTAGAGACAGCTTATTTACCTGAGGGTTATATTCCAGTAGGTACTTGTGAATTCGGAGATATTATATATATTGCTTCGTATAATCCATTAACTAATAAGTCTTAGATAGGTTGTTTCCCATCTCCTGAAAGAAATATTAGTAGTAAAGAGTTATCTTCTGCAGAACATAAAATTGATAATAGTGCATTCTAGGATTCCAATGGTAAAATTACTAATACTTCTATTAAATAGGTACTTATTGATAATAATCTAAATCCTGGTGATAAATATATTATATATGTATCACAGACAGATATGTTAGAAAAGAATTATACATATTTATCGGATTTAGGTAATACCGACCACATTCATGGTGGATTTCCGAAAATAGTTAAATTACATATAGTTAGTATAGAAGATTCAGGTAAAATTACTTACTTAGATAGTTCCGTTAGATGGTATGATAAAGTAAAACATACATCAAGTGAAATAAATACCTCACAACCTATTACTAAAGAAAATATAGGAGAAAGGTCTAATCTTGATTTCTATATTAATATAGCATAGGACACTCCGGGAAGTAGTTAGCCTGATATTGATAGTTATAGAAACTTATTAAGTTCAGGATATTCTATATTCTAGTCCAAAGTATCAGGTAAACTAGCTATTTTAGCAGAATTAGAAACCATAACTGGTTTTGAATGTACTTATAATGTATATAAAACAGGTACAAGTACTAAAGTAGTAAATGGTAAAGTAAAAAATGATAAAAAAGAAACAATTACTTCATGTAATATTAATTACAATATTTATGATGTATATTTAAATTTTCATTGGAGCACTGATAATTATAACATAAATCCTAAAGGAATAAAAGTAAGCACATCTGAATGGATTCTTAAAGAGGTAAATGATTCTAGAGAAGTTGGAAGTTGTTCCTATAAAGCATGGACTTACGATAGGACCTCTAATAAGTTACTAAATAATGTTGCTATTACTCAGGCGATGGATTCATTAGAACCAGGGTTTGATATAACTAACACATATAAATATACTGTTAAAAAAGATGATAAGAATGTACCGGAAGAAATAAAAGGATATGTTATAGGAGATGCTATTAATTATGAATAGTTTAAGCACGATTATAATTTTAATTCTTTTAAAGAAAATGTTTTAAATAAAATAAAAGAAGATCAATCTTACTCTTTTAACAAAATAACTTAGTATGTAGAAAATAATGAACCGATAGTAGGACAATACTTAATTGACTTAGACTAGATTATTTATGAAAAGCCAAAAAAGGAATCTGAGGAGGGACAGATAAAATATTATACAACTAATTCTGATGGAGAATTATCAGAAATTAAACCTTATGCAATTCCAGATACTATTGTAAATAATTATTTTAAGAATTCATTTTGTAAAAAGTTAGGTTCTTTTAAAGTGCCTGTTAGTCAAACTGTAACTATAGAAAATGAAACAGCAAATGAGACAAGAGAGGTGCCTATTGATAACTCTAACTTTATATATCATTACAAAGTTACTCCGGTTATGACTTACGGAGATTTAGATGTATATGAATAGGAAGGATATATTGATTTTAGCAAAATAAATAGTGGCAATATTAAATTAACTAATTGGAGATATTTTAATGGGGAAAATTTAAGTACCATACAATTAGGATTAGACTGCTATGTGGAAGAGGGTAAAGGTATAGAAGAAGTAGTTTTGGAGTTTTGTGATAACTAGGGAATAGCTGCTGCATATCATATTAATAACAGAGTCTCCTATTCCGGGGTAATACCTTTAAATATACAATTAAATCAAGCTGGAACTTTAACTAATATTGATTCACAAGGTAATACTATTTACCATGCTGGAACAATTTTAGATAAAGAATGCGATGGTTCGGTATATTTAATAACTGAAAGTGGCAAAACAGTGAAGGATAAACCTTCTACAGGAGAGTTAAATAGAGATTATTATGCTTGTAGTAATGATGCAGGTATTATCTATAGCAATATGCTTTATTTAGTTAAAATCACAGTAAAGTATACAACTAAAGATATTCTAGGTAATTATAATTCATTGTACACAAGTGATTATAGAGTTTTCTATCGTTGGTTATGGACTAACACTTCTTTTAATTAGTATTATACCTCACTAAAGGATTATAATGACTAGAAGTTAACATTAAATCTAGATATAGCTCCTATATATGATTCTAAATTAAATACTAAAGTAGTTGATTATAAAGCACCTACTACAGTATCAAATAATTTATCTGATACACTATCTGCTAATGTACAACGAATAACAGGAGAGATAGACGTGTCTTTAGATGCCGGTTTATAGGAAACTTATGATACATTTAGTTTAAGTGAAGGTGCTGACAGTGAAAATATTAAAGAGGCATTATAGATAACTAGTTATATTGGAAACACTTATGTAACTTCTCCTAATAATAATGGTTATATGAACATGTAGGGTACGCTACAAGAAGCTCCTATATTATAGCCTTTAGTATCTTCCATTTATTCTACTACAGGTTTAAGTACTTCATTACTACATTAGTTAGGATATACTACAGATAGTTCGGCTAAAGAACTATGGGAAGATTACACTAATTATAAAAATTAGTGGAAAGTAGAATATCAAGATAAGACAAATTCAAAATTTGCAAAAATAAATTATTATAACTATAACTATCAAGAAACAGAGGTGCCTAATGCTCCTTGTAAAACATAGTAGTTAAATGACTTATAGAATAATAAACTAAAATTGAATATAGAATTATTAGATTTTAGTAAATATGTTCCTATGTATAATAATTCTAGTATGTCTGGTATTTTAATTAAGCCTTTAGTTAGTTGTTAGGCTGACTTGGTTAAATTTGGACTGACTAACGATTCTGACATGTATTATACGTCAGGTGTATATGATACTTATATAGTGTGGATGCTAAACTGGACCCATGCAGTTACAATGAATGGTTATAATGCTAAAGCATCGCCTTACTCTAATACTGGAATTCCTTATTGGTTATCAAGTACTAGTTATGGAAATAGACCTACTATAAGTGGTCATACTGCGGGAGAAATGGGTAGAGATTCTATTCTAAAAAACAAATATAATATACTAACATTTATTAATGTGGACAGCAAGAAGACCCAGCTTCGCAATTTTATAATGGCTAAAAACGGGTATAAGGCATTTACTCAAAACGCAAAAAATGAATTAAGTCTATGTACATTAGAATCATATCCTTCAGATGTGGATGATCGCAATGGATGTACTGTAAATTATGCCATAGATGTTAAATATACAAATCCTCCTACAAATACTAATTGGGCTTGGATAAGTACCTATGTAATGACTGATATAGCAGGCAATAAAAGGATGGTTAATATGGCTTCAGATAATGAGATATATATAAGAGAGGCTTTAATAGCGTTATTTGGAAATCTTTATAAAGTGTCTGATGAAGTTTCTGCATAGAATATAACTGTAACGAAGGATATAATTTATTTATAGCCATATACTTCTACATATACAGTAGATATGGTTTATAAAGCAGAGTTTAAAAAAGAAAATGGATCAGAAATTGACTTTAAGCCTTATTTAAATATCAACGGATATAACTATAACAGTTATGTATAGAGGTTATTAAATAATAAGCCTAAAGATAATGTTAATAACCCTATAAATGAATCTAATATAAATATAGAAATAGGTAGTGTATTAAAGACATTACCTATATAGTTATAGGTAAATTATAAAACTCCAGATACTAGTATAGAATCTTTTGATACTAAATATCTATTTCAACCATGTAATTTAGGTTCAAAAGCTCCGTTAATGAGCATGCCAGGTAATTATAATAGTGATACCCTTTATATATATAAAGATGGATAGTTATAGCCTTGGGATACTTACACACCAAGCATTTATCCAGGTAGCTATAGTGCCTATTATGGAGATTTAATTTTTTACTCACTCTATAATATGAACACGAACGAGCCGCAATTTAAATACAATGAGATAATCACAGATATTAATGATATAAGATTTGAAAAAACTAATTCCGGATCATTATTTAAATACGAGAATGGAGATTTATATTTAGCATCAAGTACTAATTACAAAGATGAAGCTAGAATCTGTACCAGAAATAGAATACACGACGGTAATGACCCAGATTAGATTGTATATGCATTTAACAGTCAAGAGAAACTAGTTCCTTGGTTAGCAGTTCTTAAATAATTATGGCAGAAAATATAACAAAAAGTAAAGTACTAGCCACAGATCTTTCACTTAATACAATGATGAAAGTTCTACCTACTAAGGGTAACTTAGTTTATGAGTATAATCCCTTAAGAAATTATAGACTGACTTAGAACAAATATGAATACTAGGAATAGTTCTATACAGAGTAGGAATTAGAAGATACTTTTGATATAATTATAGATAAAACATATAAAGTAATACCAAATGCTAAATTAGGGGAAGACGGTACAAAAGGACCTGTAGATAATGATTAGGCAATAGATGTACCAATTACTACTTTTAAGGATTATTCTTATAGACAATATTTCAAAACATTAGGAATAGGAGCTGACGGACAAGAATCAACAGATGACTTTGGTAATTATAAAGAAAATAGACCAGCAGCTGTTGCTTGGCAAATCTTGTATGAAAAATATAAACCAAACTTTTGTTGGGAAGAGGAATTTCTTAGTAATATAAGTTCTATATTTCCAGAGACTATAGGAACTCAATGGCTTAAAAAAACTGTTGTAGATAATAAAGAAATTTATGTTCCTCTAACGGAGAATGTACCTATATTGCATGAAATAGGGGAATTATCAGATTTTATAACAGATGAACTATAGTTTGACCTAGAACATCCAGTAAATATCACTCCTTAGTATAGTTATGATGGCTCAGTCAACTTAATTATTAACGATGGTATAAATGTGCCAAGATTAATTAATAGTAGGTTTAGTGCTACAGGTAAAAATACTTATGAGATAATAGATAGGAAAGGGGATAATGACACTAATATATATGACCAAGGTGCATAGTTTGATATTGATACTTCATTATTTAAACGTGTTTGCACTATACCTAAATTAGAATATAAGGGAACTACATCTGGAGGAAATTTAAAAGTGGGTAACTATCACTTTTATATTAAATTATCTGATGCCGATGGTAATGAAACAGACTTTGTTGCAGAATCAGGATTAGTTAGTGTATTTATAGGTTTTAGTAACCCATCTAGTATAACTACTGGTGTTAAAAATTAGAATAGTTATAAAGGTGTTTCATTATATTTATCTAATATAGACTTATCTTATAACTATTTATATGTTTATTATTCTCGTTACACTGCAGAATAGGAAGAAAATTTTAACACAGAATATAAAAAGATAGATAAAAAGTTTATAATATCTAATTCAGGAACTGCCACTGTAAATATTACGGGTTTTGAGCCTACATTTGATGTTACTGATAAAGATATTAATCTGAGTTATGAAATAATAGATGCAGCCAAAACTCAGGAATAGTGTCAGAATATGTTATTTCTAGGTAATGTACATAAATAGGATATTCCATACGATAAGTTATAGGATTTATCTCTACATTTTTTACCTTATCTAGAAGAGAGGGATTACATATGTAATATAGATGAAAATTATATAGTATCATCTACTAGCTAGGGATATTATAATTCAGAGTTTATATATAAGTATACTGGATATTGGAATGAAGAATTATATAGATTAGGAGTAGTATATATATTGCCTAATGGTTAGTTAACACCAGTCTTTAATATTAGAGGTAATACTAATGTTCAAAAGTATGGAGAAATAACTTATTCACAATATAATATACCTGATAAAGTTGTTTATAATGAAAGCAATTATTTAGTAGTATCCACTAAGGAAGCTAAAAATGTTTAGAATGAAAATGTAAAAGGGGTTGTTAGACTTAAATCTAATAGAGATACTAATGTAATTCACGGATTTGACATTAGAATATCTAAAGAAGCAATATAGGAACTTAAAAAATATGCCACTGGATTTTTCTTTGTTAGATAGTCTCGTATTCCTACAATATTAGCTTAGGGAGTAACTATGGGTGTAGATTAGGAAGCCCATGTTCCTTGTATAGCTACTGCTGATGGTATTTTAACAGAATTAGGTAATAACTTAAATACTACCCATGTTGAAACTTCTAATATTAACGATGTTAATTATGTATCTGAGGGATTCTTAAGCAGATATAGTTTTCATTTTAAGAAGAAGTCATCTGGCTTATTTGGAAAAATATTAAAAGGTATAGCTGCAGGCGTTGGAGTAGTGGCTATAGCTGCGGCTTGTGTATTTACAGCAGGAGCAGGAACTGCAGTATTAGCAGGAGCTTCTCTATCTGGTGCCATAACTGCAGGTAGTACTGCTATTGGAGGTATTTTAGTAGCGGCAGGTGCTACTGCTACTGGATTGGGAGCCACTTTGGGTATTGCAGGAGCTTCAGCTGTAATAGCAGCAGGTGCCGGATTAGCCGCAGGAGCAACATTAGCTACTCTAGGAGCAATTTAGGAAGTAAGATATGGTACTAATAGGCTGTTTAGTAAGAAGAAACTAGATGGTAGAAATACTAAATGTCCTAAGGGGTACAAGATAGTCGAAAATGATGAATCTAGAAAATTAACTCAAACATTTAAAGATAGATTAATTATAAAAGACTCATCTAAAGTTAAAGTTTAGGCAATTTTATGTCCTGACTATGAAGTTAACCCAGCTTATTATAATCAAATATTTACTGGTAATAAGCATTTAATAGGTTTGACTATATCTCAAAGTACTAATGGACTTGTGGGTCATAGTTCTAATTATTTTACTAATAAGGGTAGGCATTTCTATTTAAATAGTTATTATGATATGAATATACGTAATAGCTATAATTTGCCTATTATATCAGTGCCTGATGACGTAAAATGCGTAGGACTTAATGATTATAAATTTAGAAGTAGGGCAGGCTTAGCAGAAGAGGCTTTTAGATATGAATGTATAGGGGACGATTATAAGAGTGAGTATTCAAAAAATAACTCTGATGAAGATTCAGAAACTATTTCTAATAAAAGGATAAATGCAGACATTGTAAGAGGTAGTTTTGGAGCTTATTTAGGTATAGCTTCAGATGCTAATAATTTCTCCCCAGCAGAGACTGTTAATATCTACATTCCTAATTATTCTTTAGTTAATTTATTAGATTATGTAAAAATAAGAATGGATGATAATTCTCCTTATAGTGCAATATCCGATAGAATAGCTTTTAAGGATTTAGAAACTAAATCTCTAGTTGTTGGAGAAACAGATAAAGATAATAATAAATCATTTAGTGTTTATAGAGGTGACTGTTATATATGTTAGTTTACGCATCGATTAATAAGAAATTTTAATTCCCCTTCTGCTCCTTATAATGATGAAATTGTTGATGAAGATACTTGGAAAGATAACTATAATCCAGAGAAGACGGAGAGTTATGAAAACATAAATTTAGGAGACGTTAATGCTGTTTAGTTAGGTATGTGGGTGACCTTTAGAGTACGTTCATCCTACAATTTAAATATACGTACTTTAGATAGTTCTAATGTTGATGAAAAACAAATGACAGGACATGCTAGAGGTTATTTCCCATATACTCCTATGAGCGTAGAAGGCACATATAAAATTCCAGAATCACATATTTATAATAAAGGATTTAGTAAATCTTTGAGTGATAGATAGAATAACTTATTGCCTGATGTTCCTTATATTAAGAATTGGTTTGGAACACGTATTATGTATTCTGATATTCATATTAATGATGCATATAAAAATGGTTATAGAGTATTTAGAAAGACTAATAGTGTTGATTATACTAGGGAATATGGAGAAATAACTAAGTTAATTTCATTAAATTCCAATTTATTAATTATATTTGAACATGGAATTGCAGTTGCTCCAGTTAATTAGACAGCAATTCAATAGGTATCAGGATAGCTTGTAGCTACTTCAAGGGTGCTCCCAGAGACCCCAACTATCATTTCTGATATGTTCGGTAGTCAATGGGCAGATAGTATTCTGAAGACCCCAGGAAAAAGAGGAAATAATACTTAGTATGTATATGGTGTAGATACTGTAGCTAAGAAGATTTGGAAGACTGATGGAAGCTCTCTAATCTGTATTTCAGACGTTAAAGTACAAGAATTTCTAAATAATAATATCACTCTTGGAGAAAGAGAGATTACACCTACATTAGGGATTCGTAATGTAAAAACTTGTTATAATTCTTATAAAGGAGATGTAATGTTTACTTTCTATGATAATACTACTGGTTTCTAGGAGAAAGTATGGAATTTATGTTATAATGAATTATTAGATAAGTTTATTACATTCTACAGTTGGGTTCCTAGTTTTATGGAGAATATAAATAATATACCATTTTCATTTAATAGAGAAACGTCTAAGTGGATAGCTAAACTAGGTACAAGTCATTCTACAAGCTCTTTTGCAGATGGCATTACTTTAACTAATGTAGTATTTGATCCTACTTTAGATGAGAGAGTATAGAATATATCAGTACCTATTAGTTATTTAACTAAGAATGGAACTTATAAAACTACTTATGGAACAGTAATGACAACAAGTTATTTTGTAGGTATATTGCAATTATCTAATAGAGTAATTCCTAATTATAATGTACCATATGATATTAGTTATGAACTATGTAGAGATATTTATGGTAATTATAAGAATTTTACTTTACAGAAGTTAAAATTTACTAATTCTGAAGGAGAAATGTAGGAGTCATTTCCTTTAAGTAATGTAGGGGATGCCTTATTTCCAACTCATGATGTTTCTATATATGGCTTATATATAAATCCTAGGTCCCCATTGTATACAAGAGATTTAATGGATAAGACTGGAGTTCAAAGGGTCTATTTAACTACTAAGGATGAAGAGAATAAAATAAGTAGTGTGTTTATAAATAAAGATATGAAGGCTATGTTACTTTCTGAACTCTACTATAGAAATAAAAAGAACCATGCTTATGTTGATACAGATGTAAATAAGTGGGAACCTAATACTAAAGAAAGTATAGACATTGCGGAGTAGTAGTTAACTGCTGTTGACATATAGGGTGTGACTTCTGACAACTGTTTAGAAAAATTTAAAGAAACAAAGGCATATGAAATTATTAATAATTTATATAATTAGTATGGTAAGTTATCAGCTTAGATAGAAGTATCTAATGATGTTTAGTTATCTAAATCTACTAATATTATGTCTATGTATTTTAAATGGAAGGAATTAGTCACTTACTCTGATAATATGTTTAAGTATAATGATAGTCCTATATAGGCTTATGTAGTTCATGCACAAACTATTACTTATTCAGAGTTAATTCATACTAATGCTCCTATATTCAAGAATTTGCAGGGTAAAAGAGAAATGTTACCTAAAGATAAATAGATAAATCCTGATACCATAGTTAAATTATTAAATATCAGAGCTACTATTAATGCTACTATACCTAATTCTGAACAAACACTAGAAGATTACTATTATAATAAAGCAGCTAGTTATAATGTAGCTACTTATGAATCTACCGTTGCAATTATTCCTAAATGGAATATGCAGTTCTTAAGTACTGATTTCTGGAAACATGGCTAGGCGGGTTCATTTGATATAGCAGATGACATATATCCATGTTATTGGTATGGTAAATAGCATCCATTTGAATTTGAATTTATTGTAGTTAATGATCCTAGTGTTCATAAGATATTTACTAATCTAGAATTAATAGCTAATAAAGCAAAACCTGAATCCTTCCATTATGAAGTAATAGGAGAGGCTTATGATTTTGCAAAAGATAAACCAAATATGTATTTTAGACAAGAAGCTATGAAAGCTCTTTGGCAATACAATGGTTGTGATATTGAGTATAATAGTGACTTCCTGAAGATTTAGACTAGACAATAGAATAAGTCAGCAGATTTACCACATAATTATTTTGCAAGAGCTAAGCATATCAATGAAGTAGAGGATAGTTACATAATGGCTTAGGTAGGAACACATGATTATAGACACTTATCTGGAGGTGAAATTGTATATTATCCAAATAGATAGGAGTTCAGAGTTTGGAATCACGTTCCTGCTGTTGATGTTGATGACTAGACTGATACTTCAGATTCTTCTTTTGGAGGAAGAGGTTTAATGGCTTCTAATATGCGTTATCTTGAGGATAGATGGAAAGTATAGATAAATCCTTTACTGATTACTTATAAAAATGAGTATGAACGAAAGGATTCTACTAAGGCTTTATGTGCTCCAGAAAATTCTACTTGGAAAGATGGAGCAGGTACTAGAGCCGGAGATAAACTGCCTCCATTACCTTTATATAATTCTCCTATTCCAGATGCAGTAAAAGAAAGAGGTGAAATAGCAATTCCTGGATATTCTTCTTCTGCATTGACTGGATATTCAGAAACTACTGAAGGTAAAGATAATGCAATGTATAATTTATATAAAGTAGATTTTGAGAATGGAATACACCCATTTGATACATCTTCTTGGTTAGATGATGTGAATATTTATAAGTATAATTTTGGAAGTGCTCAAAATAGAAAGGAAACTGATATGAGAGATAAATTCATAAAGATTAGAATTAGATATTCAGGTAAAGAACTAGCAATAATTGATTTTATAAATACTATATATCAAGTTAGCTATGCATAAAAAAATAAGACTAATATAGAAAGGTTAGGCAGGATTTCAGTTTGTATAGTAGGGATTAGTTGGAGGATTAGTCCCTACTACAGCTGGTTCTGTATTAGATTAGAATACTATGAATGCTATCAATTAGTAGCAAACTAATATATGGAAAGCACAACAAGATGAACAAGCTAAAATAAGATAGTAGCAAATAAATCAGGGTTATTAGACAGCTTCCAATGCTCTAAATCCTATCTCTTAGGGATTGACTAATTTTGGCATAATGTCAGGCAATTATACAATAGCTAATCTAGGTTAGTTAGGTGGTTCTCTTAGTAGTGGTCTTTAGTTAATGTCTAATTGGAAGAATTTATCTAATTAGGACAGAGCAGCAGGAGCAGCTGGAATCGGTGGTCAGGCAGTAGATACTTTAGATAATATGTTCTTTGGCAAATAGCACGCTAAAGATTCAGGTTTAACTAAAGGATTAAATAATGCTTATGATTCTATATCTAATGCTGCAATGATGTTTTCTCCTGTGGGAACTATTGTTGGGGGTGCTATGAAGGCTGGAAAATTTATAGGAGATGGATTATCTGCATTAGGAATAGGAACTGATTAGATGACTACTACAGATAAAATATTAGATAGTAGCTTTATGAAACTTACTCCTGCAGGATTAATTAATGGTATAGGTGCAAAAAGAGCTAAATAGTTCTCTGCTAATAATGACACTATTGAAAAAGTTGGAGGAGACTATGCAGATTCTGTAAATACTATAGAGGATGCTGTTTCCAAAGCTGGTAAGAAATATGGTTTATTTAGTAACGGTGCCAGAAAACGAGCTAATAGACTTATTGATACAGCTAGAGCTCAATAGAATATTATGACTAATATATCTAATGAGTATCAAGATTAGTTAGCTAATAAATCATATTTAGCTTATACTAGATATGGATAGGATATTAATGGTGGCATACAACAATAGTATTTAAGAACTGCCAAACATGGTGCTATTTTATAGAGAATTAATCTAAGAAAACATAGAAAAGGTGGTTAGCTTAAAGATAAAATAGATATAGAAGTTAAATAGGAATAGTGGCAACCTATAATTAATCTTGAATATCCAGAAGTATCTAAATTAAAGGAAGGAGGATAGTTAGAAGAATCTAAAGAGTGGACTCCTATAATTAGTTTAGATATATAGAAGCTAGAAGAGGGAGGTAAGACGGATAAACCTAAACAAGAATCAGATAAGATTGAGGAAACTAATTAGAAAAATGTTATTCCTGAAGGTGCTTTACATGCTCATAAGCATCATATGGAAAATGCGGAAGATTTAACTAAGAAAGGTATACCAGTAGTTGATAATAATGGTGAACAACAAGCTGAGATAGAACGTAACGAAATTATTTTCTCCTTAGAAGTAACTAAGTAGTTAGAAGATTTACATAAAAGATATTAGGGATATACTAATACTTAGAAAGAGAAAGATGAACTAGCTATTGAAGCTGGAAAGTTACTTGTTTATGAAATTCTACATAATACAGAAGATAGGACTGGTTTAATTAAAGAATGCAAGAAAGGGGGTACACTAGATGGGAATAAGTGATTTATTTGTATCCTATAATTAGGTATAGGCTCCTTCTTACTTAGAGTCTCCTTAGATAGAATATACTCCAATAGGAGAAGAATTAACTAATTAGGAAAATTTAGATAGAATTTAGTCTAGAAATTAGAAAAAAGAAGGATTTGCAGGATGGAATCCTTTAGAACAAAATACTTCAGAAGACAATTCAACAAATACTTCTCATACTCCTGCAAAGGGTTCTAAGTCTTTTAATTTAGCTATGACTTCTTATTTAGCTAAACATCCTGAAGATGCTAAATATAGATAGACACTTACAGAAATAGCTGCAAAGGAATCTAATTTTAATCCTACTGTTAAAAATGCTAAGTCATCTGCTAGTGGATATTTCTAGTTTATAAATAGTACAAGAAAACAATATGCACCACATTTAACTAAAGAACAATTCTTAAATAATCCAGAGGAGTAGATTTCTGCTGCGGTTAAGTTACTTAAAGCTAATAGAAATATATCTAGTAAATTCGCCAATTTAAGGGGTCTTAGTTAGTTACAAATTGATTATGGAATGTGGTTTAGTCCGGCAGCTTTAAGTCAATATCTTAAAACTGGTAAATCTAATTTTAAAGATCCACAAGGAACTAGTTTAATGACAGTATTAAATAAAATGGCTTAATGGATAAGAAAAGAATAATTATAGGAGACAAACAATATACTGTAGAAATAGCTAAAACTGAAGAAGATAGAAAGAAAGGACTTCAAGATAGAGAATAGTTAGCACCTGATGAAGGAATGTTATTTATTTGGTCTGAATAGTAGCCAGTTATAGAGATGTGGATGAAAAATACTAAAATTCCACTTGACTAGATAGCTATTAATGATGACGATGAAGTAACTGCAGTATATAAAGCTTAGCCTGAAGATGAGACATTACATCCATTTCCTAATGCTAAATATATACTTGAAGTAAACTAGAATTCAGGTATAGAAGAAGGAGATGATTTTGAGTTTGATGAATCTGATGATCCTAATAAATATGTAATGAAGGTACTTGCTCCTGATGGTTCAACTCAGATGGATCTATAGGGAGGTGAACGCATATTTAGTAGAATTTCTACAAAATAGATGATTACTTGGGCTAAAAAAGCAGAAGCTAATAAAGATAATAAGGAGTTATTTAATAAGTATTGTAAGAGGCTCGGCAAGAGAATGTTTAAAGAATTATACGCCCAAGACCATAGAGAACCAGAATATGTAGATGCTCCTGAATCTAAGAAAGATTAGAACGATAAAAAATAAATAATTACATAAGTCATCAAAATTATTTGCATTTTAGATAATTAATATGTACTATTGAAATACATAATATTATTAGATAATTAACTAGTTAATTAACAAATTAAATTTAAACACATGCAATTTATTAAGAAGTTTCAAGAAGGTGGAGCTGCTCCAGCACCAGAGGCTGCTGCTCCACAGTAGGGCGGTGAAGACCCAACAGCTATGTTGATGCAAGGTGCTCAGCAAGCAGTACAAAATCAAGATTGTCAAATCGCTATTCAGGTATGTCAAATGGTACTCGAAATGCTTGGTGGAGGTGGTGCCCCAGCAAAGGAAGGTGAACCTGGGGCAGGTGGTGCTCCACAATCAGAACCTGTTTATCGTAGAGGTGGACGTCTTGTAAGAAGAATTTAGAAGTAATCAATTTTAAACGTAGGGATATATCTAGATACTCATTTAGGTATATCCCTAATTTTATAATATGGCAGAATAGACTAAAAAATCGAAATATAATTTTGGAGGTCACGAATTAGATGCTAAATTATATCTCTAGAATATAAGAGATAATGCAGAAACATTTCTTAATTCTAAAACAGATTGGACTCCAGAACAAAAAGAAGAATGGAAGCATGCGTACACTAATTTTACTAATGCTTTATAGGAAGATATTAATAATGGAGGTGGAAGATTCAGCACTGATGAATTCGGTACTATAACAGACACTAAGGGAGAATTCTCTAATACAGATTCTGATAATTACTATTATAATAATAAAGGTCAACAAATTAGTTAGGAAGATTATGATGCCTTAAAAAAGAGAAAGCAAGGTAAGTATTAGGCTTTTGAAGCTAATAGACAATTTGCTTCCTATGCTAGTTAGATAGGTAAGGGGTTAAGAGAAGCTTTAGCTGCTAAAAATAAAACTTCTGACGATACAAATGGATTTGATTATGTTAAGAACGGATTCGATGCTTATTGGCAGAAGAAATATAATCCAGCAGGAACAGCTAATGATCTTCAACCTTATTGGAATAAAGACAAAGAAGGAGAATACACTAATAGAGTAGCTGAAACTATGGCAGACTTAGACGATTATATGTCTAAGTAGGAAATGAATGATGATGTTAAAGCTGCTTATACTAATTATAGAAATATCTTAGGACAATATAATCCAAGTGATAAGAATTTTAATTTAGATACTTGGAAGAACAACATGATACTTGCTGCAAGTAGAGCAGGTATTAGTGGATGGAATAATGGATACTTTAATATTGGTTCTCAAAGTTCTGCTTCTTCTGAACCTGATAAGAAACAAGCTTTTGATATTAGTGATGATGACCAAGCTTTGGCGTATGCAGGTTTAACAGATTAGGCTTTGGCTCATCCTGAGTTGAGGGATACCTTATTAGCACAAGCTAGACATAAATATGAACAGGAAAGTCAGGCTATTATTGATTAGGATAAGGCTGAATAGAAATAGTTACAGGATGCATAGAATAATAAAATATGGCAACAGTGGTTAGCTAATGAAGGTAGGGGTTATGGAGATGTTAGTAGACGTTCAGGCATTAAATGGTATGGTAATTATAGATGGTCTAAAAATACAGATCCAGAATATCAAAGTGCTGCCGGAAGATAGGCATTAAAGAATTTACAAGCAGCTTTAGCTAAAACACATTGGGATAGTGACTCTGAAGGTTTATTTACTCCTATGAAGTCAGTATTATCTAATGGAACTGTATTAAATAACCTAGGTGAACATCTAGCTTATTATCTGCCTATGTTGCGAGGTATGGGGGCTAAATTTGATGATAACTTTGAAGAAGTGACAGACAATGCTGGACATAAATTATGGAAAGTTAAAAACTCTAAGAATAAGGCTGGTCAATATCTATATATTTGGAATAAAGCTAATGGAAAATTAGGTGCATATAGAGATGTTCCATTTAATGTAAAAAAAGCAGAGGTAACTAAAGCTTTCTATGGTGTTAAAATTCAGTCTAGAGAAGAAAAAGAGGCTGTCAAATAGAAAGAAAACAATAAAGTTATTAACAATCCTCAGACTCCTCACGATAAAAAGGTTGCATTAACTAAATAGGAGAAAATAGGAGGAAATCCTTTTTCTGATAGAGCTACCTTTTTAAGAACAACTGCCTTAGCTACTGATGTTGCTGCCTTAGTAGCTAGTTTTTCCGGAGTGGGGGCACCTACCTCGGCTTTAATAGGAGCAGTTGCTACTGCTTAGAATCAAGCAGCAGATAAGGCAGAGGGCTAGGGATTCTGGGAATCTTTAGGTAATAATGCTCTTGGCTATGGAATGGATGCTTTATCAGTGATACCTTTCGTTAGAGGAATTACTGGTACTGGCAGAATTGTAAAAACCGCTTCTAAGTTAGCACCTCATATTATTACAGCTTTAGGGACTATGTCAGCATTAAAAAATAAAGATGCTTATTTAGGTTCATGGAAAAAGATGACTTCTAATCCAAGCCAGTTAAATAGACAAGATTGGTCAAATATTTATGATTCTTTGAGACTTGTTATATCTGGAACTACAGCAGGAACACAAGCTATAAAGGGAAATAGAGCAATGAAAGGTGCTCTCTCTAAGGATAAAGTTAAAGTTAAGACTAATGAAGGTTATGTGACTGTAGATAAGTCTAAACTTGAGGGTATTAAGGGAACTAAAGGGTTAGAAGCACAAAATAAAGCCTTACAAAAAGCAACAGGTAATTCTAATTTAAGGTTTAATGCTGCTAGAAATAAGTATCGATTCTGGAAAACTAAAGATTAGGCTAAGATAAAAGAAGCTGATGTGTATGACTTCACTAAACCTAATACTAGAATGATAAATGGAGTAGAGTATGAAAGACCTTATAAATGGGGTGAATTAGGAATAGCTAATCATCAGTGGCAATCTCCTAAATGGATGAATGGTATTCTTGATAAGATTGAAGTAAGTGGCTTAAAGCCTACAGGTAGGACTTAGGCAGATATGGATTATGGAAATAGAAAAATATCTTAGAACTTTTCAGTAGCTTAGCTCAGAGAACTATCTAATAAGGTAAATCCTATGGTATCTGAGTGGAAATCATTACAAACTTAGGCACAATCTGCTAGAAAGAATGCTGCAGAAGCTTTGAGTAAAGCAAGAAAAGCCACAGATCCCCAAATTAAAGCTAATTATGAAAATTCAGCAAAGAGTTATTTAGACTATATCAGAAATAAAGCTAAAGAATATCAAAAGCTTAAAGGAGATGTCAAGGATGGCAAAATTACATTTGATTTAGGTTCTAATAAATAGGTGGAACTTACTTGGAATGACATACTTAAAAAATATGGTGTTAAATATAAATAGGGTGGTTCTATTTAGAAATTAGCTAGTGGTAATAATATAAATGGTAATCCTGCTAAATAGAATAGTGTGGGATATGCTAATGATTATAATTGGAATACCGATGTATTTTCTAAAAATTTAGACCATATACTTGGTAGTCTTAAATAGTATAAAGATGGTTATGCTAATTGGTTAAACACTATGTAGGACTTACATTATAATGATTATACTAATGCTTCTAAATAGGATTATTTAAATACTAATGCATATAATAATACAACTGTAGGTTAGTATTAGGATAAGTATAAAGCTGGGTATGAAGACGAATGGAATGTAAGTCCTGAAGGAAATGATCCAGATGGTTTAGGATACAATACTCTTGGAATTAAATCAGCCCAAGATTCTGGAAAATTTGGTATAGTGTCTGGAAATGCTAATTCAGGTGATTGGTTAGGTAATGGTAATATGTATAAAACTGATAATTCATTTGGGGGAATTACTGATGCTAGAAGACTTTTGGGTCGTGAGGGTGATTTTAATGATGAATAGCTAAAACAATACTAGCAAAAGTTCAAAGAATAGGGATATGATTTTTATCTAGACCCAAATACTAAATATTATAAATTAAAACCTTACACTGACCCTTCAAAGACAACTGTAGCAGACTAGGATAAACCTAAATAGCCTAATAACTTTAGTTTAAAAGATGCTATAAATAAGATGGATGTTACTGATAAATGGGGTATTCCTAGAGCTATGTATGCTGACATAACTAATAGAAAGGTTACAGATATGTTAAAGAAGTAGCCTATATTATATGGCCCACAAGAAGACCATCGTTATGTTTAGTCTGATTTAGATGCAGAAATGAATGGTCAATAGGCTGCAGCTTAGTTAGCCAGAACAGTCAGTCATCCTATTACATCTGATGGAAATCTACAATCTAGGCTTTAGTTAGAAGCAACTTCTAAAGGTAATGATGCTATTATTGCAGGACGTCAATAGAGTAATTAGAGATTAAGAGAAATGTAGGAATAGGCTTGGTAGCAAGAAGTAGCTAATCATACGAGTAGATATAATACAGCTATGAAAAATAGAGAATCTCTCTATAATACTGCTAATGAAAATAAAGCTTTAGAAGCAGCGTATCTTAATCAGAAATTTACTGTATGGGATGCTTTGGCTTAGGAGAAAGAATTTAAGGATAAATCTGATTACGAGCAAATGAGAGCAAGAGCAGATTGGTTTGCACTAGGAAATATAAATAATGCTATTAAATATGGTCTTTCTAATTATGCAGATAAATATGGTTTAACTCTTGAAGATGTTTCTTTATGGGATAAGGTATATACTGATGGTACAGTTACATTGAGCGATATTTAGAAAGATCCTATTAAATTAAGATAGTGGAATAAGGTATTATCAGCTACTAGATAGATTCAATAGGATCTATTAGGAGAATATTACGGTATCCCTAAATCTAAGTATTGGACTATCAGACAATCTACTCCTTCATATAGTTACAGTGATAAAGTTAAAGAAGCTAAAAAAGGTGCTAAGCTAAATTTACGTAAGGTAAGAGAAGCAGCAAAAGGAGAAAAACTTGCAGCAGCATAGTTAAAAGCTTAGACTGCAGATGCTGATAGATTCTATAAAACTACTAAAAACCATATAGATAGAATGTATGATGCTATAAGCAGAACTATGAATTATAGCTGTACTAAGAAAGAACGTAAAAAGAAATCCTAATGCCAGGCTAGCAAGATACAGTACATTCTTACAGACCTACTTTACCAATTACTTATTAGTATCATTTAAAACCTGGAGAATCTTTTTATAAAGATAGAAACGGAAAAGTTACTATTATCCGCTCTAGAAACGAACAAGTTAGCAAAGATACTAGAAATAATTGGCAAAAGAAATAGGACAGTAAGAATGCTCCAAATATGAGAAAATAGAAGTAGATGACCTAGGCAGAACACAAAACTGCTTAGGTTGCTTCTAATATTTTAGATAGAGTAAGACCTTCTAAATTGGTAACCGCAGTTGTTAGAGGTTAGAAACCTATGGACTATATAGATAATGGAAATAAGGGCACTGGTAATGAAGTTTTAAACACAGGGTTTGACATACTTAGTACTTTTGGAACAAATGCACTGTTTAATATGTCAAAGTTTCCAAAGTTAAATCAAATAAATTTGCTTACTAAGGCAACAGAAGATTCCTCTGATTTGGGATTATTTAACTAGGGAAGACTTGCCCTAATGCGTAGATATAGACAAAATCCTATTTGGGAAAATAATGCAAGAGCCGCAGGATTAACTGATTAGGAAATAGAAACTTTCAGGAACTATGCAAATGGTCTATTATCTACTAAACAATCCTCTGAGCCAAGGGTGCCAAGTTTATAGGTTTTATAGGATACTAATTCATATAGTAGTTATAGTAATATTGCAAGAAATCCTGATGGCTCTATTAAAAGAGAACTTGTTTTAGGAACCGGTCCAAATTCTCCTAAATATACTGGAGTACATGAAGGTGGTCATATGAGTACCCTGAATTATAATCCTGAAAATGAGAGAGTTGCATTCAAGTAGTTAATGTCTAATAAAGAAGCTAAAACTGCAATAGATAAGTTAATGCAAATAATCTTGCCAATTAGTTAGAAATTGATCCTCAGAAAATAGTCAATGTAAGAAGGATATTAATAAAAAGAGGTATGACACCAGAACAAGCTGACTAGACTATACTAAAACAAATAAAATATTTGAAAGAGGGTTAGGAAACTAGGTCTAGAGGCTTGGCTGCTTAGGAGTGGATGTAGGATAATCATAGTGTAGAAGTTCCATAGACTGTAGATAATGGCGTCAATTTTTTCACTGATAAATCTTTAAGAAACATATGGAGAGGAATAGCATCAACAATTCCAATAACATAGGGTTATTCACAAATGATGTAGAACAATACCTAGGAAAAGTAGACAAAATAATTTTTACACAAGTAGATTGTTTATATGGTTTACTAGATTCTAATTTTAAAATGAAAACTCTAACTGTAACCAAAAATATAGACAAAATCCTAGAACAATGTACTAATTTTCCAGGTTCTACTAATTATATAAACGCTGATTTATACAAAGATAATAGATTAATAGGAAATATAATAATTGATAAATTACCAGAAATATGATATTTAAGTTTCAATAGGGGGGAACTACTCCTCCCTTTGTTGCTTATTAGCCAGTTATAGTGTCTGATAAGCGAACAACTGCCACTTAGGAAGAGGCATTAGCAGCAAAGGCTACTAAAGAATCTAAGAGTGGTAAGTTATCAAGCAAAGATTTGTATACAATGCTGAAAGGGAAACTGAAGGGGCTTCCTAATGATGTAAATATAGCTATGAATTAGTTACAATAGCTTGAGCAGCTTACATTGATGGATTTTGATGATTCATTTACTTAGAATATTGAATCTAAGTACTTATCTACTTTACAAACTATGAATCAACTTTCATTTAGTAGAGAATAGTATGATAAAGCTTTAGATAATGTAAAATCTAATGGAGGACTTAATGAAGCGGCTATAGATTAGTATGGTCAAGTATATATGACTAACGGTAAAGACTATAAGTTAATGTCTCCTGAAAAAGCTAAATAGTCCGGATGGAAACAAATGACTAATTAGGATTTACTCTATTTAAGAGCTAATGACCCTAGTTTGTCGGGAAAAGATGAGATTTTAAACATAGTTAATAATGGTATAGGAATAGATAAGGTAACAGAATATATTCAAAAATGTATTCAAGGATTAGGAGCTTCTAAATCTGAAGAAAATCTATATGCTAATGTTAATGCAGGAACTATATTAAAGGGCTTAAATGATTTTAAATAGGCGGTAGCTTAGTCTGGAAATTATGATGCCACTGTTCAAGATCTATACAGTGGTAAATTAATGACTAAAGATTCTGCAGAATAGGCTCAATAGGCATTAACTTACATATATAGAAGTTTGCCTAATAATATGAAATCCCTTTTAAAAACAAGAACAAAAGGGGGTACAGATGATGAAGCTTTAGTTATGATAGGACAATTAATCAGTTCTAAGACTTCTCCTGAAAAATCATTTGAACTTAAATTAGAAGATACTGCTTTAGACCATTAGGAAAAATCAGGTAAAGGAAATAAAGATCCTCATTCTATAGAGGGTTTATCTATGAGTCCAGTAGATATGTTACAAGCAGGTTATGGTTAGAAGAATGATTTTACTATTTAGACAGCTGCAGGTGCTTCTAATGGTATATAGATTCCTACAGTACAAATGCCTATAACTAAGAAGGGCGGGGGTATTGGCATGGCACCATTAAGTGATGTAGCATCCAGCGATTATGCAGGTTATCTAGATTTTAGTAATGCTTTTATGGGGGATGTTTAGATACCACAAGCAGGAATGTAGAATATAGCTATAGATGGTACTGCTTTATATACAGCTTATTTACCTTTAGACATGTAGTATTTTAATGACACAGGTTAGAAAAGACCCGATATAGCTATGTTAGGTAGATATAAATAGGCACAGAATGAAATAAGACAATCAGGAACTAAAGATCCAAGATAGATTAATGCCATCTATAAAAATCATAATTTACCAGTAATGTACAGTCCTAATGGAGATATTTTAACTAACTATATCAAGTTTGGTATAGTAAACGGGACTGCTTTAGATAATGCTTTTGGTGATGAAGCTAAAGTAGCTGATTATTTATCAGAGACTACTGATAAAAATACAATAGCTAATACTCTTAATATCTTAAATAAGGGTAGAGGTAAAAAAAATAAGGTAAAATATGATGAAAAAAGTTGGTGGGATTCTATATCTCCTGTATTTAATGATTATACTCATGTTTATAAAGGAACTATATTTATGCCTATTAATGATGATTACTTTACTTATTCAGCAGCAGCAGGTTCTAAACCAACAACAGCTTAGGCAGAAATGATTGAAGCTAGATAGTAGGCTGCTAATAAAACTCGTAATTATGTAAATCCAGGACAACTTTAATGAAAGAAAATGATATTGTATTAAATATGCTAGCTAACCCTAAATTTACTCTTGAAGACTTTCAAACTGTAGGTTTAAATAGTGATAATACTGGGTTACAATCAGAAGATAAATATTTACAAAGTGATAAGATTAAGTCTGTTAGCGCTTTTTAGGATTCTAATGGACAGTTTGATAAAAATAAGTTTCATAACTTTTACTAGAGTGCAGGATAGTTTTATAATTAGATGTCTAATGACGATTATGAAAAAGCTATTCTAGAACAAGCACAATATAGTAAAGATAATATATGGGTAAATCCTAAAAAAAGAACTGTAGATTATAAGCCAACTTTAGTTAAAAGAGCAAATCCAACTTTAGCAACTAATAGTTTGGAATAGATGGGTCAGATGGGAAAAAGGACATTATCTACTTCTGAAATAGCTTAGACACAAGCTGTAGTAAATCCTATTACTGGTGAGAAATCTGCTAGCCCTAATGATTCTTTCTTTTCTAATCTATTTAATACTTTAGTACTCGCTTCTTATGATAATGATGTAGTAGACCCAAAGACAGGAGAAGTATTACACAAGAAGGGTGACTTAAAATATAATGAGGATGGTTTACCTTATTATGAGACTTTATCAGGACGTGATGTGCATGATAAATAGGTTCTTAATAAGATGAATACTCTTACCACTGATGGTTCTATATGGAATAAATTTGACTTTTTCGATTCTGATGATTTAGATTAGAAGGGAATGGGCTCATCTTTATTAAAGAATGCTGCATTAGTGGGAAGTATGTTTATTCCTTATGTGGGTCCAGTAATCACTGGATTAAGTGTAGCTACTTAGACAGCGGGATTATTAGCCACATTAGGTAAACTTGTTGCAGGAAATGATAGTCCTACTTTAAATAATATATAGGGATGGGCTAAGTCTGTTAATAGACAATCCGCTACGGAGTATGCTTAGCAACATACTTGGTGTGCTGAGAACTTTATTAATATGATTGGTGATACCATAGGTTAGTTAGCAGAATAGCGATGGATATTTAAAGCAGCTCCTGTATTATTTGAAGGAAAGGATGCCTGGAAGGTAATGTCTAAAGAAGGCTATGATGCTTTAAAAAAGTCAAAACTTGCAGAGTTACAAAAGGCATCTAATTTAACTACTGACAAATTATTATAGGATGCAGTAAGTGAAAAGAATGTACCCTTATTACAATAGTACATGACTGAACTTAATGCTATTAATGAAACTAAAGCTGCCAAATATGTTGATGATTTAGTTAGAAAAGCTAACAATATAGGTAGTCCCCTTTCTAAAGCTTACATGATAGGTATTACTGTATAGGATACTTATGGTGATGCAAAAGCTGCAGGAGCTTCAGACTTGGAAGCAGCTTTATTAACTCTTGGTTATGCTGGAGGTGAAGCTTGGATTCTTAATACTGGCTTGGGAGAATGGATATTGCCTGAATTACATATTGATAAGTTTAAAAATAAAGCCATAGCAAAAGCTTTGGTTACAGTTAATGATACTAAAGAAAGATTAGAATAGACTGGAGACAAGCAAGGATTTGTAAAAGAATTACTCAAGATAGGTAGAAATGTAGCTACTAACGTATATGCAGAAAAAGCTATGGCTAAGAAATCTGCTGAAGTTATAGGAGCACATGCATTAGGTGAAGCATTTGAAGAAACTTCAGAAGAGTTATTAGCAGATGCTTCTAAAGCGATATTTAATGTAACTAGATGGTTAAGGGGAAAAGATGCTCTTAATTTCTGGGAGGGAGATAATGCTCTAGATAGATATACTATGTCTGCTTTAGGTGGTTTATTCGGAGGAGGAATAACTTCTGCTGCAACTAATTTTAGTTAGGTAAGAAGCTTAGCTAGAATGGATAACTCTGCAGCTATGTAGCAACTCTTATATATGGCTAATAATAATTAGTTAGGTGATTTCTTGAAACAAGTAGATAAAATGACACTTGGAGACAAGAATAAATCTGCTACTAAAACTATATATGATTCAGAACAAGGAGTAATATTTGCAGAAGGAACTAAAGATGATAATCAAGACCTTGCTGCTAAACAAGCTATTCGTAATTAGGTTAAATTTATTGACAATATATTAACTACTAATGGTGCTAAGATAAGTACTGACTCATTACTTAGTAAATTAGCTATGGAGGATTAGTAGGATGTTCTTAGGAATCTTAAAATAGGTAATTTAAAAAATACCAATGTTATAGGTACATATGCTTAGGACTACTTGAATTTACAAGCAGATTTAATAACAGCCTCAGCTTAGTTAAAAGCTATTGATGATGAAATAGGTGATGTAAAAAGTGCCGCAACACCAGAACAATAGAAAGCAAGAACAGATAAAGCTGCTGAAATTGACGGCATTAGAGGTAGATTACAGGAATATCTTAATGGCACCATCTCTCCTGATTTTATTAGAGATGCTGTATTTGAGATAAATCCTCTGATTAATGACGGTTTTGTTATTACTTCATTAGAACAATATACAAAAGCTAAAGTAGGAAAATTACCTAATTAGCTATCTGATACTGAGCTTGCAAAACTGACTGAAGAGTTTAAGAACTACATGAACAGTGATGGTAAATAGTATACACATACTGCTGCTGCAGCTTACTAGAATATGATGGAATTAGGTTCTCCTATAGTGTAGTAGTATTAGGAATCAATTAAATAGGCTAATACCAACAATAATGCTCAATTTATATAGGATTTTAACCAGTTTATTACTAATTATTTAATTAAATTAGATAGTATTGATACTTCTGACTAGGAAGCGTATCAGACTAGAGCTTAGTTGTTAAATGATTCTCTAGCTTATGGAGTACTTAGATAGATGGCTCAACCTTATTTAAGTGAAGATTAGAGAAATCGTTTATAGAGTATTGCTGATAGTACAGAGACTGATCCAAATGTTATTGCGCAATTAAATCAGGAAGCTAATAATATTCTTATAGAAACTATCTCAACTAATGTCGATAATTTAGTTAAACCAGTACTATAGTAGGGATTTATACATCCTGAAGCTAGAAAGGCTTTGTCTTAGGGATTATCTAAATTAAAGGATTTAATTGTAACTAAAGCTGATAATGACTTTATGGGGGTTTACCCGGGACATCCTGATTATGAAGAAGCAAAAAAACGTCGCAAAGAGTCTGTTGAGAATATCCATCAAATTGATGATTTACAAGAATAGATTGAAAAATTACCAACTACTCCTGCTTTAGAGTTTATTGATAAATTCAAAATAGGAGCTACTAATTCTTAGTTAAAGTTTTCAGACCATTGGTAGCAAACTATGGATTTATTAGATAACAATAAGGATGACATGTCTGAATTTGGAACTGATGAAGTATGGGAAGCTAATAATCAAGAGGCGCTTAGACTAGCTAAAGCCTTTAGGTCAGTACTTAATGGTATGAAAGTTGATAATGCAGATATAAATAACCCAACAGGTTATTCTAGAATGCTTAATTTAGTATATTAGAAATCTGCACAGAAAAATTATGTACCTTTAGCAGAAATAAGTACTTAGGAAGCTAATATGATGCTAGAAGATGTCAGCAAAATTATAGCTAGACTAGAATTTGCTGATACCTTAACTAAAATGAATAGAGGCCAGAAGCTTAAAGAGTAGAATAAGGTAGCTGCTAGAAAAAATCAATTATTATATAATGGTACAAAAAGACTTATTGACACTTTATCAGACTCTGATTGGAAAGATACTAGTATAGCTGATTTAAAAAATACTTTTAATAATATTACTACAGAAGTTAAAGATGCTTTAGAAGGCGAGGGAGTTAAATAGAGTAAAGAAACTAGAGCTGCAGTAGAAAAATATATGATGCAGTTAGATAATGCTATATATGATTTCTTTCAAGCTAATAAGGATTCTAAAGGGGAATTAAGCGTTGAGAAAATAGGAAAGTTATTAAAGAAATTTGCAGGCAATGCAGGATTCTTTTAGAAAACTAATAACATACTTAATGAATCTACTAAATCTCTCAGTGATAACTCTTATATTTGGTATTTAGCATCTAGAGCAGCAGTTAAGGCATCTGATTTTTATGGTTCCTATAAGAAGGCAGTAAATGACAAAGTTGCTCCTATTGCTAGTTAGGAACTTGCAACTTATTTAGGAGTAGCAGCTATAGCTAATATGAATACTCTTAACAAGTTTGTAGATGCATATAGAAATACTGTTGTTTAGGAATTTAATAATTTATCTGAAAAAGAGAGAACTGACTTATTAAACCAGTTTGATAATAGTGGTGAGGCATATTCTAAGGATTTACTTAAGTACTTCGGGGCACATGATGTTCTTCCTCAATATAAGAATATGATATTTATAGAAGGTATTGCTGGAAGTGGTAAAAGTAAAGCAGTATTTAGAAATGTAATTAATACTATAAATCATATTAATCCAGAATACTTAAAAAATGCTTATTATGTACATGAGACTAGTGATTCTGCATAGAAAGCGGCTGAAGACCTAGAATTACAAGGATAGACTTTTGGACGAGTTGATTTTTTAAAACATTTATCTTCTGAATGGAAAGATATTAGAGATAATAGTAAAGACAGAAAGAATTACTTATATAAAGATTCATATAAATTTGATCCATTTACAGGTAAATTAGAGAATACCTGGAAATTAAATAAAATAGCTGATGCTCCTAAGGTAATCTTTATAGATGAGATTTCTCACTATAATTAGTAGGAGGTCAGTATGATAGAATAGTGGGCAAAAGAACATGGAACTATTGTACTTACTGCTGGTGACTTTGATTAGGATACATCTATTGCCTTTATAGATGATGTTAAATATAAAGGAAATCCTGTAAGTGTAACTTTAAATAGAAATAATTTTATAAGAAGTCCTAAGTTGGGGGTATCTTTACGTACTTTAAATAAATAGCTTACTAATTGTACTAAAATGATGTAGTTAGCTATTTAGAATCTAAATGATGGTAAAGATGTGGATTTAAATTTCACTTATCTAGATAACGATCCAGAGCACTTAGGTCTGTTTGGTGTAAAAATAGCTAAGCCAGTTAATGTCTTAAAAGGTTTAAGCAAAGAGGAACTTGATAGAATTGTTCCTACTATAGATTTGATGGTATCTACTTCAGGTGATGAGAAAATAGGATATATTTATCATGATACTAATACTGAATTATATAAGTTATTAACTACTAAATATAAGGATAAAATAATACCATATAAAGATTCTGATGCTTAGGGTCTGGAAGGTAAATATTATATAGTAGAGAATGATATTCATTCTAATGTACCTGATTCTGTCTATTTAAGATCTTTGTATACAGGTATAACAAGAGCTTCACAGGGAGTTTTAGCCATAACACCAACCACTACTAAAGGTATTAGAACTATAGGAACATCCTAGGATAAGAGATTTTAGTTAGAGACCATAGGCGCTGAAGCTATTAAACATGCTTCCAAAGAAAGATTAGAATAGTTAGAAGATATGGTTGATGATAATAATGCCATAACTAAATTAGAAGCACCTACTAATACACCTACTCCTACTAAGCCCCAAGTTTCAGGTGGTTTACTTCCAATTTTAGCACCTGCAAGTGTTCCTCCAGCTAATACTGCAACTAGTTAGGCTGATGCTAATATAGAAGTTGAGAATTTTAAAAAGCTTATATATAATCTTGATGGCACTACAAATTCAATAGCTAAGAAATTAGATCAGGAATTTGATATAATAAGTGTTGAAGCTAAAGAGGATAATGGTAATTGGATTCCTACTGTTAAGTTAAAGAATGGGGATGATGAGTTTGGTGTTCCTTTAGTAGATTTCAATAAAGAATATACTTTATAGAAGAAGGATGATAAAACAACTGTTCCTCTTTACACAGTTGGACAAACATTTTTATTGCAAACAGGTCCTACAGACACTTAGATAACTATTGATGAAGTCTTATCTGGAGAACCACTTACATATAAGGTACACGATAAAGAGGGTAAATCCTTTGAAATAACATAGGAATCTATTTAGAAATTGTATAAGGGAGAAGTCCCTACTGAACCTATAACTCCATAGATTACTACCATAACTACTGGAATGGAAAATACTTCAGAAGAGGAATATGAATCTGCAATATCTCAATCTAATATAGAAGACACTGTTGAGACTCCTAAATCAGTAGGCACTCTATATACTATGAATACTTACTTACCAGGTATGAAAAATGACAATGGTAAAGCTGTATTTGATGATGATTCTCCAGAAAGTCAAGCTAGACATGATGCACGTATTGATGGATTTGTAGGTTTATCGAGAATACTAAAGACTGATGATTGGAAGGAGTTAGATGACTACTTTGCCTACTGTAGAAACGCTCTATTTACAAGTGAAAGGAATGCTGATGCAGCTAAATATTTAGCTAATATTTTAGGATTAACAGGTAATGTTAATATTAGATATGCCTTAAAAAGTTCTGCAGGTAGAATTAATTCTTCAGACCCTCGCTATTATAGATATGATTAGGGAGAAAATGAAAAATGCGAGTATTTACATTCTGATAGTAAGGATGCAAACGATGCTATGAGAAAAAAGGTGGTAGCCATCTTATTTAATGATGGAAAGCCAGTTCTTGAAATCCCAGTAGCATCTTTAAATTCACCTATTTCACTAATTTATTATACAGATGAAGAAGGCAATTTATTACATCCTGATTTAAATAAAGCTTATACAGATGCATTAATTAAGTATTAGGGTAACAAGAATTAGAGTGATTTAGCAGTATAGGAAGTAATTAATTAGTTTGATAAGAAGGGAATAGATTAGGATATAATTGACTTATTTAAAGTGTATAGATTTACAGGAAATGGAATTTTCTTTTTTGATGAATCATTTAATCTGGCTGAATAGTCTCCTACAGGAATTATACTTACCGGAGAAAAAGGTAAGTTACAATAGAATGGTAGTTATTAGACTTCTAATAAATTTATAGATGTGTCAGAGTTAGCTAAGAACCCTTAGTTTAGGGTATCCAAAATATTGACATCTAGGAATGGGTTAGTTAATGGAACACATGCTGTAAACCCAGGTCATTCTTTCATTCTAGTTGGTAATCCTAAGGAATTTGCAGGAACTACTGATTTAGTTAATTAGTATGAAAGACAAATAGCAGACCCTAAGGCACCTAAAAAAGTATCTTTATATTATGTAATGCCTCCTAAGACTACAGTATCTGCTTGGCTTACTAATTAGCATAATTTATATTTAAATACCTTGGGATAGAACAAATAGGTATATAATATAGGTAATGACTTCACAGGATATAGAGTATTAGACTGCTTAGATAAACAAGGTCTTTTAGATTCTATACCATCTATAGGAAGTACTGCACAAGGCTATAAGTCGGGACAAGATGTATTAGATTCTATTAAAACAATACTCTCTAATGTTAGAGCTATAGAAAGTAAATGGAAAGGTGATTTAGCTTTAGATAACTCTAATCAGATAGAGGGTAGAGGTGAGGAAGAATACTATTAGATGCTAATTAACTAGGGAATGAAAGAACCTGATGCTAGACGAGTAATGTCTATCAAAGAAGTTAATTAGTATCTTAGACAACCTAGTTCATTATTATTTTAGGAAGGACGTACCAATAATTAGGTTCTTAATGCTTACTTAACTTGTATGGTTTGGAATAGGACTAAGGCTATCGGTTAGAAGGAAGTTATTACATATCACCCTGAAGTGCTTGATTAGATATAGTAGGCGTGTGAAAATGCAGAGGAACCTTTAAAAGACATATTCTATAAAACTCAATATACAGATAAAGCTCATGGTTCGTTCCTTGAAATATAGTAGAGAGCTAATTGGTAGCTAGAAGGCATAAACGGAGATGCAGCATTTAGAATTAATGCTCGTATCGACACAACTAATTTTACATCAGATGAACTTCCAATAGCTAGAATTGCTGGAGAAATAGAATAGAAAGCCATAAGAACTAAAGATGGCAGGGAAGTAAAAGTATGGAGTATGACTCCAGATGCTAAATAGAAATATGAGGCAGTTTATTTAGACTAGAAAAAATTAGAAAATAAACCAGACCCTATTGATGAGTATGCTCCTTATATGCAAAAAATAGGAATATCTGAAAAAGAATTAGCTAACATAATAGCCTTAAACCATGGAGACAAATCTGCTATACAAAGAGATATAGCTAGGTGGTTTAATTCTTAGGATGTTCATAATTTTGGATTCACATATAATGGCAATATTTATTTATTTAATAATTCTGAATATTCATTAATTTCTAGACCTACAAGCTTAGCTACCACAGATAACTTAGTTTTAAAGGGAGTAGATAATAATGGAGAACATGATATAACAATCACCTTCAATGTAGATGGTAATGGTAATATTACATCTATGTAGGGTAATGTAACTACTTTTAAATAGGTAAGTGCTGGACGTTAGATTCCTGATTATATGGAGAGTATGGAAGAGCAATTAAAGGATAAGAGGTCTTCGTGGGAATACTATAGGGATGATATTCAAAGGGAAGACCATGGAATAACTTATATAACAGGTATTCCCTATCAATCAACTATAGAACCTTCCATAAACTTAGCTGTTGATTCTGGTGTACTGCCTAAAAAGTATGCAAAGTATTTAAATAAAGATAGACCTGGCTCAATAGCCTTAGAGGACTTGCAAGAGATAATTGATATATTTAAGAAAAAAGGTATTAATAGTCCTACGAATTTGCTATCTTATATTAAAAATGATGGAATTACTGTATCTAAGGAAGAATGGGAAGAAGCTTAGAATGGTATTAGGGATTCTATACCTCCACTATTAGCTAGAAATAGTGTCTTTTTAAGAGAGTATGACAAATCTATTTCAGCTCAAGGTAAACGAGATCTAAAACGTAGTTTAGGGACTGCGAAAAAATTCCTATCCACAGTTAAAAAGAAAGGAGACAAGGTTAAAGAAGAAGCTTGGGAAAAAGTGATTTCTATAGTAGAATCAATAACGTCTTCATCTACTCCTACTATATCATTAGAAAATGAAGATACTGTTATTTAGAATGGTAAAAGATATACAATAATTGATAAAGAAAACTTAATTGGAGAAGATGAGGTTACTAAAGAATAGGTAACTTTAACTACAGATAATTTAATTAAAGAGGAAACTTAGTGTATTCCTGTTAAATTTAATATGATTTAAAATGGCAAAATGTTCACTTAAAAAATCACCTAATGGAGCGTTTGGTGGTTACAGTTAGGAATCTATAGAAGAATTAGAAGACTTTGTAACCACGGCTTTTAATGAAGCTCTTATGAATGCTGGAGATGGATCAAACGGAGGTTTAATTAAAAAAGCAGTTCGAGATGCATTACATAAAATTGGTGATTAGTATTCTATGAATTAGTTAGATAAAATAGCAGAAATTACATAGAAGTTAATTGATAATTCAGAAGATTTAGTATTTTTGAATGAGTACATACCAATAGAGGGTATAAAGAATGCAATAAATCCTAAATATAGATAGACTGTAAAAGAATCAAACTCTTCTCTGGGAGAACCAGAGGAGGGTGAGACTCTTGCCAAGAAGTCTCAATTCTTAGATGATGTATGGGGCACTAATGTACGATTAAAGAACGCCTATAAACAAGAAGTAACTAATTAGTTAATTAATAAGTTTATTATAGATAGAGAGCATGGTGTAATTGTAAAAAATGCCGGGGACGCTAACCGAAATATTCGGGACTATAAGAATAAATTATGGGGAGATATTAAAGAGTATTTAATTGGAAAAGGCTCATTAGATGAGTTTACTCCAGATATTTATGAAGATGGAGAATATACTGGCGTCTTTGAAGATGAAGAGGTCAGAAAAGCAATAAGAATTTTTGGTTCTTGGGATGCTCAGAAGATACAATCTGATAGAGATACTGATGATTATAAAATATTTAAGAAATGGTTTACTCTAAAGAACTTTGACAACTTTACTAGAATGTTGCTAGGTAAAGCTATTATTATTAAACCCGGAACTGAAAATACATTTAGTAATGAAGATAATTACTCCTTTGCTACCAAAAATGATGCGGTAATAACAAGCTGGAGAACTAATGAAGATGTTGTACTAGAATAGGAAATTGGAGCATTAGCACAATCCTTAATTAATTCTACACCATATTATTAGTATAGAAATGATGCAGAAACAGGCTAGTATATAAAGTTCTCTGATTTCTATTAGATTATAACTAAATTAAAGGAGTCTGTTTATAATCCTGTAACTTCTGATATTACATTTAGGAGATTAGATAATAGATATTAGAATTTATTTAATTCAGGTTTACTTACTCAGCATGAATTAGATCTTATACAAGGTAAATCTTTAAAAGATTTAATATGTAGTATTAGAGAAAATCCTGCATTATATAGTAAACTATTATTTACAGCTATAATTAATGATAAAGATACCCTAGTGAGATTAAATTTCACAGATGAAGATTTAAATAAAATGTACTCTTTATATAAGGGTATATTTGCTCCTAAGGATAAGTCTATTCAGGCTATTTAGGCTAAAGAAGATTATAGAGCTTAGAACTACTATAACTTAATAACTTAGGTAGTTGATTCTATCAATTCTGTAAAATTCCTATAGTATAATATTGAAGATGGAGTAGTAAAAACAAGACTCTTAAAAGATTATTCTGCTGAAAACGTAAGAAGATCTATAGAGAATAATATAGCATATACTAATTCTTCTCATATTTTATCTTCTTTATTTAAAGAAAGAGAAGTTAAATTATATAATATATAGACATTAGCTGATAAGGCTAACACTTTCTCAGGAATTACATGTACTATTCCTGACATTGGTATAATTGTAGAGGTCAATGAATTGGGAAATTACATTTCTTACAGAGATGAGTTTGGCAAGCTTTTAAGTTCAGAGGAAATAGAAAGGTTAATCGATAATCCGAAAGTAGAATCTCTATGGCAATTTATTGATGATAACTTATCTATTGGAGTTTCTTATGATACAGATTTGAGAAAAGCTCTTAAAATGTATTTAGGGAATCGTACTATATAGGATTTATTAAAATTAACTTCTACAGTACTTCTTAATAAATATATAGCTAATGTAAAAGGAGAAAGAAGTCATGGTAAAGCTGCATTAAATGACTTATTTGATAATATATATAAGGGCTATCCCAATAAACCTAAATATAATTCTGAATTAATGGAAATGGGATTATATAGCGATGCTATGACTCCTATTCTTGATAATATATCTAAAGCTAAAGCACTCACTTCTGGTATTATGTAGTCTGCTTCAGTTAAAGATGCTGATGGTAAAACATTATCACAATAGACCCTTAGTCGTTTATTAGGTAACTTAATTCCTTAGTATAATTGGATTAAATCTTATAATTGGATAGGTAATAATAAGATTAATCCATTCTCTAAGATGTCCCTTATGTAGCCTGGTGTGTTTAGAGGCATATATACTACAAGAGAGGTTAAGTCTCCTTATGGAAATAAACCTCAAACATAGTTTACAGTATCTGAGTTTAGTTAGAGTGCCTTTCTATATGATTTCGTTGATGGTTTTACTACTAAAAAGGATGTTCGAGGAGATGTAGTTATTGGTAATGGAAAAGTAGGATTACTACCATCTGTAAACTCTGATAAAAATACTATTAACAGAATGTGTGTAGATTTGATGTAGAAAGTTGATTCTAAGCATCCGGAACTTAATGGTAAACAATTTATAGACCTTGATTCTAAAGAATTACAAACATTAACTAGTGAACAACTTGGACACTATTTCAAAGCAGTTAATTAGAATATACAAAAAGATTTTGATAAGTTATTTAATTGGATAAACGGTAAGTATCATTTAGCTATATATAGTTTAGAAGACATTAATAGTCGTTATAGTAATCCTGCTGATTAGTTATATCAATGGGTAAAAGAGTACAATGACACCCACAATAATGTTATATAGTTAATTGATTAGACTCACTATTCTATTGATAAAAAAACTAAGAGACTTAAATCCAATATGCTTTTAAAAGGATTAGAGACTAGATTTTCTGACCCTAGTAAGCTAGCTAAATTTATGCAGTGGAAGGAGACAGAAGTTTTAAAATCCTTATTAGATGAAAATGTAGAAATTCGTCTTATTGACGGTACCAACTCTTCTGCTAAGACCTATTTAAAAGACAATTATAAAGATTGGGTTCATAATGGTAAAATGGTATTTGCTAAGGTTAACGGTAAGGATATATTAACTAAATAGGATTTAATTAATCTAGGACTGGATATTAATGATCCACATTCTTGGAATATAGAATTACATCCTATGCTTAGTAAGTATAATGCGTTAGACTATTTCTTTACTTCTCAATATATGTATGCAGGAGTAGGATGTCATACTAATCATCCTTCTAAGGCAGATTATAATGTCCCTATTATTTATAAGCATCCAAAATTAGGTTTATCTACATTCTTATAGAATAATCCTCAAGCTGCAAACTATCTCATGGATTTTGATGACTTCTTTAATGAAAAAAGAGATGCATTTATTGAAGCCCAAACTCATGTAGAAAAATCTATCCCATTCTCTGATGATGAAGGCTATGTTTACTATGACACTAATCCAGAATGGACAAAAGCTAAAGAAAATTATTTAATATAGAATTAGAATAATCCAGAATTTTAGGATTTTGTAAAGAAAGCATGGAATGAAGCTAAACTTATAGCTAAGGAATAGAATAAAATTTTATTAAATTCTAGTTCTATTGTATTAAAGATGTTCCCACAGGACTTTAGTAAAGTATTAACCATGTCCTAGGAAGAAGCAGTAGCACGTGGTATGGATCCAGATTGGAAAAATACAATTGATACTGCTTTAAATGGTTTAATAGTACCTAAAATAGAATTCAAATCAGGTGAATATTTTGACAAAGCATTTAGCTCTTATTTAACTAAAGAAATGGATAAACTTCTTCAAAATGAAACTGAAGATGAAGCATCTCGTTTTGCAGCATAGCATAAGAGAAATGTATCTTATACAGCAGCCATGCATGAGTTTCAATTAAATCAAATAGATGGTGTGCCTTCTGTCTATAATATGGCAATTATGTCAGATTTGAAGTCTGATGTGTATACAGTATAGGCAGATGTGGATAAAGCTACTAATTTTGATGGTGCTACCTTTGTAAATCCATTTATAGTTATTTGGGAGAACAACTCCCTTAATGGAGATAAAGCAGGTATAAATAAAAAGCAATTTGTACACTTTTATGATAGAGCCACTGGTACAGGAGGTATTATTAAAACTGCAGGATTTGGTTTAACTAATGACAAAATAAGACAGTTTGACTTCTACCGTAATATGATGTATAATATGACCGGTAAGAAATGGAAAAATGCTGATGGTTCTCAATATATTATGCGTGATGGAGGTATTCTTAAAGACTTTGAAGACAACGACATTGACTATGGTGATTTCTACTATAGAAAAGGGGCTAAATTTTATAAGAGACGTATTTAGTCCTATGATGGAAATAACACTTATTCTATATTAGAGCAAGAAGTTGATGAAAATGGAGAAGCAAAGGGTAATGAGAATACTATTCAAGTATAGGTAAATTCTAACTATGATGTGTGGCAAATGTTTGGAGGTATGAATTCTGTAGACTTCTTAGATGGAACTCTTCAAGGTTCTGAAAAGTCTATAGAAATGACTGCACATGCTGCCAATATTTATGGAACTAAAAAAGAGGGTGTTATCAGAGCGCAGACAGCAGATGACATTATCTAGCCTATGAAGCATTCTGATATACATTATATGCCTACTATAGGTGCTGTTAAACACGGTGCTGCAAACATAAATCCAGTCTCTTCTTTCTTTAGTAGAAATGGTCTAAGTTTTATGTAGGTAGAAGTGAGATAGGCTGGTATTTAGCTTGATAAGGAACATCAAGCTGATAATGAAGACTTGTCTCTTATGACTTAGGTTATTTCAGCTGCTTGTTCTATGGGATACACTAAGGGAGAGGCTACTAATCTATATAATGCTTTATATAGTCTATCTAAATAGGCTACTAAGGCATTTAGAGACGAAATGGGAGACCTATTAAATGGATTCTCTGATAGCTTTAATGCTGCGGTAACAGAAACTATTATGAAGTCTTTGATTAATGCTTCAGCTACAGACGGTGATATGCTATAGTTAGTAGCAAAGAATATTATAAAGAAAATAAATGCTGAAAAATAGTTTTCTATCAATAAAACTAACTACGCTGACATTGATAAAGAAATTCCTTATAGTGATGCTGCTGTTTCTGCTAAGGTAGTTAGTTCTTTAACCGCTGCATTAACTAAAGCTGGAATTAAAACTAAAATGCCTGGTCTTTTAGCAGTATTAAATCCAGCTGAAGGTATTATAAAAATGTATAAAGTGCCAGCCAAAGACAAAGATGGCAATATTCTATTAAATGAAGATGGTTCTACTGTATATAAATATGTAACTATGGATGCCATAGAAAAAGAGTATGATACAGAGAATGCTTTTGAAATAATGGAATAGTTACAAGCAGAAACAGGACCACTTAGTTATAATACTGATGAAACTGGATTAATAACTAGTATGCCTGATGTCAAAATAGGACGTAAATACTTAGTTACTTTCTCAGATGGGGTCAACAAATCTACTAAGGTTGTAAATGTGACATTACCTCATAGAGTGGAGTCTGATACTAGTACTGTATTTTATAATAATGTTCCATATCAAGAATAGACTATGGGATATAGAAAGCTTATAGACTATTTAAATGGAGTAGTTAATGAGGAAACTGGAGTTACTAACCAAATTACAGAAGTTAAGGAGTTTTTAATAGGAGGTCAGGACTTAGATAGTTATGATGTAAAATTTTAGGATTCTTTAGGTAATAGATGGCAAATGTCTGATTTAGATATTGTACAAGATTATTTTGAAGCAAGAGAATCTAAAGACCCCAGAAGAAAAGTATTAGAAATATTATCTAAGTATGATAAAGACTGGGAATTAAAAGCTGCTATAATTAAGGAATTTAATGAGTCTAATAATTCAAATAAAGTTAAGATTGTCAATGATTTAAATGATAATTTTAATGGAATTTTCTTAACTGAAACTCCTATGTATAAAGAGTTCTTTTAGAAGTATGCATTAAAATTCTTAAATAGAGAAATGCAACGACAGTTGACCGCTTTAAATCCTGAAAATACAGAGCCTTTAAATGTATTAATTAATAATAAAGTAGTTACTGTATAGCCTTCTACTATTGATATAACTAGTTATGGAACAGTAATACCTAAGACAGCTGCTTCCTCTTTTGGTCTTAATTAGTATGACTAGGTTAGTGATATTGTTAACAATCCTGATTTCTTCTTAGATAGATTAGCTAAGAGACTTAATACTAAAGTTTAGGATTATTATAAGGATGGATAGTTAGTATATAATTACCACTTGGAGCTAAAAAGAAATGATGGTAATCATGTTTATATAAGAAGAGGGATTGATAATTCTGACTTCGCCAATGAAATTTAGTGGTTTAGGTATGTTGATTCTGATGGACATGTATTTAGAGTAAACAGTGATGGAAATATTATGCATCCAATGTATAGTGAGAATGATAAAATATATACTGACTATGATGGAAATGAAATAATAGTTACTGAAGCTAAAGATACTTGGAAAGATTCTAAAGGCAATGAAGTAAAGAATCCTGATATAAAGAAAATTCGAGGCATCACCATTGATTAGAAGACTGGAGAAGAAATCCATTTAGATTCTCCATTTACCTTTTACTTAGATAACCTTAATTATAACTTTGTAAATTTAAATGCAAATTGCTCAGAAGCTGAACTATTAAATTTATTAGATGCAGCCAGAAGTAGCAAATCTAAAAAGGCTAATAATTTTGTAAAGAGACTTGCTAAAATAGGTAATTATGATAAATAGGTGGACTATTTAGATAAACTTACTAAGTATGAAGATTTAATAAAAGGAGATACTAAAAATCCAGCATATTTAGCCTTACAAAAGGAATCTAGATAGATATGGACTTCTTTTATGAAATATCTTGAAAATGTAGCAGCACGTATCCCTGCTTAGTCTTAGTAGTCTTTCATGGCTCAAAGAGTAGCTATGTTTGAGAATACAGATACAAATAATGCTTATGTAAGTAAATTCTAGTTCTTCTTACAGGGAAGTGACTTGGATATTGATGCGGTATCTATACAAACATTTGATATAAATAGCAACGGTATTTATGAAACTTATTCTCCGTATGCTAATCTGGATTCACCAGCACTTCTTAAAGTTTCTGAAAAATACTTACCGTTCCCAACTGGAGATAGGATAAAAGTTGAAGAAATTCATGATCCAACTATAACTACTATGCACTAGTTAATAGCTAAATAGCATTATGATGGTAAAAGATTATTTGGATTAGCTAATAAACTTAATTAGTAGGATGCTTTATTCTTAATAAACTATACTAGAAATAAGGATGTAATCGTAGAGGTAAATACTAACAGTGAATAGAATATAAAAGATTTAGCTGATATTCTTGAGTCTATTAATTCAGGGGATTGGTATTCTTACGAAGATGATATATCTAATACTAGAGCCTTAACAACTTTATTATTTCCAGATAATGAAATGGTATTGGATGTAGATTTATATGATAAAATAGAAAATGGTATAATTGAGGCTTTAGATAAGCATAATACTTATTTAAAGAATAATTCTAAAGCTAAGAATGATAGAATATTAAAGAATTTTGCTGTAACTTCACTATTAAATATTATTAAAAATCCAGTTAATCTTAGAGAGGCTTAGTCTTCTGTAGATGTTATGACATCAACTGCTAAGAACTTAACTAAGGCTTCTCCTAAAAATGCAGTACAAAAAACCTTTACTCCAGGTAATGTATTTAATAAAATCTAGAGTATCAATGAGAATATGGTTGGTAAAGATGGTATTGCTATCTGTGCGACAGGTCTTAAATCTTTCTTTGCATTAACTCATATGTATAATACAGTATTAAATGATGAAAACACTAGTAATTAGGAAAAAGAAGCTTTAATGTGTAAGGTAACAATTGGAGGTAAAACATATAGAGGACTCGCTAACGTAAATGCTAATTAGGAGTTAATAGAAAGTTTAGCAGATGCCGAGAATGGTAATTTTACTACTTTACAGAATTACTTATTAGCTCAAGAATGGGAATCTGATGCTGCTAATGAAGCTTCTGCTCTTCTGTCTCTTTCAACTGATAATGCTAAGGAGTTAGCTTTAGCTAAATTAAATGCAGGTACTCAGACTTTGGGTATGTATTTATATGGGTTATCTCTTGGAGTTCCAGTAGACACTTTGTTTAAAATAATGACTTCTCCATTTGCTTTTAGATTAGTAGAATTAGCAAAAGGTGATACATTTAGTGGTAATAGTGGTTGTGGAACTATAATTGGTACTCTAGACTACTTACATAAAGACCCACTAGAATAGCTTTCTAGATTTAATACATTTGATTTATCTACATATAACGAAGGTAAACCAAAAGATTAGAAAATATTAGGTCCAGCTGATTTTGCTTGGTAGTTATTGTAGAATAGTATAGCAGATGATTATAATGAAAAATTACCACTTCTTAGATAGTTAGCTTATAAAGGTAATGCTATTTAGTTAATTGAAGATTTAAGGTCTAAAGTTAATTAGATTAGTAGTGTTATCTAGACAAAAGATGAATTTAATCTCTATTCAACCTTATATAATCAAGCACTAGACTTTATGGAATAGTATATTGCTGATGTCTAGCTAGAGTTAGATAGTGGAAGTTACGATACTGTATACGGAAAATCCATAATAGCTACAGACTTAGAAACTCTTGCTCTTGGTGCTGATGAATATAAAGAAATAGGTAAAATTCTTAGACTTAATCAAGAAGTAAAGACTAATGCTTTAGATTTACAAAACTAGGTAGCTAATATTGAAGAAGTTATAACTAGAAGACTCAGACAATTAGCTAGAGTTGAAAATAGGGGAAGCTACTATAGTCATGGTGCCACAAAAGATGAGTTAAAAAATCCTGATAAATATAAGATTGATTTAGAAAAGTTTTTATATGATGAAGTATACTAGTAGGAAAAAATAGCGTAGTATGATAGAATTAAACAATCTTATAATGTTTTACGTGTTCTTACTACAGATCCTTAGTATAAAGGTTATATGGAAACCTTATATATGGCTCATCAAGGTCTGTTAAATAAGTAGTTAAAGTATAGATTTACAGTAGGTAAAATTGCAGATTTTATTTAGAAAAATAAAGTTACTGGTAATTTATAGTAGTAGGTACTTAAAAATGGTAACAATTATGTTGACTATAAACTAAGACAAAATTGGATGCGAGATAGTAAAATACAGATTACTATTCCAGGCAGTACCGATAAAATGAAAACTTATGCGTTTATAGGAACCCCAAATAGTTATAGTTAGTTATACTTTGATAAAACTATACAACTGGGCACTGATATGGGAGATGCTAATTTTAAATTATGGATGGAGCAAACTCTTATTCCTAGACTTAAAGCGGACCCAACATTAAAAGATAATATATTTATATAGCATTTAAGTCCTATAGTTAACTCAAGAACTAATTTGGGTATGACTGCGGTTTATTATGGATTAAATGGAATAAACATGTTGCCTTAGTCTGACGCTGAAAGAGAAATGTTTGATATACATAAAGACGCTTTTAATAAATTAGCAACCTATGACTTGATTAGGGACGCTAAAGGTCATACTTTTGCCATAAAAGACTTATTTTATCTATATTCTTTAATATGTAATAACGGTAAATTTGGTCCTACTTCTCTACATAAAATATTTGAGGATTATCTAGATTCAGGTCTAGCCTAGAGTTATAAACACTTTATAGCAGAAAAAGATAGAGACTTAGATTTCTACCAGGATTTAGTAAAGACATGTACAGATGAATGGCTTGCACCTATGAGTTCTCCTTATGTTGGAGGTTCTAAAGTACTCAAATATAAGGATTAGAACAATGAATAGATTCTACTTTATAAAAAGAAGGAAAAGAAGTCAAAAGGTGGATATGACTATGATGTCGAGTAGGATATGGATGACATCTTTATGAATGATATGGGATTTGATCCAGAAGGTGGAAAAGACCCTATGGCAGAAATCAACAACTATGTTAAATAGGAATCTAGTGCCCTAGCTAAAAGAGACTATAGTTTCTTCTCAAATCCTGAAGTTAAATATAATACATCAGGTTTTCAAGTATTATCAACTAAATCAGAACTAATTAATTAGCATCCTATAACCTACGAAGTTAGAGATGGTAAACCTGTATTAGTAAATATAGGGGGTGATGGGGAGATTGCAAAAAAGTTTATGAAATTAATGAAAGATCGTAAGGGAATATTACCTACTAAGTAGATTCTTGGAACAGATGGATTTACTGCAGTAATTAATGAAGAATAGATTGAATCAGAATTAAATAGTATAATAAATTGTGGATAATTGTTTAATTAAAGATTTAGAATATCGGACTAAGCTATCTTAGTCTGGTATTCCTGAATCTATATTTTATCCATTTTGCAATGGATTTATGAATAAGTATGGGAGATTACCTAATCTAGATGAAATTCCAAATGTTGATTCTTCTCAACATATAATTAATAAACTGCATCTAGATAGTAATAGCTCAACATCTATAGATAATATCATGTCTTCTACTAATACATCAAGTATTGAAGAAGCTAATGTTAGTTTAAATGATACCTATAAAGATAAAGATATAAATATAATTCCTTTATATAAAGAAGCTTTAGTTGACATAAAAGATAGACCTTCCGAATATAAAACAATAGAATAGGAAAAACATAAAGTAGATAGAAATCCTAATATGCAGGGAGTATTTAATTAGTTATTTAATAAGTTAGAGAAATAGTATGGAGTACAATTACATACTATTTCAGATAAAGAACTGGCTAGTGATGAATGGTAGGGAATACCTGAAATTTAGACAGCTAATGCTTTTATTTATAATGGAGATGTATATATAAATACAGACCATGCAAAAGCCGATGCTCCTATACATGAAATGACTCATATGTTATTAGGTTCTATTAGATTTAAAAATCCTGATCTTTATTATGGAATTGTACAACAAGCCTAGGATTTTCCAACATTTAATTAGTTTATAGAACAAAACCCAAATAGAGCTATAAATGATAATATGGAAGAATTATTTGTTACAGAAATGTCTAAATATCTAGCAGGGGAATCTAGCATTATTGAATAGTTAGATGAAACCGTTATTAATGAGTTACATTATAACATGAAGAGACTATTAGATACTGCACTTATGGGTTAGTATAGTGTAAAAAGTATTCCTGATTCTAAGTTATATAGAATGTCTTTAGCTGATTTAGTAGAAACTGTAAATTCCCAGATGTTAGAAACAAGTTTTTATGGAAGCCTAGATGACGCTGCTTTGCATAGAGTATTAGCTAATACTAAGTCAGATTTAATGAAAAAAGGTGATTTAAGAGAAGATTGTGTATGAAATGTATTTATAGTTATAAAGGAAAACAGTTTTAGTCCATACAATAGTTAGATGATTTTCTATTAGAAAAACAAATATATGAAAGTAAATATGGAGATTTAGTATTCTCTATGACTGAAAAATAGTTATCTGCTTAGAATAGAATTGATAGCATCAATAAAGAAGCAGAGGAACTAAATAAAAAATATGCTGAAGCTAAGAAAAACGCGTCATTTATAGACTCAGAAGAAATATTAAAAATGACTCGTCCTTATGTAGGTGTAAGTGAGTTTTTAATGGATTAGAGAAATGATGAAGGAGAACTTTGGGTGCCTACATTTACTACTGAGTATTGGGCTAAACAATACTTAAATTGGAGTTAGGGAATTTACTCAAAGGACGAAAAAGATGCATTTTTTGATGGTGATGATTCTAAAGTATAGCCTGTAGAATTAGGAAATCAGGGGGATTGGCGTAAGGCGGATGGCTCTCTAAAGGATGATTTTGGAACTATTGAATAGAATAACTTCCGTAAAATAATGGAAGATAAGTGGAAACACTAGGCTAAGTATGGTGATGATATTCATGCCATTATGCAGAGTTATTTTGCTAGAATAGGCGAAGATTCTGATGGAAATCCTAAGTATCGATATGAATTATGGGAAGGAGATCAAGGAGCTATGCATTTAGCTAAGAGTATTAAATATATGCGTAATAAAGGAATTATTACTGATGAAATGACTGATGCTAAAATTAATAGTATATTAGAAATAGCTAGAAATTTAAGAGATTAGTTATAGAGTTAGTATGGCAAAAAATGTATATTTTATCCTGAAATTACTGTTAGTGCCAAATTGAATCATGAATATGAAGGTAGAGACGATTTAAGTGTATTAGGTCGTCTAGACTTATTAGTTATTGATGAAGATGGTATTCCTCATATTATGGATTACAAAACTTCTCCTAAAAATTACGATGACTTTGTCGAAGCTAAGAAACTTACATTTACTTACTAGTTAAGTACCTATGAAAGAATGCTTAGGAGACATGGTTTTAATACTACAGCCACAAGCTTAAATATTATACCACTTAAACTAAATAACTTTAGAAAAGAGAATGGTAAATGGACTTACGATGATGTAGTACCTGGTGGTAATTTACTAGAATCAATAACTGATAGAGCCAATAAAGATTACATAGCTAATAATCTTGATGAATACATAGAAGCTCCATTATTATTAGATGGGGATTCTAGTAAGATTACAGAGAATGTAACTGATTTAATGAAAACTTGTTTTCCTGAACATGGTAATGTAGCTACTGATGAATAGATAAAAAAGATGATTGATGGCTAGGGAGGTTTCCATGAAAATAAGGAAGCGGGTTCTTTGGAGTTTAAGCCCAAGGGATGGACTAAGACTATATCGGTAAAGTAGAAGGAAGGGGCAGAAGCTGAATTATTTAATAAGGTTAAGAAATTCTTTACAGGCTAGAGAGAACGTAGTTTAAAGAGAACTTAGGAAATTAAGAGAGCACTTAAACAAGCACAAGCTGAAGACACTAGATAGATTTAGTTACCTAATTCTATGAGTGATTGGACTAAAACAAGGCTATCTAAATATTGTAGTAAATCTTGGGAAGTAATGGAAGGTCATGCACAAGATGTTGCTGAGCAATTTGGTATGATATTTTTATATAACAAAGCTAATGATTTAGTAGAGGTAGTTAAAATTAGTTCTGCAGATTTATCTTTTTAGCATTCTTGGGGAAAAGGTAGATAGAATATTATTGGGGCAAAGGAAGCTGATTTGGGAGAAAATTCCAAGTCAGACAGTTTGATTATTAAAGCTACTAATGGTAACATAGAGCTTATGGAAGCCATGGCAGTTTTAAATAATATTCAGTTTAATAAGTCTATTTAGTTAGGAAACATAAGTGTTCTTAATCCGGTATTTGGTTAGGGAGCTGAAACTAATTCTAATAAAGAGCTGCTTTATAACTGGAGAAAACTTAGAAAAACCTTTAACATGGATGGGGAAGATTAGTTTAAATAGGATGGTACTATTAAATTATTGTCTTTAGCTGAAAGAGCCTATCTGGAGTATGCTGATATAATGGATAGAGTTAATGACAGGTGGCAAGCTCAAGAATTTAGTAAGTTTAAACCTGCTATGACTGAGTTACAAAGTTCCTTACAACCTAATAATGTAGAAGAAAGTCTTGAAGCTCTTAATTAGCTTAAAACCAAATTGGAGAAAGACTTTGGAATGAATAAGGATATTTTAACCAGGGGAGAAAATAAGGGTAAAAGTATATATTCTGAAGTATAGAATTATGACTAGCAATATACTAAGTAGATGTACCAAATAACTCTTAGAGCCATTGCTGAACTTAGTGGTTTTGATATTAGACAGGAAACAAAAGCACACAGTTCTTTCTTAGATAGTTTAAATATCTTAGAAAATGGTATGTCTGGAAATATGATAGATAACCCAGGTAACTTTGGTAATAGACTTCTTAATTAGGTAACTTAGTTAGCTCTTGATGGTTATTAGAATACTCGAGATATGTCAATTAAAAGACTTAATGCGCTATCTGAAAAAGTACGAGAGCTAAAAAGAGGTGAAAACTATGGGGCTATTAGTGAGTATGGATTTGGTAATTAGGCTTCTCTCTATAATGGTATGACTTATTATGATACTGATGGTGACTTTAAATTTAAAAATCCTTGGAAAGATAATTCCCTACCTGAACATAAAAAAGAGTTTTTAAAATGGGCATTAACCGAAATAGCTAAAAATAAACATCCTGATTGGACTCCCGAAGTTATTAAAGATAAAATAGAAGCAAATGATCCAGATTTCTTTTAGGTTCCTTTAATAAGGGCTGATGCCGCATCTAAAATTAATGCAGACGGATGGTTAGGTTGGTTAAAAAGTAAAATGAGACCTTTAATTAGCAAAGATAATGGAGCAACTTTTAAAGAGAGAATTCAAAATACTTTAAAAGATATACAATCTAAATATTTATCTGATGAAATAGATTAGTAGCAAAGTATTGACGGTGAAGTATTTAAAGTAATAAATACTATGGATTAGGGAAGTGGTCCTGGCAGATTAGACTTAATTAAACATCTACAAGGAAAATACGGATCTAATTGTTTTGAAACGGATATAGAAAAAATATTAGGTGCTCATATGATGGCATATGCTACTCAACAAGCCATGGAAGATAGAATGCCTTTAATTAAAGCAGCTTATATATCCTTAGCAGTAATGGGTAATAACTAGGGGGTAGACTATTCTTCTGATGAGAAATATATTAAAGAATATGTTCAAAATAAAATAAATAAATTAGCAATAGATAATCCTTAGTTAAGACATTTAAGGGGTGCCACTGGAATGTTACAAAAAAGTGCTTCTTGGATGGCATTAGCTTTTTCACCTTTACAAATGTCTTATTAGAGTCTGGAAGGTGTTTGGAAGGCTGCTAAATTAGTTATAACTAAACCAGATGGTAAAGAAACATTTAGTTTTTCTAATATGCGTAAGGCTATGGGTATTGTATATAAAGAATTGTTTAATTATAGTGAAACAAATTCTGTAATAGAGGGTTGTAACGCTCTTTATGGTATAAACGATATGGATGCTGCCTCATTTGCTCAAAACAATAGTACTAATAAGCATGGTCTGTTTAATTTCTTTGACAGAATTGCATATTATTGGTCTTCTCGTCCCGATTTCTATAATAGAATGTCAATATTCACAGCATAGATGCTTGAAGATGGTAGTTATGAAGCTCATTCAGTAGATGCCAATGGTAACTTAATATACAATATTAAAAAGGATAAGAGATTTGAAGCATTATTTAATAAACCAAAGGGTTCTCCTGAATATAATAAAGCAAAAGCCTTATTCTTAGCCACTGCTTAGTAGTTAGTGAGGGAAAACGCTAGAAATGCCGATGGTTCATTATACACCATAGATTTAGATAATCCAAATTTACCTAAAGCCTACTCTAATAAAGAGTCTGAATCTATGAAAGCTATTGGGGATACCATGTATGGATATTACGATAGTTCTAAGAAATCATTATGGCAATCTACATTCTTAGGAGGCCTTATGATGCAAATGCAAACATATTGGTCTGGTAAAAAGAATTAGTATCTTGCTCCTGGAGGTATTAAAGCACAGGGTAAATGGGTCTAGATGGTAAGTCCTAATGGTAAAAAGTGCTATTATTCTAAAAATGAAAATGGAGATATTGATAACTCCTCAATGCCTATAGAAGAGGGAGATCCTAGAGCTAGTGAAGTACCCTTTATGCAATGGAAGGGTAGATTTGAAGAAGGCGCTTTTATAACCTTATATGATGTACTTAAAAGAACTATGGGACATAAGGGAAATCTTAAAGCTGCTTGGAAAGAGAAGTTAGATGGAACTGACGAAGACTTATAGAAACTTTATAAGTAGAACATGAAGTTGATAGTTAGTGACTTACTCGGTATGTTACTTATTGGTTCTTTACTAGGCGGATTATTAGAAGATTTAGCTGATGAAGAAATTAAAAAGGCTAAAAAATCTGCACAGATTGGAGATGCTATGGCTGCAACAGCCTTAAGTCTAATAGCTAAGACTGTAAAAAATTCAGCTCGAGATTTTAACATGATAGACTCTTTGTTTGGCTTCGTAGGGGATTGGAATCCATTCTCTATTAGTTATGCAACTAATTAGCTAAGTAATGGTTGGAGTTTTATAACTGGAGATAAAAATTGGGTATAGACTCTATGCAATGCCTTCTCTGCAGCACGCTAGATGAGACCAATACTTAAGTGCATTAATTAGTCTTTACAAGAGGATTAAATACACTAATATGAAACCTAGAGACAATTTATCTACTAAATATCCTAGATGTCATTATAATAAATTAGGTAAAACTAAAATGACATTCGATACTACAGATTTAGCTGAGAAATATCTCAAAAAGATGCATTTAGATACTTATACTATTTATCAATGTACTTATTGTAATAAGTATCATATATCACACATAAATTAAAAAAATAGGGGCAAGCTAGCATTTGCTAACTCACCCCTATAAAGAAAAAAGGGCAAGCCAATGGATTTTACTCCACTGACCTGCCCTTAATTATTATTTATTATACCATATTACATGTGTATATTCCATATTTTTGTTGTTAACCTCATCTAATGTAAAGGAAGAAGGGGATAGCCATTTACCTGTCCAATCTCCATTCTCATTAGAATACTGTCCTTCACCGTCAGAATCTATAAACAATCCATTCTCAACACGCTCTCTAAACTCATCTCTAGTATAGAGATTTCCATTACTTAATTTCTTCATATTAATTATTTTGTAATTGTCTTATTCTCTCTTGACATATATGAATAATCTTTTCGTAGTCTTCTATTCTAGCTTCACTCTCAGTCTTTCCTTGTAATACTTTAGTTCTATATATACGTTTAACTATATCAGCATCCCAAGGATTTAATTTCCAATCTTGCCATACAGACCAAGGCTGAATTATAGACTTAGAATAGTTACTTTCTCCAATATTTTTATCTCTTACATTAGAATCATCTGGAAGTATTCCAATCTTTTGCAAATACTTAAAAAGATCAAGATTATTATTTATATATTCAGGAGTTATTAATTGCATTATTTGATATGTGCTTTATAATGAATTTTATCTAATAATTCTGCCAGATTTACAGGTGTGAAATTATTATTATCTACACCCACATCATACTGATTATCGAAATAATTCCATGGTTTATCTGGTGTACTATGCACATGACCATGTAATTGAATTATAGGACGATTAGTAGCTGGATCTGGTAGAGAACCAAAGGGAAAGTGGTTAAGAATTATAGTTTTCTTTTCCACCCTAATTACTTCTTCCCAAGATACTGTTTCGCATCTAAAAGGAGTCTCAAAACTTTTCATAATATTCAAATTATCATGATTTCCCATAATAAAGCTTATATGTCCAGTTAGACGTCTTATAAAATCGGGGATGAGTGATTTATCACCTAAAGCGAAATCTCCCAAGTGATAGACTATATCACCCTTAGAAACTACTTTATTCCAATTTTCTATTATAGTTTCATTCATTTCCTCAACAGAAGAGAATGGACGATTACAATACTTAATTATATTAGCATGATTAAAATGGGTATCTGAAGTTACCCAAATATGTTTTGCTTCTTCTTTTGTATATTTAACCATTTATAATATATTTATTTCTTGAAATAAAAGCAAATATCAGGTCTGCCAAAAACCAAGCTTGTATCTATACTACAAAGGTATTTAGTTTTACCGCCCTGTGTATTGACAACATCATAGTTGATTCCATGACCTACTCCTATTATATTTGTTATTTGTCTTTTATTCCAAATGTTTTCATAATACCCACCACCTGGATAAAAATCTATATAGATAGTTTTTTCACCCTCTCTTAATAAATATTTACCAATACATTGTGGAACCCCTGATTCTATTAGAGCTTTAATTAGAGGTCTCAAATATAATTTATTAAATCTTTTCTGATTCTCGTTATATTTATTAATTATTTGATAATCACTCCCTTTAACAGGCTTTTTATAATTAAGAATACCATTAGTTACATAAAACCCACCACGTTGAGAATCTATATCTTCTTTATCTTGAATAAAGCTATAAAATTCTTCTTTAGGATTAAATTTACTCAGATTATTACATCTAGATAGGAACTTAGAAAATACTTTATTAACTGGATATCCTACATGGCATTTTAAAAATTTTTCAATATCACCATTAAGATAGGTATAGTCATCATCGTTCCAATTATGCTTACAATACCCCCATTCTTTTAAATTTCTAGGAATAGCTGTAAAATCCTTAAACTTATATCTGGGAAATTTCTTATGAGTTCTTTTACTTTTAGTACTACTTCTTTTTAAACCGAATGTTAATGTCATAATAGTTTTATATTAATGTTCTCTGCTTTTCCTACTTTCTTATTAGGGATTTTAGTCAAGTTCTTTTAAAACAAAGCACTTAATTTCACCTTCAATTTCGTAGAATACAACATCGAGTTCATTCAGCCAGTTAAGCATCAAATGTGAATCGTCTTCACTAATTTCCTTGTATTCTTTTAACCATCCTTCTAATTCTCGAATTACATACCCATCCATTTGATCAGGGCCCCCAAAATGATAGTAACCATCAGGATTAATGAATGTAAAGCCTCCTTCAATTTCTACTAATTCATTTTTAATCTTAGTAAATAATTCACGTTCCAAAATAAACTTATTAGAGGAATACATAATTAATATTGATTTAGCTAAATCTAAATTATTCACAAATCCATACTCGTCCATACTTAATATAGTTATTAATTGATTAAAATTTTAATTAAATTCTTTTGATTATTATTCAATCTCATTGGTTTTTATTTATATAAATAAATTTCTCAATGAATTCTGTAGTACTGGCTTCATAAAACTCTGAAGAATTATTTTGATTCATATTCAGTTACGGTTACTTCCTTTGGAAATACTTCTGTTAAATCTGCATTTGCATCTACTTGGTCTTCAAAATCCCAATTCCAAGTATAATACCAATCAAAAGAATAATATTTATCTTCAATCTTTATAATAGCAGTATAATTAATATAAGACTTTTCTAAGTCAATATAATTAGTACGATATTGTGTATCTATTATTTCTATATGTGAATATAGGTTTTCTAAATAATCAAAAGCTTCCTCGGGGGTATGAGATTCTCTAAATTTATCTAATTCTTCTACCATATACTGAGGCATATAGTCTTCTATTTCATCAAATTCATCACTAATTATATAGTAATATTCGTCCAGTCTTAATTTCATAATTCTAAAAAGTCTCTAACGTCAATATAATCTATACCAAAATTCTCAGCGCACTTCTTATCAGAATCTGAAAAATCCCCTGGTTTACCAGAAGCATCTCCTATCATTATGCATTCATCTTTAGATTTCACATCCCACTGTGTAAATAGACTTTCTAACATTGCTGTATTAGGTTTTCTATAAAGATCTGTCTTATCCATAGAAGGACAATATTGCGCATCAGAACCAACAGAATTAGCAAACCTATTATTTAAATATTCACAGCAAATATCTTCTATAGCGTATAGCTTAGCTCGAAAATTATACTGTTCAAAGTCACTCTTTAAACCACCTTGATTAGTTACTATAAAGAATTTTTTAAGATTAGGTAACTTTTCTACAATTTTATTTAATACAGGAAGTTGTATTCTAAAATCAGTAATGTCTTCAGGAAATGTTTTACCTGAAATAGTCTTAATTAAAGTACCGTCCAAATCAATGAACAGTACTTTTTTAGTTTCAAAATCAATCATCTAAATATTGTTTAAGTAATACTTCATTAGTTATAGCATCCTTTTGATAACCAGTATTAAGTTCTTTCATAGCCAAGCTATAACCCTCCCAATTATCAACTCCTTCAGCCTCTAACTTTTCGGAATTTTGAATTAACATTAAGAGAACCTTCTTATCTATGAATGCTTTGTCATTTGATAAGTTAACAGAAGATAACTCACTTTTACCCCACGGTATATATTCTTCCTCTCCTTCAGAATTTTTAGGTAGCATATCTTGATAACCATCCCATAATGGACAAGTCATTCCCGCAACCCAATCTAATATATCGTGCGCTGATAAAAAACTAGTATTATCATTAACTAAATATTCAAAAACTTCAGTTACTTTATACATTTTTATTTACTAATTACTCTGATATTACTATTACCCCAAGGGCTATCTCCATACTTATGACTAGGTGCATTCTCTATATTATACCAATAAGCATCAACTCCTAAGTCTTTCTCTTTATCTACTATTTCTTGTACTGGGCAAAAATCATTTGGATTTTCTACATAGTACTCAAAAGTTTCGATAATTTTATACATTATACCAAGATACTCTTAAGATTACCTACAAATTTATTTGCCTGAGCTTTGATATTCTCGATGTCTTTAATTTCAGACTGAATCTTCTTTACTTCCTCTTCTTTTTCTGAAATCTTATCATTCATTTTAGAAATCAAGGTGACTGCTTTATCGTGAGCAGTCTGAAAAGAAGACTGAATACTATTCAACTTAGAGCTAAAAGAAAGACCAAATAAATCCTGTAATGAGTTCATATAACAATATACTTTAAAAAATAAATAATTGATCTTATTAATACTAATCTAAATATTTAATTATTCATAAGTTACTTTTATTGTATCCAGTACATAATTATGGTAATACTCCTCTAATTTAAGTATAATTTCATTTAAAAGAGTTGACTTATGATTAAATGCCCAGTTATAATTAGGAATTTCTTCTATAGGCAACCATTTAATTCCATCAACTTCATCTTTCTCTCCGCCTTCTTGAAGTTTACCAATAGGTTTTCTAAGACCTAGGATACATAAATGTCTTAAAGTAACATTACCTTTATTACACTTTTTAGGGTCAGTCTCCACGTTAATTAATGCAAAAGATTCTGAAGGAATACTAACCCCACATTCTTCAGCAACTTCTCTAGAACATGCTTCAGTGGCGGATTCTCCACCATCTAAATATCCACATGGCATATTCCATTTACCTTGGTCATCAGGTGTTCCTCTACCTCTTTTATTAATTAATACATACCATTTACCATCTTTTTCTTTAGCTAACACGACACAACTAACTGCACAATATCTACCACTCCAAATGGTTTCTCCTTTATGAGGACCATCTGGAATAGTATAAGAATAAGATTTTTCTATTTTACCTATTTGATTCATTTGCTTAAAATTAATGAAATTTTCTCGAGACATTTATCACATATATATTTCTGTTTATTAAGTGTCCAATACCGAGTATAATATTCCAGTATTCCTACTTGCTTATCTAGGTCTAGAGTAGAGCCACAGAAATCACAAGTATAACTAATGTTTTTACCCATTTACTTATAATATTTATATAATGAAGTTACATTAGGGTCTTTACCACCATCATAAATACACACAGTTTGAATGATTTTACAACCTTGACGAATTTCTTTGAGGGCTTCCTCTATTTTATTTCTAGTAGTGCCTGAATAAAAAGAATCATCAAATAAAATAAAATCATCAACGTCTATTTGATTAACTAATATTTGTGCTTTAGTATCTTCTTGTCGCAATCCTCCATTAACTAGTATTACCTGTTCAAAAGTCTTACGTAATTCATAAGGCATATAATTAAATACAGCTCTTCCGAAGGCACCTGTGAGAATTAGACCATTCCAACCAAATGTAGGAATGCCTCTATTTACCCACAGATGCTCATCATAACACCATTGAACCAACTTATCCCAGGTAGCATCAATAATACTCTTGTGTCCACGAATCATATCATCTAAGTGATTAAAGAAATCTTCACCACTAGAATGATTTTTAAGAATCTCTTCTACTTTTTTATCTAAAAAGTTCATTTTCTTTTATATTTAATTAGTTTTATAAGAGGTTTATTAAACTTAGAAAGAAATCTATCATTTATATAACTTAAAAATTTACCTAATTCATACACAGCTACAACAGAGTTTAATGCTGGACATAAAACCAAAAGTAATACACCATCTGATTCGTCAGGATAAGTTTCATCATACTCTGAATCGTATATAATATATAAAATAGCTCCTATAGCTGAAATTATATAAATAGCTAACCCAATTGTTACCATTTTTTATGAGTTTTATAAGTAATCAAATTATACAATTTTTTATTAAGATATGATAAACTAATGGGCACGAAGTCCATTATTTCTATTAAGCATGTACCACTATTTACTATGGGACAGAATACTAAAAATATAGTCCAACTATCCTCATCAAATATGGCTTGATCATATCTAATACTTAATATGGCTCCTATAATAGATATTATGTATATTATAATTAAGATAACCATTCCGCTTTAGTTAACTTAAAAAATTCTTTGTGCATTGGATTAGCTATTTCCTGAGCCATTGGGTGTGCATCTGGAGCATCTCTTCTCTTAAAGAAATTTTCCCAAGCATCTTTAAATCCACAAGAGATAAGTTCAGACTTAATGCCTAGAGGAAGTACAGAACGAGCTTGTTGAGGTGTCCAACCATTCTTTAACATTCTAAAATAGCCCCACTCAGCGTGTTGTAAAAAATCAATGTAGTTACTACCTCTAATATCCCAACAAGGTTGGATAAAGGTTAATTCATTACCAAACTTATCCTTGGAATAATTACAATAACGGGTACTTTCAGCCAAATGGGACAATCCTACATGAGTTCTGAACTCATCCATAACTCCACGGTCAAGAATCATGTGAACTGTGTATCTTTTATAATGATATTCAGTAGGCTCACAAAGATACTTCAAATCCTCTTCTAGATGATTTTCTACTATAACTCTATAATTAGTAGTGACATAATTCAATACAACACGTATATTAGGGTTATATTCTGCTTTAATAACTTGTTTACGTATTTTAGTCCAAGGATTTTCTGCATATATAAAAATATTACGTAGTGCATCTGTATCATCTCCACGTAATGTAAGGTAAACAGTGCCAAACTCAAGAGGTCTATCATGCCCTCTAGATTCTAGCATATTTACAAACTTCTCATAAGAGGTATCTGTAATCTTATTTTCACTTTTATAACTGACTCGTGCACATCTTTCAATATGCTTTTTGATTCCCACTAAAGAGAAATCTGTTTGATTAATAAATTCAAATGACTGTTTAATTAACTTCATATTAAGATTGATTATTTAATTTATACACTAATTCAGAAACAGAAGCCTTTAGACTTGTATTTTGCTTAGTCAAAGCATTTACCTCTTTCTGTAATTCGAGTATTTTAACTTTGGCTTTAGCTAAATCAAAGTCTTCTGGAACTTCAAGTTTAGACGCTTTAATCAAAGCACTCAAGTTAGTTATAGTTTGCTTCTGAGATTGTATTTTGCCCCGTAACTTAAATTCTGGATCAGTTTCATCTATCCAAGATTCTAGTTCACCAAGACGCTGCATAGCTTTACTATAATAAACTTTTCGATTAGCATCATACTTCTTAAAGTTATCAACTTTATGTTCTAAACTTTGAATTGTACTTTTTAATTTACCAACGTATATTCTAACTGGATCTAGCAGTAGAGGATTCATTGATTTTACCATAACCCTATTGTCTTTCCTACTTCATTATCTATTAAACAATACTGAGAACCATCTGACAATGTTTGAATAAACTTCTTACAATGTTCAGCAATCTCAGCTTCTTTTTTAACACCAACAATTTGTCCTGTTCTATAAGGGTCTGTTGTAGTAGATTTAGAAGCATCTATACCTACAAAAAATACAGCTTTATCTTTATAAGTGGCACACTCTTTACAAGCATGGTCAGCATATCCAATAGCCTTATTATGTAACTTCTCTACTTCTTTAGCATTTTCCTCAGTAAGCAAAGAGTTCATAATAATTCCATTGTCTGCTTCCTTACCACAAATCGGGCACAAATATTTAACTATTGAAACTCCTAATTTATCAGGCATTTCCTATAATTTCATAATTCATAAAATTTTGATCTTTATATTTAATTAAATTATCTAATTGCCAACAAGTACAAGGTTCTATTTCAGGATACATATAGCTAGGAATTATTGCTAATTCTCTAGCATTTACCCAACAATATCTTCTAGAACATCCCCAATACTTTGTTGGATTATCTTCTTTAAGCTCTAATTCTGGTGTATCATAAAATATGTGTAATTTACCTTTATGCTTTTGACCATAGTCATCATTGGGGTAATCATACGTTATATAATCAGAATCTCGAGCTATCCATAATTTTTTACTCATTTGAATAATATAGAATTGTTGGATTATCCTTATGTATATCTATATTATCTAATTTAGCTATAGCTAATTCTTGTTTAAATTGCTCTAAATCAAATCCTAGAGTAATTACATGAATACCATTTACTGTAGGAACATAATATAATATTTTATTTACATTAGGTCTACATTTTCTAACTAAATCTAAATACTTATTTATAAGACTCCAATCCTTAGTATCAAAATCTAATATCCATTTAGATTTATACTTATTACACCGTTTTCTGCCAAGAGCCCTAGATACACATTTAAATAATTTATGAGTTCCCAGTTCTATAGCCTCTAGAGCTTCCCTGATTATTTCATATTGTACTTCTTTACAATTTCTAGGGTTTATCCAAAAATAAGCTCTAGCATTAAAGGCTTTGCACAAAGTAGTAATTTCTTCTTTCTTAGATAAGAATGTTTCTTTATCAAAGAAATGATAGTCTTTAATTACGTAACCACTACTACCTACATTATTTTTTTCTTTATTTCTTTGCATTACTTGTACAAAGAAGAAATCTCCCTGGTCTGAGAGATTGTCAAACCAGGGAGCCACTGCATTAAAATTATCTATTGTCATTTAATTACCATTCAAAGGGTATTTATCCTTATAATTATTATAAAAACTTCTAATAACTCTTTCTGTAACTTGTAAATCTCTGTTTTTATCACGCTCAATACATACAGATAAAGGAGTATCAAAGAAATCCTTAAATTCTATAGCATGATTTCCATGAGCTATAACTAGAGCACGATAGTTATCTAACACTTTTTTATTTAAATTAGTGTTATCAATAACTATGTCATAACCTTTAAGTAAGGCTTCAATTAGAGCTTCTTCTTGTATGTGTTGTACAAGAGGTTCTCTCTTAGGAACCCAATACTTACCAAGCATAAGTCGAATATCATCTTGATTAATTCTAACTCTATGTTCAGGGTCTTCAAGAACCCATTGCTTAGCCCATGTAGACTTCCCACTTGCTGGAAGACCTCTTGTTATAATTAATTTACTCATCTTCTTCTACACTAATGCTTTCTGGTTCACCTTCTAATTGTACATCATCAAAGAATTCATCTGTACTAATTACTTCTCCAACTTTAGCCAATTCAATAGCCTCATCTTCTGACTTTGCTTCTACTTCATATGTAAGGTAGCTTTTACCTTTACACTTATATACCATATTTACTCAATACCTCATATTATACTGGCAAAGATTAAAAATAATATCATTAATACAACTGTAAACATACTTACAATTATACCTTTCTCATAAAAATACGCATCTTTCCAATTTTTATTCCATCCAATATTATTAGCTAATTTAATCATTAAACATTCTTTAGAATTTCAGTTATAAGTTTCTTTGTATCTTCTACTGCTTGTGCAATAGTTTCTTCATCTAAAGTAATATCTAATCCAAAATCTTCAATTAGTCTATCTATTATACGGTCCCTAAATAATTTAGGGGTTCGTGTATCTTCTTCTAGATAATCTGTAAATGCTAATTCTAAACTTCTTTTATAATAAGTTTCTTCAATTTCAACCGTTCCTTTTAATTCCATAATTATTTAATTATTAGTGAACCCAATGGTCATTTATATTTATATCTGCTCCTAAAAATACATTAGGACAGAATGGTTTACCTCCGGCTATCATACAATCAATCAACACTTTACCCACTTGTTCTTTAATTGCTGCTGGACACTCCAAGTTGAATTCATCATGAGCTGGTACACACATCTTTACCTTATCTATTAGCTTATGATCCACAATCCAATTAAATAGTTTAATAGAAGATAGTTTAAAGCACATTGCTCCTCTATTTTGTATCAATGTTTGGACTATTTCATTATCCCATAGGGATATTGGGCGCTTATAGGATATTATTGCTTCAATACTCAATCCTTAGTCTCTGAACCTTCTTACTACTTTTACTTGATTCATAAGCTTGGCTGCAGATTATTCTAATATTAGACCTTCCTGCAATTCACCCAATTTACAGTAGATAATTACTTATCTACGCCGCATACATTTTACGGTAATTAATAGATTGTTTCTCAGAAGCTGCTTTACGCTGCATATAGTGTCTTACTTCTTGTACAATCTCATCCTGTGGATTGCGTTTTCTTGCATTCTGATAATATTCCCAAAATCCGGGTTCCTGCATCTTGTTATGAGTCTCTTTTAACTCCTCGGCATCATAAATATGTGCTCTATGTCCAGTAAGGGGATTAAGTAATATATAACCATCTCTCATAACAGCTGCTCTGCAATAATCTTGATATCTTTTTATTCCTGGAAAACCTTCCATAAAATTATCATAAATTTCTTTTGCTTCTTCTACAGGAATACCATCATTTTTGGAGATAGTATTATAATCTCCTCCGTAGTTTATCGCGAATTCAATAGATTTAGCTTTTTGTCTCCAATTATGATAGAGCTCCTTTATATCCTCAATCTTAGTGTCTCTTGGAATTATATTAGGATAACTCATATAGGCTACCAAAGAATGGACATCACCACAACCATGTTCAAATAGGTCTATCATCTTCTCATCTTTAGAAACAGATGCAATAATACGAGATTCCTGACTTTGATAATCAGCAGATAACCAAGCATTACCTTCTTCAGATGTAAAACATGCTCTAGTTTCTGGATCATTCGGTAAGTTTTGAATGTTCAGTTTCCAAATACCGCCACCAGAGCTAACTCTTGCAGTATCTGTACCTATAGAATGAAAATCTGCATGTATTCTACCTGTTTTAGGATTAATTGCATTTAGCCAGTTTTGTCCATAGGTAGATACGACTTTGGCAGCTTCTTGATACTCCAAAAATATAGGAATAATTGGAAAGTCATTCTTTTGAGGTTTTAAAACATTTGCTTCAATAGACTTCTTTTTCTGTTTAGTCTTTTTGTCAAATGTTTCTACATTAATTCCAAGTAACTCAAATAGAGGTATTACTTGTTTTTGACTACTCCAATTTATCACACATTTAGGTTCCGTATCAAATCCTGTAAATAAGTCACCTTGAGTATCAATTCGTGTAAACTGATTCTTAATTACTTTCTTATAAGCATCAACCTTACCATCAGGGGTTTGTAAGTCTTCCTGAGGGAACCTTTTATATCCATCTTTAATTAGTCTCTTTACCTCAGCGGGATAATCTGCAGAATACTTTGGATATTTAAGTTCAGGATATTGAATATCATAGCCATTATGAGGATTTTCTTTATCCCAAGCTACTACCCAAGCATTTAATTCTGAAATAGCCTTATCAAGTTTAGCTTGATCTTTAGTCATTTTAGCTTTCCACTTCGTAATATCGAGATAAACTCCACAATATTTAAAGTAAGCAAGGGATTTAACAAATTCACATTCCAGCTCTACTGCGAGTTTCATGCCTTGTTTTTCTATTTCAATATCTTGTTTTTCTTTTATATCCTCTATATACGTAACATCTCCTGCAGCATAAATAACGACCTCAGTAGTTAAACCATCATTAACAATTTTACCTCGAACAGTTTTATCAATGTTAATATTTAAGTAATTCCATGCAGCTGCTTTCAAGCTCTTTTCACGCATTTGAGCTGGATACCCTAGATATAAGAGCTGTTCTACTATCATACCATCCCAAATATGCTTAGGATAGATACCCTGAACATATAAAAAGGTTAAATCAAACATTAAATTCCATCCCAGAAACAATCTGTCTGATTCTAGGTAGTTTTTAACTATTTGCTTTTCTCTTGGAGTTAGAGTAGTCCAATCAATAACTACTTGATTATCTTTATTACCTAACTGTATAGTCAATAAAGCTTTGGTATGACAGTCGAGACCCTTAGTTTCTGAATCTAACTGACATAGTTTGAGCGGCAACAGAACAGACATTGCCTGCTCCATTGTCGCTTCTATATATTTATCCGTTTGAAATAAACTTTTATTATGACTAACTAAATAAATCATTGATAATTACAAATAGTTAAATTATTTAGAACTATATCTTCATTATCAATATTTAATTTGTCTTTTATAGCTTCTTCTACAGCTTCTTTTAATTCTTCTTCATTAATAACTAAATGCCTACCTTCTTTATACTGAGGAATGGTAATATCTACAAAAGTACCTAATTCAACATTTACTTCTACAGTAATATTTCTATTATTAGGTTCATTCCAAGGTGCACTTGGGTCATTATAAGCTCCTGCTGGATAATTTTCTGTCATGCTAAATAGTCATTTAACCACTCTATTCCATATTCATCTATTACCTTTTCATCTATCTTTATAGCTTCAAGTTCTATATCCTCAAGCTGCTGTTCATACCAATCTTCAAATTGATCCTCATCATCCTCGTCTATATCTGGACTATCTAAATAGCTAAATGAGTTAACACACTCATCTCTTAATTCATTTGCATAACTCAGTTCTAATGTAGGATCTTCTTCACTTTCAATTACTTCATTTATTGAAGCATCACAAGCAACTGGATACTTAGCAATAACTAGCCACCAATTCCCATTAAGAAATTCTTCCTTAGATATCATTATATTAATTTAGATAACTGTAAATTGCATCTTTTTCTTATTTTATCTAAAGCTTTTTCTTTTATTTGTCTAACTCTTTCAGCACCAATGCCAAACATATCTCCTACTTCTTGCTTGGACATAGGATTCATTCCTATGCCAAATAACATAATAATAATATCATGTTCTCTGACAGGAAGTATATCTAGACATTTGCATAGTTCCTTATTAATAAAGCTTTTATTAACTTGTTCGTCAAGAGAAGGCTCTCCGTCCGGTATCACATCACATACTTGACTATTTTCCTCATCCCCACCAATAAAGTCATCGACACTAACTAATCTGTTAGAAAATTGTGCCAAATAGTCTATTTGCTTTTCAGGGATATTAGTTAAAGTATGTAATTCATTTGTAGTTGGATTTCTACCATTCTTTTTAATAAACTCATTAGTAGCTCTTAATATTTGAATTACTTTTAAGTGTTGAGTTACTGGCAATCTAATCTCACGACCATACCAATATATAGTAGTATAAATACATTGTTTTATCCACCAAGCAGAATAACTAAGAAATTTAACACCCCTAGTTGGATCAAATTTATTTACAGATTTACATAAACCTTCCAATCCTGAGGATATTAAATCCATAAGGGGAATACCTCTATTTTGAAACTGCTTAGCTATAGTTACTACAAATCTTAAATTAGAAGTAATTACTTTTTCTCTAGCCTTTTCATCTCCATTTTGAGCTTCAACAATTAGCTTGTTTATTTCTTCATTATCTAATATTTTATATTTAGATATATCTCGAAAATAACTCTGAAGTAGAGAGTCAGACTTGTCAGAAAAAATAATTCTTTTATTCATTAATTGTGGACTTAGCTAGTGCTTTAGCTTCATCTAATTGTTTTTCTTCCTGGGTTGGTTGATTAAGACCTATACGTATACTAAGAATAGTGAGATAAGCTTCCATTGCCTTGAGTTGAGCTATCAATAAATCTTTATTAAGATTATCTATAGAAGTCTTATCTATTTTATTAATTAAGAAATCTCTAAGCTTTGTAGTTTTAGTTTCCAATTCTTTGTACTCTGTAAGTAGTCTGTCAAACACGCTCTTTTCCATGTTAATTTTTATTTTAGTTAAAGTAGAATCTAGAACAGTAAATATCTAATATATTATCTTCTTTATTAATCGATTTCCAAATATGTAGGTTCATAACTAATATGATAGTCATTATCAAGAATAGAAACATTATATATTTCTGTATTATCCAACTTTAGATATTTATCTTTACAAGTATGTAGGTGCCCACAAAATACATATCTAGGTTTAATTCTCTGAATAGCTTCAGCTAAACTTTGACCTCCAGCATGGATAGATTCTTGACTCCATCGACTCGGAGGTAATAAATCTAAATCTCCTAAAGCGGGAGTATCGTGGGTTAACCATATATCTATATAATTTGGAACTTGACTATATAGACCTTCTAAAAATTCCTCACTGTGCATAAATGCCCAATTCCCAAACATGTGACATTGTGGAGACCCATATACCTTATAATTTTTACCATCAGGAGCTCTATAATTAGTATAATCATTAAGTAAATAAGTAAACTTAAAATCAGAAAGATACTCTAAGGCTTTCATTACTGGATATTCTGAAGCACATATAAAATCATGATTACCTGCTACCATATATACTTCTTCACAAGGCAATTCCTTAATCCAAGGTAAAAAATCTTGAAAGAACCATACAATAGATTCTACTCTATTTTTCTGTATATTCAAGGGTACAACATCTCCTGCAATTAAACATAAATCACACTTCTGTATATGGATAAGATTACCATGTAAATCAGACATTGCGCATATTTTCATATTCTATTAAATATTCAAAGAATCCATCATAAGATAAGTTATCTTTTATTGTAATAACTTCCTTTCTATTATCTACAGATTTACACCATTGGTACCTATTAACTACCTGATAAAGAGTTTTATTATTGTATACCATATCTAACATAGCTTCCCAAGTAGCTATATTTCTAGTACTAGAATCTTCATCGTCTTTAGTTATATAGTTAAAAATAAATATCAATTGCCACTTTTTAAACAAAGTAATAGAAATATAAGGGTCCCATTCATGTTCGATTCTCTCATATTTCCATTTCCAACCAACGGCGCTAAATCTAATATCTAATATTCTATTATAATATCTATCTGTTATAGGTAATCCAAAGAACCATATTTTCTTGCCACAATAAATATGACAGTTAGGTCTATGGAACCAGTCTTGGCACTTCCACCAAACATAGAATGGATTATTATATTCATTCCAATGCTTGGTAAAAGTGCATATTTTATTAATTAAATTAACCTTCATCCTCTAGATCCATTTCTGGATGTGTCTGAGACATATCTAAGAATTTGAAACATTTTAATTTCCAAGCGTGACCAATCATATCCTCCTTTTTAATAACTATACCTTCATGAGGTACCTTATTAGCACAAGAAGGTGATTTACATTCCATATAGAAACGCTTATCATTAGATAGTTTATCCAAAAACTTTTTTGTCCAGTCTTCATCCCTACTATCTAATTCAGGATATAAATCCTTAGCATATCCATAATAATATTCAGTTACAGGAGTTAGTCCTACTGATTTACAATATTGCTGTACTTCTCTTGCACTAAACTCGTGCACCTCACCATCTACATTAGTTAGTGTGATTCTATAAGGTCTTACCTTAAAATGTTTTTCTGGCTTATATATCAAATTGTCTATAATAGCGTTAGGCTGTTCACAACCATAATCATATCCCTTTTGAATATATGTGCCAGTTGGATTGTATCCCACAATCTCTGCATAAATAGTCATACCCTTTTGAATATATGGACGTAGATAATCATCAGCATACTTCCAAGTATCGCAACCATAAAATCCTGGTGTCACATTAGGATTATAATACTGGTTCTTAATTACATTCTTTGAAGCATATAGATGGTCATAAATATCGAAGTTATTACCTGTGAGCCATTTAGCTAATTTCTCTTTCCAAGTAAGTTCTTTATGACACATTACATATGCTGAAATATGGGAAGTTCCATGTATTTTCTCAGTAATACTAATTAAATCTTCAGGTTGAATTACATTAGGACATTTCTTGATAATAACTGTTTCGTAATGATATCTAAATTGAGAAGGGATGACTTTATCGAGTTCCTTCTTAACTTTACGTGTCTTTTTTGAGCCTCCTCCAGGAGTTCCCTGTGATCCTTTAACGATGAATTTCTTATTAACCCAAAATGTCTTGCCTTCATGTTCTACTGTATCAAATTCAGTTCCGTCAATTAATTCAATATCTCTATTAGTTATGGATATAAGCCAGTTAGTAAATTCTACAGCAGGTACAATAAATCCTTCTGATAATTCACCTCTTAATTTAACGGCTTTAACCTTACCATTATCTTCAAATAGACCAGTTTTATGTGGATCATTGTTTTTCTCTGACTTTCTAAATAAGTTATTATAGGATAAAAAATCAGGATTAATACAACAAGCTGTTGGGAAATATATATATAACCCTGGTTCAGCATCTATTGAAGTAATGATATTAAATCCATCAATAGTACAACACTTGAGTTTAGTTACTTCTGGATTTGAATGCTTTCTAAAAACTTTAATATTAACTACTTTAGCTAAGTAATTAATGTTACAATTTTTACTCTTGATTAGTTTCATTATTAATTAATTCTTGAGAGAACTTAATATTATCTAATGAAATAATCTCAGATACCCAAGGACACTTATCTAAGATTGCTAATCTAACCGCTTCTTTAACTTTAGATATTACTTGTTCTTTAGTTAAATTGGTATATTTACTTTTATCTACTTTGATACACCAAGGTAGGGCTGATTCAAACCCTCCTTGGTGTATTTTTATAGTAGCATCGAAATTAACAGCATATTCCTTTAGCTTAGAAACATACTTAACTTTTGGTTTCTTTTCGATAACTACTGGTGGAACAACTATTTTCTTTTTAGGCATTATGCAAATTCATCATCCGAAGCAACAGATTTGAAATATTCACACAGAAAGTTGGCATATACTTGTGATTGTGCTTCACTATAGCTATTATCGAAATAGAACTGAAAGCAATGGAGAAGTTCATGCCAAAATGTATTGGTTATTTGATCTTCTGTCAACTTCACCACAGTTTTATCTTCTAGTTCTATGGTCTTAGCTATAGTTATAGTATTAGTAGCATCACACCAATTTCCGTAATTATTATCATTTGTTTTTTCTACTAATTCTACTTTAATAGTATTTCCAGCACACTTAAACTCACTTGGCAATTGCATCAATAATTTTCATTACTTGTTCAGGAGTCATCTTACATATGTCTTCAGAATCTTCTAAATTTGCTCTGTTTTCTAGATAGTTAAGTAAATCATCCATTACATCTAAGGTGCCTATTGGTAGATGATTTTTAATAACAGAATATTCTATATCAGAGAGTTCTACTGGTTCAAATTGTAATAAATCTAAACCATATTCTCGACCTTGGTATATCTCATATTCCCAGGCTTCATTACTACCAAATCCTTTTGTAGTAAATGCACTACCTAATTTGAGTTTAGCATACATATAGATGCGATACATATTTTCATCTAATAGTTCATAGAAAGGCATATCAAATTCATCACACCAATCTACACTATAATTAATTAAATAATGTTTCATATACCTGTTTGTGCTGTATAAAAGTTAATACTTCCAGTTCCAACTATGTGAGCTTCTTCATCTACTTTATCTATATAGTACTCTACTTCACCCTCAAAATCCTCAATTATAGTAGCACACCAAGAATGCTCTTCTATCCAAGATTTCCAATCAGGGTTATATGCAAGTATCTCATCAAGTAGGAACACTCCTACAAGACCTGCATCTGCACAGAATCCTCCTATAGCTTTACCTTCATCAGGAATAGGGAGTTCGTCATCTCCATATTCCTCATCTTCGAGGTTATCATTCAGAACTCGTAGAATGCTTTCTAGAAGTTCTTTTGGTTCCTCCTCTGTTTGATAAGTAGTACAACTCCAATCCCCATAAATAGTAGATTCAGAAATATAATTATGGATACCTAATACTTCCATATTCTCTCCAAAATCACATTTACCCCAATCGTCATATTTACGAGACTCACTGAAGTAATAATTTAGAGCAGCTTTGTAAGCTAACTCTTCTGGGGTAGAGTAATCCTTAAATGGTTTACTACTTATAGACGCCGGAAGTCCAAAATCCTTTTCATTAGGACACTTAATAGGATTCTCCTTAATTATATAACATGGGTCTGTAATTACAATGGTTCCTTTAAAGTACATTAGTCTGCAAAATTTAGAGTTGCTCCTACTTGAGCATTATTTAATGTATCTAAATCATATTTATCAAATCTACCTATAGATTTGCCTTTATAAATTACCTCGTAGTGTCCTTTACCTATTAGTTTTATTTTCATATATAAGATTATTAATAAAATTACTCTAAATCAAATCGGAAGATTCTCAACTTAGGTTGAGTAGGAATACCGTCGTCTGAATAGTTAAAGAAAGTACATTCAGCTTTATGCCCTTTGTACTTAGTTTCAAAGTTCTCAACATATTCAGCCTTAATTTCCCTATTACCTACTGGCATAGCTTCAAAAGTACGTCCATCTTCTAATTCGCAAGTAAATGTCATATCTTCAGAACCTCTAAGTCCCAATTTATATCCAATTACTTTAAAATCCTCAGACTTATATTGTTTAATCTTTATAAGATTATTACAACGAGAACCTACTTTATAAGGCTTGGAAGGGTCTGTAATTACAGCCCCTTCAAATCCTGCAGAAACCCATTCATCGTGAAGTTTCTTCATATTATCCCAACCAGATACATATTCATGTCCCAAGAGTCTGATTGGTGCTTCTGATTCATCCTCACTACTTCTATAAATAGGGAAATTATGAGCCTCTGCAAATTTATCTTCTAAGAACTTATAACGTTCTGAAGCTATCATGTCAATATCTGCAGAGTTATAACAATCATATACCCAATACTGCAACCAATCACAATCATAAGCATTCTTCTCCATTCTAGCAGCTCCTGAAAGTTGCTGAAGAGTCTTACCTCTTACGAACAACTCACCATCAAGAATAACAGTAGGATTTTCTTTGAAGAAAGCGAGCAAAGAAGGGTTAGTACGCAAGTGAACTGTACTATAGTCGTAATGTTCACCACCACGGCTAGCTGTATGAATTTCTTTACCATCCCAGTAGAATAATGCCTTTACACCATCGAGTTTTCTACTAATTAGCCATTCTTTATTAAATATCTTAGGATTTGTAACCTTATCAGCTTGTTTAGCTAATTGAGGTTTAATCACACCATACTGATTGGTCTTAACATCTCCAAATATACTAAGGAGTTCATCATCAGTATATTCATTAGGATGTTTGTTAATTTCCTTATAGCCTTTATCTAAATATTTCTTAACTTCGGAGTTAAATTGTAAAGTATATTGTTCTTGCCAATTTCTCTTCTGTTTAGTTCTATCTACAATAATTTGAGGTGAGAGGGTTGTTTTTCCCCTCACCTGACCATAACTACGTTGAATTATATAACCAGCTCGTCCATCGCCAATTGAATGCCATTCTTCATCACATTCTACAACTGCAAAACGAAACTTACCAGTACTAGCGCGTCCTAAAAGATATTTAATCATTACTTACGAAACTTTTTAACAATGTTCCAAAGGTCATCTACTGTTTCTGTTGGAATTTCTGAACCATCTTCATTATAGGCTTTATTTACTTCATCACCTTCAAACAAAGCAGGTCTTTCATATATCCACCAGTTAATCCAATCTACTCCATCTTCATCGAATGTAATATCCCAAATTGATTCGGCAAGATCAGCTACAGTATCTCCTATAGGAAGTTCCCACAGATTAATACCAAAATCATCCCATCTATCGTATTCTTTATTCAATTTCAATGTGTCTTCAATAACCTTTGTGAATTGTTCCTTAGTAATCATATTAATTAATATTAAATATTAAGTATTTATCTAATAAATCTAATATCAGTTACGAACTCCAGTGTGCCCATAACCACCTTCTCCACGTTCCGTTTTATCGAGTTCATCAACTAATGTAAATTCAGCTTGTTCACATTTATAAATAATACCTTGCCCGATTTTATCCCCCTGCTGTACTGTAAATGGTTCAAATCCATTATTCTGTACAATAAGACCAATGTCTCCACGATAATCAGCATCTATAACTCCGAAAGAATTAGCCATAGTCACTCCTTTCTTGAGACCGAGACCACTTCTAGTTACAACAGCTAACATATATCCTTTTGGAATAGCCATGTGCAAACCAGTTGGAATTAAAGCACGACCACCTGGATAAATTGTAATCTCAACAATCTTTCCATTTATATTTCGTGAAAGAGAACAATTCCAAGTAAGCTTTTCCTTTACTTCAGTTACATTGGCACAAAGATCAAATCCAGCAGAGCCAGATGTTGCATATTCAGGGAGAGCATTGTTAGACTTATTAATTACAGGTACTTTCAACATTACAATAACGATTTAAAATTTCAGAAATATTATCTAAAGTGCATTCATTTGATTCACTATAAAAAGGAATCTCATGATTATTATCTTTAAATAAAGCAAATGGAGTTAATCTAGCACTATAACCACCTTTTAATCGGTATGCTTTCTTTTTCTCTAGATAATGAGACTCATTATAAGTTTTTATAGTGACACTATAAATAGTAGCCAAGTCCTCCAATTGTTTTTTAAAATCTAAAATATCATTATTATAAGCTAATTCTAAAGTCATTAATTACTTTTATGCCAAAAATAACTAGTTATATCTTTAGTTATTGATCTTCCACAAGTATTATCAATTTCCAACATTACTTGATTTGTATTAGGATTATCTAATCCTCCTCTTTCTTCTACATAAGGACCTAATTTCACATAATCAAAATACTGTAAATCAATTTCTGGAGCTAAATGATTTCTACCACTATACCAACCAACTTTTAAGTTGTACTCTGTTTTAATATATTGTGCAAGAGCATTAACACTTTTTGGCTCTATGTCTCCACCCATAAACCCTACACAAGTAATACCTTTATTTTCTGTAATTAACTTATGTAAAGTTAATTCTCCTAAAGGTTCTCCTATGTCCTCAGCAAGATAAGATGAATGGCAACCAGGACAACGGCAAGGACATTGACTAATATTGATACACAAACTAATTTCGTTAGGAAACTCTGAGAAAGTAACCATCGAATTGACATATTTAATCATTTAAATAATCATTACATTCTTCCCAGAGTTCATCTATTCCGTCTCCCCATTCTACATCTCCATGTTCTACTCCTAATGTATCTAAATATCTCAGAACAAGAGTATTTATATGCTCATAAATGAACATTCGTAAATCTTCATCAGACATTGAAGCACATTTAGAATCTAAAGACCTTACAAAGTCAATAAGTTCTCTAGCTTCTATTTCTTCATAAACATTAAGATTTATATATGCCATTCTTCAATTTTATTGGTTTCTGTGTTTAGCACAAATGGTTTACAGCAATCTAACATAGCATGCTTATCTGTAATTAAAGGTTTAGTTCTTCCTCCCCAAGAGTGTCCAAATATTTGATAATAACCTTTATATGGAGTTTGCAGTTGAAAATCTTCTAAATCATTCCAGACACAAGAGCCATATTTATTATATCCTCCTCTAGAATAAGGGATATGATCAAGAGCACTAAGATTAGTTATATCTATACTATCTAAGTCTTTTAATTCTAGATTATTATAATCTAACCAGTCTTTAGTAATGCCTGCATGAGAGAATAAGTATTTATGAGGCTCTTTAAGAGTTAAATCTTCATATATGTAATATAATTGAGGATTTAAACTACTAATTAGCTCCTTTACTTCTTTTTGTTGCCAGTAATCAAATCTGCATTTACCATTTCCATTGAAATAAACTAAATCGTGATTACCTAATAGGCATATAACATCAGAAATCTTACGTCTATTCTCTACAAAAGCAACTAATTCTTTAAGATTAGTTAAAGATTCTACTTTATCAGGCTCTTCTACTATATATTCTCCGTAAGGGTCGTGATAATCTCCTAAGAATATAATTTTACCTTCCCAATTATTGCATGGTTCTTTCCAAAAACCACGACCATGCACATCAGGCACAATTAATATTTTAGTCACTCAAATACCACTTTTTAAATTTTTCTAAGAACTCATCTTCGGTAACTAACTCTGTAATATCTTCAGCATCTATATCACCATTAGAATAATTATAAGGAGAAGCTTCTTTAATTAATTCCTCTATGTAATTTTCTATATTGTCTTGAATGCCTTCAATAATCTCGTCTATGCTATCGTCTTCAGTTCCTATATAGGTGCGATATACGTAAAGTAAAGCTGAATAAAGGGTATATTCATCAACAAATACTTGTCGAATTTCACGCCATGTTAAGTTTATCATTTTTGAAGTTCTTTTAAACGTTTAGTATAGTAATCTACTAATTTATCTCCTGCTACTTCTTTTATTTGTTCAGCAATATCTTCAGAATACATATTAATATGGTTCGAATTGTTGTTTTACTAACTTACCTTCTTTATATTCAAATGTTCGTTCACCTTTCTCTGAATAATTATCGGGCTCATATCCTTCATAATAGTATTTACCGTCTTTGAAAAATATTTCATCTTCTACGATGGTACAATTATAAGGAAGCCAATCTGCGTCTAGATTTTTTTCAAAAGGTATGTAAACATTATACATTGATACAGCTTCTTTAGTAGTATAATAAATATCATCATACTCTTCAAAAGCTTTCAAATTACAAGAAATATCAGTAATAGCACTGCCATCAAATTTTCCGTATAACTTCATTACAGTAAAGATTTAAATATTTTGACAATAGTACCTTTCTGAGCAGTAGGAAATTTACGTTGAATATGTGTAATAACCATTTTAGTATCCTTAATAGTCAGAGTCATTATTTTCATTAACTCGGAAATAAATTCTCTAATTTCTTGTTCTGAAGGTTCTACAGGCATTATTCCTCGAATATAACCAATTTCTTTAACCTCCTTAAGTGCCAAATCTTTACGACCCGCCTTCTCATAAATAGCCATAGCTTTTTCACGCTCTTTAACCATCTTATGTAAAACATCTAGTTCAGAAACTGGTTTCTCGGAATGCTGATTATTAATCAACGCAGCTTTAATTAATTTAGCTGTTTCTAACATAAGAGTATTAGAAGTTTTTCTAGCACCTTCAATCAAGATATCAACTGTCTGTTCTATTGTTATTTTATTATCGTTCATCATTAATTGTAATATTAGGGTTAATCATATAATCTATTTCATCTAAATTAAAGTCCATTGACTCTAACCAGTCATCTATAGCAGCATCATTCATATTTGGACAGGGAAGTTTATAAATCCATACAGACCCATCATAATAATCTAGCACAATTATTTCTTCCATAATTATTCTAAATGAGAGTCATAATCGTAATCTATCATAGCAGTTAAATAATTAATAGCTGCTAATTCTCCACTATGTAGACTAATCTGTTTATCGTTAATTGTTATATCCCAGCCATCTCCATTGATCCATTCTGTTACTACTATATAATCAGAATCTTTGCCATATGTGAAATTGCGTAGAGAACAATTAACTGATTTAAGCTGTTTTCTTTCTACACTCATAGATAGAAAAAGGAGACCTAGTTACCTAAGTCTCCTTAACCGTTTATAAATTGTTTTCTAAATAATCTAAAATATTTTGATGGGTAGAATCATCTATTTGCATACCAACCTCACCTACCAAATTACATACACAAGATTCTAGATATTCAAGTCCTTTGTCGGTTTCTAAATAGTCTAAAATCTCATCTATGTTTTTAGTGTAAAATTCTTGATGGATAAAGTCTCTTAGAGCTTCTTCATCAAGTGTTTCTTCTTTAACTAATGTTATTTCCATTATTTACTAAGTAATTCCTTTATCTTACTAGCTGGAACTGCTCCGGACAATCTGCCTACTTCCATTCCATCTACTAAATAGATAAGAGTAGGCATATTTCTAATCTGATACTTTAGTGTTTTCTGTTCTTCAATTTCACAATCTACTATTGTTAACTTAACATCAGGAAAGTCTTTAAGTACATTATCCAATGTAGGTTTAAGAGCTTTACACTGACCACACCACTCTGCTTCAAACTTTAATAACTCTTTCATTAAAAATCAATTTCTGTTATATTAATAATTTATTTCAGTAATACTGCCACAATATTCAACTCTAAAATCATCTACTTTCACATCTCCTTCATCCCAAAGCCATTCTTTTTGTTCCTTTAAAGACAAAGATTTAAATTTCTCAAAATCCTCATCATTTAACTCCATTTCTAAATGACCCATTCGTAAATAACCTTGAACATAATCAAGGTCTCCAAAAATTGTATGCATATTAAAGATTTGGTTTATATGTAAAGCTTCTATCTCCACTCTTATACTTACGTATTGCAAATTCTAGCTGTCTAGGATTACTCCAATTGTCTACACACACTAAATCCTTTATACCCTCTCTTTCGAGATATTTAGTTTATTAATAACATAATCTTTTATTTCAGCTTTTCGTTCATCTGAAATTTTATCAATATAAGATTTATATACTGAATCATTAGCTTCATTTCTATACGATTTTAACATATATATTTCACAAAGATACCTTTGATATACTGCTTCTTCTTTTAATGTATATTCTTTCATATAATATCTTTGTTTCATATAAGTAAAATCAGTCTTCCATTTGTTACTTTTTTTACAAAAGGAAACCCCTCGTATTCCGGAAGTATTAGTAGATTTCTTTTGCAGATTTAACATATTTTCTTGTACAGTTACTTCTCTAAGATTAGATTTCCTATTGTCACGAGTGTCACCACTTATATGATCCACTTGTTTATCAGTAGGCAATACCAGTCTATGAAAGTATATACGCTCTTTTTTCTGATTTCCTGTAAATAAATATGGTTTATCATTTTTATAAACAGTTCTCCATTTATGACCCTTTAATTTCGAAATGTCATTTACATCTAGAATAAATGTTTCCATAACATTTCCATAAGAATCATAAGTATCTATTTCTGCAAAATTATCTTTTAATCTAATTTCATTATCATCAAATACACCTCTTGGATTAGAGTCTTTAAATTCTCCATAATTTTTAAACTGCCTTGCATGTTTAAGACAGAGTGTTTTTCCAGCTAAGTTATTAAAACTTACTTGTTTAAATTTTGATGATATACCACATACTTCACAAAAGCGTTCTTCAGTTATTTTTCTCATATTGTCAAAATTGTGTTAATAATAAGGGAGTGGACTATACCATCAACCGATTAGGTTGCGCATTGGTAGTCTCTGAGACCCATAAATTTTTATCTATGTCAAGTATATACACGACTTGTATATACCACAATAGTATTAACATAAATTAACAATTTATATGTCTGCTGATTGCCCAATCCTAAGACTTGTTCATTTTTGAATTAAATTCAAATATACTTAGGCTCTAAGGGGTTTCCAGCATATTCTGCGTTTTCATCATAACATTACTGTTATAAGGGGCGTTTATTTCACCCAATAATTCTAGTATAATATTTGATGTGTCTACAATGACAAATAGGACACTCATCAATAGGGGCATTTACTACATGTCCGCATTCTCTACATTGAGACATTGGGATATTAAATGTGAAATAACTAGTACCCTCATCCTTAGCTACATCTAACAGATGTAAATACTGTTGTTTACTTAAATGAGCATCAAGATTTGCATGAAGTGCCTGACCTCCATCACAATACTGAGCTACTCCTCTACCATGAAGCTTAAATTTATCAAGAATAGAGGTCTCATCCCATGGATTATAGAAATAACAATTATACAGATTCTGATTTTCAGGTACTGCATAACCATCCTTCTTATCCCAATTATAGAGTTTTACACCTAATCCTTCCCCAGGAATAGCTTCACTATTAAACAAGAATGGTCTTTTACTATCGTGGATAGAGTTTTTCTTATTTTCTTCTTTAACAGTACCAAATACTAATTTAAGAAAATCTTTATATTCCTTATTATTAGATACCGATAGTCCCAAGAATTGTGCAGCTTCACAATAACCTATCAATCCAATGGTAGAATACAATTTACGCATATAAATATATCCTGCATTACAATCAGAAAACATTTTAGCGTCTTCCATTTCATAAAGCATTGTCTTATATGCAATATGATACTTATATACTCTTTCAAGAATATTAATAAGATAATTTTTTAAGTCTGAAAAACTCTCAGAAAACCACTCAAAAGGAAAGGCACACTTACCATCAACAATATGATCCTCCCAATTTTTCCATGTATGTATATAATCCTGAACAATTCTATTAATATTAAGAGTAATTACATTACAAGAACCAGTCATAACTCCAGTCATACCTGTAGTAGAACTAAAGGTATTATCAGACATTTTATTTAGGACTCTACAACATGATGCCAAAGATGTAGGATTATCACTAGTATAGCAGAAGAAACTTCCACCTTTAGCCCACTCTTCGGCACATAACTCTTTGTATTCATGATCAAGATACTCTTTACCATTATGTACAAGAGCCATAGTAGTTACTGGAAATGTGAGAGGTTTAATTAATCTGATTTCTCTTAAAAGTTGCATAAAGATTCTCTGCAACTTATCTATAGCATTCCATTCAGGTTGTGTTCCATCAGGATAATAAAATTCTCCAAAGAGTGATTTAAAATATACTTTATCATAAAAAGATACATTTGAAACATTTTTATATTCAACAGAAGTCGTTAGTTTCTGCCCGTTATACTGCTATATATTTCTATATAGATTAGACTATATCATCTCTCATAAGAGGTCTTGCGCTTCCATCTACTTAGATGTACTCCCTTCCGGGATAGTCGTTGAACTTTCTAGTATAAACTAGCTTAGCTGCTGATTACCTTACAATTAGTCTCCCGACTTGTGCTCTAGGGATTCCAGCAATTCACAAGATTTATCGTCCGCCTTCAAATTGTATCCATGTATTTTACCATAATGACAATCATACTATAGAAAATTACAACTTCCAAGAAATACAACCTTAAAATTAAAAATAAATATTTTAAAGCTACAAATTAAATATTTGACGGACTATTGTAGCTTCTATTGCCTGCAGGTTGATTAACTCCATAAATAAACTGTTTCATACCCTTTCGGATATAATGTCCAACAGTATACTGATGCAGAAAGTGAGAATTAGTTACAACTTCATCCACCTTATCATACCATACAGGTCCAAACTCTTGAATTACATAATAATTAAGAGCTATAAAATAATCACCAAGAGCAACAGCTCCTTTACACTGAGAACTAAACAAAAACACAGCATTAGTTACCTGACCACTAAAAGACTGAATATCATTTGGAGCACTAGGAGTAACTCCATCAATATTACCTACACCCTTAAGCATTAATGGGTACAATGTAACTGCTTTACAATAAGGTTTAAGTACCGGAGTACTTGCCTCATCATGAGTATAAATAATATGATTCTCTAGATCCTTAATATACTGTCTTCCAAGTTCTTGACCTGGATACAATTTATTAAGTTTATCTTTCATTCGTTGTCTTTGGATAATTCTATTGGTTACTTTATATACTTCACCCTCAAGATTAGCTACATTCTTAGAAGCAACATTAGCATTAGCATCTGTTTCTGAAGAAGTAGATGCATTTACACCAGAATCTTTATAAGTGTCCATGTAATTAAGTCTACTTCTAATAAATCTAGCTTTCTTGTGTTCTTCTCTATAAATGGAATAAGCTCTGGCTACATCAAAATATTCGTAATTATATAAAGTCTCTTCTACTTCATCTTGAATTTCTTCTACAGTAATATTATCCCAGAATCTCATTTCTGAAACCATATCCCGAATAACATTTTCAACAGAAGTATAACCACAAGCTTTAAATGCCTTAGTTAAAGCATTAAATATTTTATCTGCATTAAACTCTTCCTTTGTTCCGTCTCTTTTTATAATGACCATATATTCTTTTTATTCATTAATTTTTTAGTATCTGAAGATAATTTATCTGGATTATAGTTATCTAAATCTATTGTGAAATTAATGAGTTTAAAATTATCAGCAACTTTATCCTTTATAAGCCATTTAACTAAATCTGTCAGGGATTCGTCAGCATAATCACCTCCTTGAGCATTTTTAACTATCATAGTATTATCCATACTATTAAAGAATGCCCAAGGGACTGCTTCACCACATGTATAAGCTATGTAACCGACAGCATCGTTACCTTTATAAGATATAACTATACCTCCAGTATTATCATCAATAGCACCCAAATCAATAGCATCTGAGGTTTCACTTGGCAATATAATATCTTTCATACTATTTATTTTAAAGACTCTAAAAACTCATCTACAGCAGGATACTCATCATCATAGATAATATCATCAATCTTGAAATCCTTAATAGTAAAGTCAGGTCTCCCATGAGATTGCCAATACTTTGTTACATACTCGGCATTAGAATTAGGACTTCCCACACCTAAAGCCATAGTCATGTCAAACTGATTAGACTCTCTAGAATGTCCACAATAGAAATTCTGACACTTTTTAATATGCTCCAGGCACTTATCGGTAGCTTCCTTACCAATCAGAGTATCTAATGATGGAACCTTTTTATAATCTCTATAAGCAGGTCTATCTTTAGTGGCAGGTTTATAATCGTCTTCCGTGCCCCCTTTGACTAGATAATCTATTAGTAATTCAAAAGTGTCATTCCAATCATCGGTAATTCCATAAGCATCTTTATATATATCTCTCAGATAGATAAAATTCTTTTCTGACAAATAGTGTTTCTTATATAGGGGATCTTCCTTAGAATCTTTATATCCATCTGTAATAAGTTTATCTAAGTCTATAGCTGGTTGAGCCCATTTATACATTTCAACCAAGCATTTATGAATTGCTTCACTTAAAATATCACTTCTTGTTAACATGCAGTATTTGTTTTCCTTATTAAATGCTAATCTAGTTATTTCCCTTAACTGTTCCCATCAACATATCATCCTTTGTAACTACAGAATAATTAATACTCCATTTAGTATGTCCAAAATTAGCAACAATATAATTACTACTTCCATACATACTACCTACTGAAATATAATCAAACTGCTTACCGGTAGTATAAGCATAATTATGTAAATCTCCCTTTACTACATAGATATATTTATTACTGATATTCTGTTCTGCTATATAGTTAGCAAAATATAATTCAGTTTGAGGATTAAGTGTAAGTGGAAATTGACGAGACTGATTGTTATTGTCTTTGCCATGCATGAAAATCCATGAATGCTTACCAATAGTAAAATGGTCAATGGGAAAGTTACTGATAAAACTCTTAACCCCTTCATTAGCTAAATATGCAGCTAATAACTTATTATTTAACCATCCCCAATTACCATCATGATTACTTTCACCTATACAGAGATAATTAAACTCATCACTTCTTACATTAGCTTTAAGAGCTTTGAAGAACTCCATCATACACTCTATATAAGTCTCGCTAATTTCTTTATCATCCATTACCTCAGGAAGTTGATGTCCACCTCTAGTAGTTTCTTTATTATAACCATCAATAGAATCGCCAAGATTAACTACATAAACTGCTCCATAAGACTGTCCAGCAAATGTCTGTACAATCTTAGTTAATCTAGCTTTAATCTCCTCTTTATCATAATTAGGAAGAGTTACGAAACTACTATACTTAGCATTATAAGCTCCAATATGTAAATCAGACAACCATATAATTAATACTGGATATGTTGGATTACTGCTATTAATGTTAACTGGAAGCTCTTTATAGTCTTTATTAGTTTCTTTAATTAATTGAATTAGTTTTTCCTCACTAATAGAACTTTTCATTTGTTCTTTAGTGAGTTTAATAACTAGTTGTTTGAGGTCTCTTACCTCATTCTTTTCTACAGCTTTTAAGAAGTCATTCTCCTTCTCTCTAAGTTGCATTTCCTGAAGTTCTTCTGGTGTATGCTCTTCAATTACATGAGGAGCAAATGGACTAGAAGCTTTAGTTATATTAAAAGCCCGTAAAATTCTCTTAAAATCAACTAAAGAATAATCAGGAAAATGTCTACTTACTTGTCGCTGTGTGAGACTAGAACCATAATAAGAATAAAGTCTATAGATAAGATTCATTTCATCTCTAGTTAAGGCTCCTATCACAGGAGTCTTATCACGACGGAATACTTTAAATCTATAACTAACTATTGTGCCATCCTCATTACGAATCTGTTCAGTCTCCGCTCTTTCATCAGTATCAATATGCTCTACAGAATTACCTGTAGGCTTTTTTACAGAATCATATAGAGAAATAATATCTTCATCTTTACCAATACTACGAGTATATTTAATAGTATTCATTAAAGTACTATAATTATAGTTCTTTGCAATACAAGCTGCTTTTACACTACAATTATTCTCTTTAGCATAGTTCAATACTTTCTCAATACGATTTCTGGTTTCCTTTTTCATTGTTAAATGTTTAAATAAGCTATTAAGCCGTTAAAAATATAATCTATTTATAAACATCTAATTATTACTGAATCTATATTATATTTTATTATTTAGCTAATTCCAAATATTTCTTTACTTAATACCTAAAATGTCTTTAACTAAATAAATCTTCTCAAATTTATTAACTATATCTCTACCCTTATCATGAGTAATAATATCTGTAAATGCCTGATAAGCATCGAACATACAAATATCCTCATTATTAGGTACAAAATAGTCAGACTTCTCGTCAATTACTAATTTTTTATAAGCATCAATAGCTGTAGATTCTGCCAACTTTACAGTACCAAATCCCGAATTAAATTTGCTACTAATACAATTATCTACCCAATGTCCCAAATTGTCATAGAGTTCATTTCTCTTAATATATGTATTAGCTAAATTCTCTAACATCACCTTTGTATTATCAGTCATTTCCATAACTTGATTTACAAAGGTATATTCCATAGCTGTTTCTGGCTCTAATTCCCTAACTTGCAGCATATTTGGAGAGAATACACACATATTTAAACAAGCACTACGTACTGCATTTTGAAATATCTTATACACTGGTTTACGGGTATCTAAAGCATACAGAAGACTAACTGACTGAGTATGACCTTCATAAGCATATTCTCCTGGAAGTTGTGCTTCTACCCACACCCTATTATATACAATATTTTCAAAATTAACTTCACCATCATTAGTTAGACTAATCTGATCTGCAGGCTTAACCTGAATTTCAAACTTATCTGTAAACTTAGACATCCTGTCTATAAATGGCATTACATATTGCTTAGTTGTAAAATACTCCTTTTCTTTAATTCTAGTGGCTTTTCCTGAATAAAGTTGCTCTAAAGTTACTTGCATTTAATTTAATTACTTAATTATTTAAAGTAATCTAGCTATTAATGTATCTAAAGAAAAAAAGGTGACTATCCTCACGGACAATCACCTTACTTAATTCTAACAATAATGTTAGTTACCCAATATATGATTATGCATTTTCAATACCAAAAGCAATGTATGAACCTGGCTTAGTATTCTTAGAAGGAGTATACTTAGCTGTAGCTACAACTGCATTACCCTCTACTACATCCTTTGTCTTTACCAACTTAGCATCACCTCTAAATGCGCCACTCTTATAGAGTTCCTTGATTGCATTCTTAGCGTCTGCCTTATTAGTATCAACCTGACACACTGTCTTACCTTCAGCGTCAATCCACTTGTACATTGACTTAAACTTTCTCTTACCCTCGCTCTTTACATCTTCAATCTTATATGGACGCTCACGAGTGTCACCAATAGCAGCCTCTACTACAATAATGTAACCAGCACCTGGGCAGCTCTTACCTTTCTTCTCCAAATAATCCAACTTAAATGCCTTGTCATCACGCTCTGTCCAAACACCCTGATGCTTAGCCTTTGCGTTCTTGTAAGCCTGAGTTGCATCACCATTAATATGGAAATACTGCTCTTCAATGTTTGCGATTGCTACATCCTTAGACTCTGCTGATACTGCTACACTCTTAAAATTCAAAACCTTTGTACTCATAATTATTAAATCCTTATTAAACATTAATCATTTTCATATCATCTACGAAATACTTATCTAAAACCAGTTTTCTTGACTGATGTAAACAACAATAATCCATTTAGGAAATTATCCAAGGATTATAGTGTTAATTAATGTTAATCTAAATAATTGTACAAATTTTTGATAAAATATTATCAAAATGGTACATAAGAATCTAATAATTTTTTAAGCTGTTTTGGCATATTTTTGAGGGACACTCCATAGTCCGGAAAGTCTTTAACTCCGTACATAAAGTCCTCACAAATAGCACCAAGTGATTTCAGAAAGGTTTCCTTTTCTTCTTTTCCGAAATCTTTCCCTACTTTCAATAAAACATCATAACAAGTGATTTCTTTGTCTTTTTTCCTGAGTTCATTAGTTATATAACAAGTTAAGGCTATTACAGCTAATTTATCACCCAAGTTACTATTTAAAAAATGAACACTAAAGAATTTTTTATATATTGCTAGAGTTTTATTAAAGTCTAAATCTTTAAGTTCCATTAAAGAGAATATCCTTTATAGCAAATTAGATATGCTACATGACGTAACAAAGTTCCCAATTCATACATACCTTCCTGTATTTCTTTATTGGTTACAGGTCTAACTTTAGTATAGTATTGTGGAATGGTAGATACTACTAAATAATTAGCCTTTATTGAAGGTTTTGATATATTATACTCCTTTGCTACATACAAATTTAACAGATATAAATATTCAGCTAATTCTCTACTATAGTGATACCTATTAATATTATCATCGATAGCAGACACTACTTTACTAATAGTCTTAACATCATTTACAGTAATAATGTCTTGCTCTGTATCAATAGTAAAATTATCCAGTTTAGCTTTTAAATGTAGTATGGTTTTCTTACCATTAGCACATTCAGCTTCTATATCTAGTAGAAATGCTTGTTCATTCATAGAAAGAGGAGGGTCTAAGAGTCCTGAAGGATTAAGTAACTCTTGAATTTGTGGATTCTTAGTTAATGCTTCTACACAATTATATACAGTATCACGACTCTTATCATCTAAATAGATAAGTTCTTTAGTATTATTTAATTGCGCATTCTTTCTAGCTTTCCAATATGGAATACATTGCTCATTTACCCTTTTAATGATATCTGGAGTAAGCTTATTTTTATAGTAATTAACCTTACTTGAAGCTTCTTCAATATCAAAAGTTCTAATGGGATGTTGCAACCATACTGGATAAAGTTCATCTGCCATAGCTCCCAATTTAGCAGTAGGTTTACCTAGAGCAGGAGCAAGTTCAAACTGGTCACCCTGCAAAGAGAGACAATGAACTGCGGAACCTATAACTAAACTAGAAACAAACCCTTCGTCTTTGAACCCAGCAAAGAAGGCATCTGTTGAACCTCCTTGAAATGGATTAAGTAATCCTAATCTTGAATTACTTATGTAACTTCCATACTTAGAAGAGAAATACTCCGCATCATCAATTTTAACTAATTTAAGAGTGTCAATTAATGGAGTAAGTTTGACTAAGTCTCTTAATTTTGCCATCCTAAGACATTTAACTCATTCATATATGCATCTAGGATTTCTTCATAATCTAAATTGTAAACGCGAAATTCACACTCCACATTTTGATTGTGTGGTCTATCAATAAGAAGGGCAGGTAACCCACTCTGTATAGCTTTAGTTACATTAAATAAACTATCATCTATAAGAACATCACACCTTCCCTTTATTTTATCAGCTTTATTACCCTTTTGATTATAAGTCTGATAAATAGGTTTTATTGGTAAACCATTTTTAATTAAAGAATTACGAGTGTAACTCTTTTGATTTATACGCTTAGTTGAATAAATATGAGGTTCAAAATTAGGACGCTCTAGTAACTCTAGATTTTCCCAAAATTCTCTGTCATATTGTAACTTACGTACATTTCTGGTAATTATATGTTGCACCAAATTACGTTCACCAGGGAAACGTTTTTGATAAGCTTCAAACCACTTTAAAATGGTATCATCTATATCTAGTGCAATACGTAGGTTATTCATATTCTTCAATTTCATGAATGCTTCCCAAGAAAATATCGTGATTATCATATATCAACTGCATAAACTCTTCATAATCAGTACACTCTGCTAAAGCATCTGAATCAAATTCTTCTGCATAATGTTTAATTACTTTGTCTACACAGTCTTCATAACTATTTGCAGTAATTTTGAGAATATCACACTCTCCTGGGTCACTCCAAGGAATCAAATAAGTATTCATTTTAATTTACTAATTAGTTGGTAAAAGTAATCTATCGGTATAACGGCAACTGTACCAGGACTTTGCTCCCCATCTTTGCCTGCCTTCTTCCAACACATTACAAAAGGCTTGTCCTTTAAACTACAGGCATCTCTAATTGTAAAATAATTAGGCATGTTCTGAGTATATTTAGCTTGTATATAACAAGGAACTTCCTCATCACAAATATCCACTTTGTTAGCGTCTAAAGTTTTATCTTTGTTACGGCTAGTCATGCAATTAGGATATCCAATTTCCCTTAATTTATGTACAATATCAAGTTCAAAGCTAGATCCCTTTTTCTTACTCTTTTTAGCAGTAAGACTCCTCCTAACAGCAGGATCTGCCCATTGAAATGTCATTCCATCTTTAGATTTAGCCCCAGAGCCAGGTTTATTAGCTCTAGACTTAATTGAATTAATTGTCAATTTAGTTACTTCGGAAGCTTCTTCTATTGTTTGGAATGTTTGTGTGTCGCCATTCTTATATTTTACTGTTACACTAGTATTTAGCTATGTCTTTCCCATTCTTTTATATATTTAATAGATTCTTTAATAAATTTAATAGTTCCCTTTCTCCCATACTTCTTATAGAAATCACTAATATCCTTAGCCCCATACCTTCTAGGTATAATACAAGGAATTAAGAAATCATATTTTCTACGCAGTACATTAGTATAATGTATTCCTGTAAGATCTGAATCAAATAAAAGTACTATTTTATCAAATCTCTGCCTTAAATCTTCTAAGATAGTATTAGAAATAAATTGAGTTTCACTTTGTGGAGCACATGCGGGTATTCCCATACCATATAAGCAAGCACAATCTTTTAAACTCTTAGTTATTACTAATAACTTACCATTTTTGGGTAATTGTCTATAACCTTGAATAGTTTTAGTAGATATATTACCTATAAATCTGTAATCAGACCTTTTCGGATAATATATTTTCCACTGTTCTACATGTTCTTTCTTTCCAAAATAATATCCATAACTAGGACACTTTGAAGTAGATTGACTAAATATAGAACCATTTAAAAAGACTGTTCTACAACTAAATATTCTATACTTATTTAATATAGGTTTAGTTATACCATACTGATTCCACCATTTTAGTTCCTCTTCAGAAAATTCTTGTGCCTCTATTTGAATGAAAGTTTGTTTGTCTCCTTTAAATTCAGCTTGCTTAACTACGGGTTTAGATATAGGAGATTCTCCCTTAATAAATCCAAAGTCTTTAGCTATAATTCTCAAAGCCTCATGGTAGTTACAATTAAACTTTTTCATTACAACATTTTCAAAGGCAAAGCATTCCCCAGTAGCAAAATCTTTAAAGTAAAGTCTGCCAGATTTACCTCTAAAAAATCCACAAGTTTTATGATGGTCAGAACGTAGAGGAGACACATACAAGCCTTTATCTACAGGTATTCCTAGATAATAACTCATATATGTCTCCTCATTGTTTTCACTTAGAAGAAACTCCCTAGTAACTTTAGGTTCAAAACTAAAGTCCATAGAGAATTATTTAATTAAAGCAAGCTATCGAGATCCAAATCATCCTTAGGAGCTTCATCTACTCCTGCTGTATCTGCGACAGCTTTATCTGGGTCAGTAGGAGTTGACTTCAAATACTCATCACGCTTACCCGCCTCATAATCAGACCAGAAGAGCTTTGGACCAATATAATTGTCACAAATAAATGCTTCTCCCTCCTTATTCAAAGCCAAGATACGTGGAATCTGAGCAACTACCTTACCGTCACGATTCTTACCTGTCAATTTAATTTTAATATCTGTATCAATAGCTGGTGTAGTTACTTTAATGAAAGTCTTTGCAACATCATCAAAGCTCTTAAATTTAACACTCAGCTTTTGCATCTGTTCAAAACCTTTAGGGTTAAGAATCTGTGCAGTCTGTTTTACTATTGCCATAGTGGTCTCAAATGAGGAAGCCATCTGAACTTTACCACCATTAGCACCATCAAATTCTGGTCGTACGTCATCACCATCTTTAGGGAAGAACAAATCTACACTAAAGTAGCCATCCTCATTTTCATATTTAATGGAGAGCAACTTATAATGAGCATTAGGGTCTTTCTTACCGTTAAACTCACGAATTTCAGCTCCCTTAAACTTTACATCATGGATTTCCCATGGTGCGAGTGGACGACGACTGTTACGAACTGCAGAATCAGATGAAATAGCAAAATTAAATGACATATATTATATAATTTTCAAAATTTAAGTAATCATAATCTAATAAATTAATTGTTATCTAATATATTTAATTAACTCTATTTATTAGAGAGTATAACTCAGACCAGATAGGTCTGTAGATTCCTCTTCTATAGCATCCAAGTTAGTTATATCAAGCTCGTCTTCAATATTAACTAACTCTTTTGGAACCTCTTGTTCTTCAGGCATTTTGTCTCCTACAAGCCAATAAATACCCTCATCTTCAGTTGGTTCCATTTTAAAGGTAGTACCATATCCTGCTAACTTCTTATTATTAGCACCTCCATATCGTACAGTATTCTTACCTGAAAGTAAATTACCTCCCTTAGATTTAAAAGCAGCATCTGTTCCAATCTTTGGAAGCAGCTGTTTGCCTTTCTTGTCATACTTGATGTCTATACGACAGTCTTCACAGACTTGTAATAAATCAACTGCTCCTTGGGTAAGCGTTAATTTAGTAGAATCAAGTGTTACAATAGGCTCAGGGTTTTCGTCTTTCTTAGTAGAACTCTTTCTAGAGGTAGAAGTTTTCTTAGCAGTGTCTACCTTAATCTCATCTTTACCAATAAAAGTGATTTCTCCTGTTGCCTCATCAACAGAATAGTGCATTACAATATCCAGCTTCATATATTCAATAATTAGTTAATTAGTTAGTTAAATAGTCTTAATCTTCGTTTTCAAATGCATTGATAGTATCTATAACTAGTTTCATATCAGGCTCAATATATTTTTCATCGAAACAGCCTGCCACACTTCTACAAGTATCATTACCATCTGTTCTAGTCTTAAAACGATAATGTACTTCCCCATCTACATCATCCACATAACGCTCAGAATAAATAATATATGAGAACAAACCATCAAGATTTATCTGATTTATCAACATTTTGCCCGTGGTCCACAATCTATACTGTGGATCTAGTTCAGTACCAAAATTCTCTATATGAGAAATAACTACAATGGTTAAATCATCTCTAAGAAGTTGACACTCTGCTAACAAATCATAGTAATTCTTCGCCATAGTTACGAATTTATCATAGCCCTTGATACTAGCGTTCTCAAAAGTCTCATTTGAGAGTAAATAATTCAAATCATCAAGAACTATTACCTTTATATCTTGCCTAGAATCAGAAATCATATGTAATACATTCTCAATTTTAGTATAATTATTCTGAACATACCAATTGCCAATAAGCTTCTTATCCTTGATAGCCACTTTAGGATACTTCTTGCGAAATCCTGGAATTTGAAGTTGTTTATTAGTACAGCTTATAATGAATGTAGACTCTGGGTCAAGAGTACGGAGACTAGTTGATTTTCCGGAATTTGAAAGGCCTGCTAAACACACTAAATTCGACATATTTTTATAATATAAATGAAAGATTTGAATTATTATCTATTTCTTTTGGCTCATCTATATTATTAAGTTCAACATTTAATTGCTGAACACCATCTTCTAATAAATAATTAGGACTAGTATATTTCTCCCAGTCAAATATATTCTCAGGTTTAGGTAAATCTGCATAATGACTACAATCACCATAAAAACCAGTAGGAATCATTAAGTCAGAAGAACCAAATCTACTCTTTAAGATAAATACACCAATAAAACACTGCTCCAGTATCTTGATATTATATTTCTTATAAGTAGATAATTTATATTTATGTGGACTAAATAAACCTATAGCTACTTGTGAATCCTCAAGTAATGATCCACTGTCTTTATAGTCTTCCATAGATGGGTCTTGTAGACCTTGTTTCATTCTCTCTTGACCATTAGCATTTCTATTAAACTGAGAAATCATTATAGGAGATACAATTTTAGTATTATTTCTGATTTGAACAGAATCTCTAGAAATTGCATCAATTTCATCTTTCTTAGTTCGACCACCACTTGCCTTTACCAAGGTCATATGGTCAATCATAATACCAAGGAACATGTTAGGATTATTTGGAATGTATTTGCCATTCTCAAATTTACCCCATTTCAATAATTCCTCATTTACTTCCTTTAAATAGACTGCCTCTGTAAGACTACCCTCATAAAAAGATAATCTTTCATCAAGAATTCTAATAAAGTCAGTACTCTTAGTTAGGAGTTCATATTCTTCATCAGATAATACACAGTCCTTTCCTCTAGAGAATATCTGCTTAAATCGCAGTTCAACTCCATAATTGTCAAATATGTACATACTAACTAATTTAGCATATACTTGACTACGAGTCATCTCTAGTGAGAATAATAACCATCTAGGGTCTCTTTCTGGACTATCCCCATTTAAATAATGCATTAATGGTTGATATACATAAGTCCAGAGCGCCCAGGTAGATTTACCACTGCCTGAAGCACCTCCTATTAAATAAGAGGTACCTGGAAGAACTCCATCAGTATATAAATCTAACTTAGGTGAACCTGTACTAAGTCCTATATTGTGTCCTTCTCTTCCTTCTTTAACTAATTGAAAGAACTCCTCTAAACCACTAATTTTCTCTGCCATAATATTTAATTACACAACCTTAATGGCATCAAAATTAGTATTAGCTAAATCTCCATTACGAAGAGCTTCTAATTCATCCCATCTATGATCTATTACAAAGTTACACAGACTTACACAGAGAATATTATTCTCTCGAGCCCATTTAACTAATTCAATAATATGGTCATGAGTTTCCTGTTTCCACCTAATAGTCTTTCCATAGAAGCGATAAAAGTCTTCTAGACTATCAAACTTCTTAGAAACACTACGTATACCAACTGGATTCCCATTGATAAAACCGAATTGAGGATATTCTTCAAATAATTCTTTACCTAATTCAAAAGAACACTTATAAAAGTCTTTTACAAGATTTCTATTAATAGGAATACTAAATAAATCTAATCGTTCACCTTTCTTAGGCAACTTATAAGACTTTAATATTACTCCTACTTCTTGTAATCTAATTAATTGTTCCAATAGGCTTCCCTTTGCCTCTGATTGAAAATAAAGCTGGACAAGTTCTGCATCGTCACCCTCTTGAGCGATGAGAATAATTTCTAGCAACAATAATTGATTTGCATCAATTTTATATTTTTCACAAAATACAAGTTGCTGTTTAAGTTCTAAATTCTTCACGTATAATTAACATATTTAGCTAGTTAACACTAGACTTGTAATACTTGTTATAGCTTTAGAGTCTAGTTACGTGAATATTATAGACTTATCTATTCAGCGGTTTCTTCAGCCACTGGATTCATTTCGAAGTCAGGTTCAAAAACAACCTCATGTGCATATTCCAAATCCTCTATTTTCTTTTGCAATTTTGAAATTTGCTTCTTCAAGGACTTATTTTCACGTAAAAGAGCACTCTTCATTGAATTGTACTCTTTCTTTGTATAATACATTTCCATTTCTAATGTCTTAAAACCTAAATGTAAAATTCTTAATCTTTCTTTTATAAAGCTCGTATGGTTCGCCTTTAAGAACATGCATTAAATTTTCTACATCAATAATTTCAATCTGAGAATCCTTCTTGGCATTTTGCATCCATTTAGTTTCTACAGTATCATTAATTATTAATGTAAAAAATTCAGCACCTAGTTTACCCTTTGCTAATCGTACTACTCTTCCGAGAGACTGTACAGCTTTAGTTTTACTACTATCTATGCCAGTTTGTATACCTACTGATAAATCAGGTACATTTAAGCCTTCAATTGCCATCTTACAGCTGTTTAATACTCCGCTTGGCATTTTAGAAAACTCTTCTAGTGTTATTCTATTCTTCTTTTTACCTTCTTTACCAGTATAAACATATCCCTCTTTATATGCTTCAGCCATAGCGGTATTAGCATTAAAAGTAACAATCTTCTTATCACTTCTGTACTTAATTATCTCTTTAGCTATTCTTATTTTTTCAGGATGATTTTGTACAAACTTCTTTCTAGATTGCATAGTTTTCATAAAACCCATAGCATGAAATGTGACAGATTTTAAATAGTCCTTTTGCATAGCATAATCATCAGGATAGGTATCCTTACAATATTGCCATCTATTAGTAAAACCATTTTTACCTGTCATAGACATAACCTTGTTGAAGTCCCATTGAAAGAATTCAAAGTGTTCATTAAATTCTTTATTATATTTCTGATAAACATCAATATCAGGAACATCAATGACAACTACATAGTCTTTATATTTAGCTACCCACCCATTAAAGAGAGCATCCTCCATAGTTATAGTGTCTACAACTGGAGCATATTTAGCTAAAATTTCATGTCTTCCATCCAGTCTTTCAAAAGTAGCAGTTAAACCAAGTATCAATTTAAACTTAGTATTTGTAAGAACATTACTAAGAACTTCACTATTGATTTTATGGGCTTCATCAATAATTAGTAAATCACAAGACCATTCCTTTTTAGATGCTCCCATCATTACTCTTACATCAGTATTAAATCCTAAACCTCTCTCATCAAGTTCTTTAGACCATTGTTCTCTTAAATTATCAAAAGGTACTACTACTAGTACTGACATTGCAGGATATTTTGATCGTAATTTAGTTATTGCATTTAAAGCCACTCTAGTCTTACCAAATCCAGTGCATCCTACAATAGTCCCATGTCCTTTAGCTTTAATCCAAGCTTTAAGTGCTTGAGCCTGCCTTTCATCCCGAGAAACAGGCTCAAATAAATCGTGCATTACTGGCACTTATGACAATATTTTCACTAGTATGCTAACTTATTACAAGTCAGCACGTGTTACATCCCAACCTTTATCTGCAGCAACTTTATTAATTTCATCAATCTTAGTAAGCCATTGTTTAGCCTGCTCTTCACACTGAATCTGAAAACGATACAGAATTTTATTAGAAAGTAACTTAAGCTGCTCACTAGTTAAGTTAGAATATTTATCTCTCTGCAGCATATAGATTGCCTTAAACTCAGTATAAGACAAACCAGTGTCACAAATACGTAAATACTGATTAGGTCTCAAACTAATCCTAAGTTCTTCCTTAACTACATCAAGACGATTTCTAGCCTTACCAGTCTCAGGGTCTTTACGATACAAATCCTTTTGCATCTCACGTGGAGTAAACCACAGACCCATTTTAAGAATAAAGTTAAGTGTGATATGGCTATTATCAAAAATTCCCAAAAGGTCAAGACAAGCATCCATTACCAATTTAACAGGTACCTGCTGATAATCGATAGGAAGACCATCCATTACCTTACTAATAGGGAATGATTTAATAGCCTCTGGGGTTAGTGTATCTTTATTGTTACTAATTAACTTTCGTAAATCTTCTAAACATCTTGTGTTAGAATACCGCTTCTCAGACATGAGCCATCTTACAAGAAGTTCTGCTCTACAACGACTAATTTGATCCTGTACAATCTCAAGTAAGGTAACTCTTCCTGGATTTTTAGAATCCTCATTATAAAGCATTTGCTGACAATGACGATACCACTGCTTAAGCTGATCAAAGGAAGCATCAATCATTAAGATTTCTTGCTGCTCTCCATTAACCTTTGGACCTTTCCATACATAAGTAGTAATATCACTTGCCTTTTTACTTATAGCTGCCTGAAGCTTATCTCCTAATACTGTCATATAATTAAATTCAAATAATGTTTCATAGTAATCTAATAATTAATAATCTACAATATAAATTTAATCTAAAATAATTTCACTTATATCAACTTTAGGTTTATCCTCAATAAACTTGAGGAATATGACATTAGTATATTTATAAGGTATTAGGTTCTGACCATCAAACCATGTATCTTTTCCTCCTTCTACATATCTTATATTTAAATATCCAATTTCATCAATTTCGATACTTTTCTGCTCCCAATTAGGAAATCGGACACACATTATATATCTAAAATCTTCATCCTTAGGATTTAAATCTTCAAATACATAATTAGTATATCCCATTCCATCTATTTGTTCCGCAACTAGCTTAGCATGAATTGTTATTTGCTCCATTAATGAAACACATTCATATCATCAAAGTGCTTACATCCATATTTAGCAAAATCACTATATAACTTATCCATATTAGCTATACATGGATATTTTAAACATCTTTTACAACTTCTTTCCGGATGTTTATAGGTTAATCCATTTGGATCTTTATAGTTTACTTTACCAATAGGCATGCAAGAATGATATTTAATATTATACTAATCTTAGTTACAACTTTATATTTTTTGCGTGAACTTTGTAATTGTGTTATTTTAATACTATCCTTTTTAATAATAGTATTATATTGCTTTTCATTAATTCTTCTTATAGAATCAGTATGTAACCAAGATTTATTTATCTTTTCTAGTGTTTCAATCTTCTTATTTAATAATGGAACTTCTTTTGTATATTTCTCATGCTCTAGAAATATAAGATTAGTTGTTTTCAGTTGTTCCGGAGTTATTGTAATGGTTGATGTAGTTTGTGAAAAACTGTATGTCGGCAGAAGTATCATTAGACATAATAATAGCTTTCTTATCTTCATACGTCTCTCTTATTTTTACTATTTTAATTGTTAAGGAATCCTTAGTGTGATTTAGAGTATCCCTAACTAAAGAATCTCTAATTATTTCTTTATTAGAAGGGATACTCTGTATATTATTATTTAATTGTTCTATACGTGCAATTATAAATATGATTCCTACAATTATAAATAGTTTAATCAACCAGGCTAGAACCGTTCTCAACTGCATCTACTAGAGTCTTTGTTTTATCAATAACTCCCTGCACATCCACCCCTCTAGACATTAAAGTTAATACTGCTTGTTCTGCAGGAGAAGCATTCTGAATGTACTCTTTCTCTTTCTGAATCTGCTCATATTTAGCCTTGTTAGCATTATAATCCTTAATGACTATCTCAGGATTCTTAATAAAGTGATTAATTTTCTCTGTCAGGAGTGCATCAATACACTCTTTAGTAATTACACCGCCTTTACCAACAAACCAACAAGGATCTCCTGCAAGAGCCTTCTTATAAGCTTGTTCTTTACCAAAAGTAAGATTAAACTCATCTTCCGGATTATATACTGCAATGCCGATAGATATGGCTCGTACAATCTCGAAAGAATCCTCAACACCTGGAATATTCCAAGTTGCAGTAAGACCCTCCTTTACTGGCATACTTACAGCACAAGCAACTATCAATCTTTCAACACCCTTAAAATCAACAAACTGACCAAGCTTATAACTAGCAATTTCCTTCTTCATTTTCATTTACTATTAATTAGTGTATAACCCTCTTTAATTAAGTAAGATTCTGGAGCAAATTCCAGAGTTAAAAATCTAATAAAATACTCATCTGCTTTTTTCTTTCTATTTATAAAGTCTTTCCTTTTAAGTTTCAAAGGTTTATTAGTACTATATTGTTTTTCCTCAAATAAAGAAACTCCACCTTTAAATACTTTATAGATAGAATCTTCATAAATAAAGGAACTATGTGTTTGAACTATTTGACCGTCCTTCTCGTAAATCGCTACTGAAGTTGTCATATATTAAATTAATTATATACTTAATAAACTTATTTTTAGCAATTTCGTAAAAAGAGTTCCAAACATTATTGGTATAGAAGTTGTATATATCTTGTGAAGTAATATTATTATAATGAAAATATTCTTCCTCACTATATGTACCTACATTTATCCTATACGTATCTTTAATAGGTTTAGCCTCCAGACATATATGATATACTGAATCATCTAAATCTTCAAAATCATCAGGATAACCATCATCTTCATAACGAGGTTCTGAAACTAATACTTCAAATGGAATATCTTCTCTTTCAAGTATTTCTGCTATTACATAGGCTACATAACAACAACCACCATAGTTTGTATGATATATTGTATTTAAACAATCACACAAACTATTTATTTTATTAAATAGGTCCGAATAATTATCTTCCGACTTCTTTATAGATCTCCTCTTGAATTTGCTTGAAAACATTTAAATATTCTTTCAAGGTCGTAATCTCATCTTTTCCATATTTGCTATTAATAGCATATCTAATTATTCTACCAATAGCAGAATCTAAAGGCATACCATAGCCCTCTAATTGAAATTCTTCTCTAGGATTAGTTTTACTATTCACTTTTCTAAGCAAATATAAATCCCATAGTGGAGAAGTATCATTTATTGGTTCAATTCGATAAAAATTACCTTGAATTATCATTTAAATATCGCGATTAAGCATTTTAAAGAATTTAGAAACTGGATTAGAACCTGCAAGGCTCAGCCCATCATGACACCAAATAGTTAATAATACGCCAAATACTATTACTTCTATGATGTTAAGTACAGGAACAAATAGCAGTAATAATGCTATTATAAATGCATAAAGAGGTATGCCTATCTTAGGCTTTAAATCTATGACAAGCATAAATTCAATAGCTGCCACAACTAAACAGAATATAAATAAACCAAACATAACAAATTATTTATCAAGTCCTACTAATGTTGATGAGTTACCTGTAACCTTAGGAAGGTTGCTAAATGATGATTCTTTCTGAATTTTCTTCATATAATGGAAAAATTTTTAAACGTTCTCTATCTGCAATTATTTTAGCTTCTTCTAAAGTATCATAGTATCCAAAAGAAATACCTTTAATTCGTACTCTGTATTTACCATTTTCAATAGTAACATTTCTTATTCCAGTTTTGCTTTTATCAACGGAGGTATTAGTAGCATTATCTTTCTTAGATAACTCCCTTAAATTACTTTTTCTGTTATCTAGAGTATTATGATTAATATGATCAATTACATTATTTTCATCCGTTTTAGACATAATCATATTATGCATCCAATATTGTTTTCTAACACCTTCTTTTTGTATCTTAGTACGAACCCCGTCTACATGCCCTTTACGATTATTTGTAATGTGCCATGTTCCTTTTATGCTAGATACTTTTTGGAAGTCTTCCTTATCTACATAACATTCTAATTGATTATCCTTATAATTTATGTAGATTATATAATAATCCTATTCTTCTTTATATTTATTTTTCATTATTTTAAATCATTTAGTCCAATAAGTACAGAACTCCCTGCACCCACTACTTTTGGAGATTCTCCAGACCATTTCTCGATCCACTGCTTCTTAACAAGCAATGGTGTAAGAGAAGCATTTACAATGGCATTAGCCTTAGCCTCTGCTTCGGCTACTACAATCTTCTTCTTTGCTTCTGCCTCAGCTACTTGTACTTCATTAGCTGCTTTCTGTGCTAACTGAATAGCTCTGTTCTTAGCATCTACAGCTTCTACAATAGTCTTAGGATATTGCAAACCACTAGTAAACTGGTCAAGTACAAATCCTTCCTTGTCAAGAAGTTTAGAAAGACGCTTCTCAATTGCCTGTTCTACAGCTTCACGATTTGACACAATCTGGTCTGTAGTAAATTTATTAATCTCAATACGACAGGCATCCTTTACATACTTAAATACAGGACCATTAATCACATCAGTTAATTCTTTGCGATACTTACGAAATACCTTTGGAGCAGCACCATCCTTAACTTTAAGATTTACATTTGGATCAACTTTAAATTCAGAACCATCCTTAGCATTAATTGTAAATGGCTCATAGTCAATAGTCTGTACATAGGTAGGATACTCATATACTTCCTGAGCAGCCGGATTATAGAATACTCGTCCAGTCACCATAGATACATCATCTACACCTCTTTCAGAGCCATAGAGATTAACTAAGATGCCTTCACAACCAGCATCGATACGTTCACAACTAGTGAAACTTAATGACAACATTAAAGCACTCGCAAATAAAAAGACTTTTCTCATTTAAATAAACTTTTTAATTTATCAACACTTTCAACAACTAAGGTAACTACTAACACAGCCATAGTTGCTAATATTAACATACCCATAATGCAACAAAATGTACTCTCACTGCTAATTAAGTAAGTACACATACTTATTAAATACATCATAGCTATAAAACCAATGACATATTTAATAACTTTAAAAACCAATTTATACTTTCTCAAGAATTTTGGGGTTTCCATAAAATATAATGTTTTCTTTCGGTAAACCAATTATACCAAATAATTATCTTATCTTGTTGTATGTCTATATAAGGATTTAATAATATAAGACATATTAAAACAATAATTAAGATAATCATCGTGTTTTTACTGAACCTGGTTTAGTTGTTGCCTTCTGTACTGAAGCTGGTAATTTTGACCACCAATTCTGCTTCATCTGTAACCACTCACGCTTATGCTTTGCTTTCATTTTCAAATTAATTAGAATATTTAATTGTAATCTAACTAATCTGCAAAATGACTAGCTTCCACAGCCAATCTATCTGCTAGATTATTATATTCATCTATGTTATGTCCCTTTGTCCATTCAAATTTTATATCTGAACAAAACTCTTTAGCTTTATTATGTACTTTATCAAATAGCTGCCAATAATTCTGGTTCTTCTTGCGTTTCCATCCCTTATTTATACATCCTAAAACGTATTGTGAATCAGATACTACAGTAATGGAATCAAAGTTTGTACTAATGGCATGCAGAGCATAAATAACAGCCATTATTTCCATTTTATTATTAGTTACATTTTTGAAGTGTTTATTAAATTGATAAATTACTTCGTTATCTTTAATAAATACAACTCCAACACCCCCATTACCTGTAGACACTTGACAAGCTCCATCTGTATATATGGTTAATAATTTCCCCATGATTCTACTACGAAGTCAAGAGTTAAATTACCATATAAATAAGTTACTTTAAATGGACCTGAGGCTATACCCTGATAATTACTTTTAGGGTTTTTATGTACTTCTTTAATTACATCATTAAGTAATCTTTCTGCACAGCAATATAAATCGTAAACACTGGGTACTCTGAGTTCATGCTCTGTAAGTATTTTCCAAGGTTCATATCCAATAATTTCTGGTTTGTCCTCTTCTTCATTCTTATAGATAGGCAAACATGGAGAAGCCATAATCATAGCTACTTGCTCAAAACGAAAATTACTCAGAATATCCATTTTTTGATCCTCTAAGCTACCTCTGTAGGCATCTTCCGAATTAATTACTTTTGGTTTTAACATAAATAAATAAAAAGAGCTACCCCTTTCAGAGTAGCTTAATCAGGACACACCATAGAAAACGATGTGCTATCTACAGAATTTACAGTATCAACTTTAGCAGAATCTACTGTATCACAAGTATCGACAGATGTAGAATCTACACTGTCTGTTGTCCTAGAACAACCATTACCACAACTTGAACAGAGGGCAATGATTGCGAAAGCAAAAATAAATAATTTCTTCATAATTAAATAAATTAAATAAATAATAAAGGGTGGAGAGTTTCTCTACCCCTCGATTGTAGGAAATCAACCTCCCGATTTCTCATCTTGAAAAGTATAGGAATTAAAAGTCACTATAATCTTAATTATAGAAGCACCTACAGTTTAAAGAAACATAGGACAAACTAAAGAATATCATAAGGATTAGCAGCACAGACTTAGAATGTGTCTTAGCTTTAGACTCGTTCCCACGACTTAGACTTAGACTTAGACCAAGTAACACCACATAATGCTTTTAACCCGATTATGTTTTAGGTGATACTTAAAAATAAAAATATGTGTGGAAACGACCATTAAATATACCTAATATGTGGTATTGCGACAATCCCGCAATAAATTATATTATTTTCCTATAATATATTTAATGCTAATCCTTAATCTATTCTTATTAATTACTCAGCGAGTAAAGCCTTAATAGACTTATATGTTTCCATCAAAGAATCCGGAACATTAATTTTAAGTTTACTAATCTTTTCTTTCTCAGTAATTATATATTGATTGAATCTTGACTGCAAATCTTCAATTTTGTCAAGCCAATCATTATATTCTTTAGAATAAGCAGTTCTAGCCTTCTGATACTCTTGCTCATTAGCTATATTCTGTTTATTTGCTTCTTCAATAGCATCAGCTTTAATATTATTAAGTTGAGCATTTAAATTTCTATGTTCAGACATTAAAGACAAGAACATACCATTAACTTCAGCGACTTCAACAGAAGGTGTATATCTATATACTACAGTATCTCTACCGGCTCCACTAATCTTATTTGGTTCAGCAATTACTTTATTTAACATTACCTTAGCTCTAGATACAGAGCCTGTTTCATGTATAAATTTACCAATAGCGGCAGCTCTAGATTGCAAAGTAAAATACTTATTTAATTTAATTGCATCTAAATTTTTAATTACATCATCTTTAGTTACCGTAGCTTTTTTACTTGGTGATTTAGGAGTAGGATAATCTTTATATTCTGACCAATCTTGAATACATGTACTTGATAATTCTCCAAGAGCTTCCTCCTTATTCTTAATAGCTTCTTTAAGCCAAGCAATTAATGAATTATATTGTCCTATCTTAATTATAGCATCTTGAATCCATGAAGTATCTGTAGTACCTTTTCCAGCATTTACTGCATTATCAGAAGATACAATACTAGTTATTGTAGTATTATAAAATTGAACAGTATTTAGTGAATCTGTCAATCCTGCAATAACTTCGTTAGCTACATTACAAATATTTTGGGCTTCTGTTGATGTAAGAAACCCATTCTTAAAAAATACATTATTCATGTTCCTATGATATATAATATTTAATTACTTATTAGTTAATAATTGTTAATCAATAAATTCAATAGTATCTACCATTGTATTATATGATACTTTACCATCTTCTAATTCTATAATATAATAGTAGTCCTCCCAAGTCTCTTCTACGCCTTTAAACACACCTACTATATCATGCGATTTACATTTGTGTCCTATAAAAGGCATTAATTCTTGTACTTGAGAACTACAATCTTTAGCATCTTCTGAACTCTTTATTATTCTTCGGGTTTCAAATATGTAAGCTGTTCTAACTCTTTCAAGAGCTCTCATCATAGCATCCTTCTCTTTCGAAGAAGCTTTATCCCAGTCCACAATATATCCCAATGTACTTACTTTAAATATCATCCAAAATTACCTCCTAATGGTGTTTCTGGTTCTAAATTATCTATAAGAACTTCTTGTAATTTAAAAGACTTTCCTTCAACTTCTACATTATTGTATACAAAGTTATAAAGATAGTCAATGGACATAAATCTAGTTGGAGTAGTAATACAATGATCATGTTGAGTATCTTTTTGATACTTTTCAACATGTTTAGTTATATTACCACCTTTATATAATCTATAAACTATAGTTCCTTCCCATTCATTTATAGGAGAGATACCTGTGATGTATAAATCACTATTATTTAAATGTACCTGTTGTATTATCACTATAATTGTATTTTTTGAATTTCATTGGATTCCAAACTTTTTATATAATTATATACTTTACTAAGATTTCCTCCACTAAATGGAGTTTTATTACTGAAGATTAATATCTTATATAGATTTATAGCCTGTATAAAACTTACCTTATTCTCTTTTAAATATTTAGTAAATATAGTGCTAAATCCACAAGATTGCTTAAAATATTGCATGATTGCTTGTTTAAGACACTTTATTTCTGAATTTGACCAGTACTCTTCTTTCTTTTTAAATATCTTATTTGTTGCAGAATCCCTTATAGGTCTTGGTATATATAAAGTTTCTGGTAAAATTAATTCATCCTTCTTGACAGCATCAGTAAATTTTATAGCCGAAGTATTTAACAATTCGTTAACTTGTGCATAGTGTATTATAAAGTCTATAGTATTAGAAGCATTAATTATCATAATCTTAGCACTTCCTTTTATAAATACAGCATAGTTAATGGAATCAAATACAGAAGACTTAATTATTTGTAAATCCCCAGTACTCTGCTTTGCCATATGGTCCGAATATCTAATCTCTAAGTTTTTATAATAGAAATATAAAGAATTACCATTCTGCCCATTGTCTTTTAATGTACAATTAACCCATAGCCATTTTTCAAGTTTATTCATTTCCTTTAATCTGTTAAGTATTAATCTATACAAAAATAGCTCACCTAAATTAATAGATGAGCTATTATAAGTTGCAGAGTGTTGGAATCGAACCAACGACCTCCAGCTTATGAAACTGGCGAGCTACCACTGCTCCAACCTGCGATATTAAAAAGAGCTTCAAGTAGGATTTAAACCCACAACCTGCACTTTACAAGAGTGCTGCACTACCGCTGTGCTATTGAAGCTTAAACAAAAAGCGAATATGGCATTAGACGGGCAAACTATCATGACCATATTCTAATAATACATTGAGCTATCAGGCATACTCGTGGATTGCCGCCGCTACCTCTAACAACCACCTAGTTAAACGCTAGGTGCTCTCCATTATTTGCGGAATATAAGGGACTCGAACCCTTAGTTTTACTAGAGTGACAGTCCAGTTCCCTTACCAACAGGGCTTAATACTCCGGGCGCCTCTTGTGTACACATTTCTTTTCGAGAAGGTGATGAACCTTAGAAATAAGAGGCATATATTTAAATTTACTCTCCCAACATCAGTAAGTACCCCTTTGGCACTTACTAGTAGAAATCTAATTAAATAACTGTAAATGGTAATACTCGATAGTCTTTAACATCGTACCAAGCTGCTACAGTTTTCATTCCTTTCCACCATGATTTGATAATTCTTTTCATACAGTTTAAAATTTAATTGTTAATTAAATAATCTAATTGTATAGAAGGAAGAAGAAGAAGTAAACATCGTGCGGGATGTGGGAATCAAACCCACGCAAGCCTTCTGGTTGGAAGCCAGATATGCGCCTTCAGCTACACTAATCTCGCATATTTATTAGTGGACCACGGTGGGACTCGAACCCACGACATCTACCTTGCAAAAGTAGCGTTCTAGCCAGCTGAACTACGAGCCCAAATTGAATATAATTCTTTAATTAATTATTTATTAACTTAACACATCAACAGTATATTAAATTACTGAATTTAAATAGTTAATAAATATTAAATATATTTATAGTACTATTCATATAGGTAGTCTTTGCCTTAAACGGCAAGTTCTCTACGAGAACAATATAAGAGCATTTCCTTCTCTCCAAGTTAAGAAATGTTAAAAATTCTAAACAGAGATTAAGAAATGCTCTCCACCTAAATAATCACACTACTTTGCAGATGGATGACTATTTGTAGATGTTGTCTCACTAAAATAATTATCTTGGTTCATAATTTAATCTTGTTAATAAATTCATTATATTTATCAATAAATTCTTGCTCTGTAATTATATCACCCCTGTTAGCCAAAGTTAAAGATTCTTCGCAATATGAAATAGAACCAAATTTGTTAGATTCTCTTAAGTGCAATTCTAGAATAGTACAGTTACATTCATTAACCGAAATGATTTTATACCAATACATGTCTTCACCATAATCGCAATATCTATATCTATTTTTGGATAATTCAGCTTTCAATATTGTATCTTGTATCTCACTTTGTTTAACTAATAGGTCAGCTATCTGTTTACTTATGTCTTTTAAAGTTTCAGAATCAGTCATTAAATAATTTTTCAATAGATTTCTTATAATCTGCATTCTTATTCATAAAATATATCGTAAGAACAGTATTAATTATAGGACAGTATATAATTACTAGAATTAATAAATTTGCTTTAACACGTTTTTCTACCCTACGATCTTCCATATAGAATATACTAAAGAGATAAAAAACAAGTAAAACAAATGCTCCCATAGCTATTACAGGCATATTACAATTCCTTAATATTGGAATCTTCAGACTTTCCTAGATATATCTCATTTATAGTACAATTACTTGTGCGAAATTGTTCTATAAAACGTATTTTACCAATAATCCTTGGAGACTTATCTTGATAATCACATATAGTAGGAATATATGCAGTCTTTAAACAATCCCAATGAGTTATGACAATGTTAAATTTACAATGATAAGTTTCACGGTAATTATCTAAACAATGTCTTTCAATAGCTCTTTCGAATAAAGTATAGTCAAAAGGACCCGTCTTAAACTCTCCTTGTGGTCCATCATTAGTATTTGATGGTTCTTCTAGAGTAAAATATGTATCCAAGTCCATAGAATAAGGATTGTACCCATTTCCATGTCTAGTTAAATATGGACGCATAACTAAGTATACCTCTGCATTTTCTAGACACTTTTCTTGGATTCCATTTAATCCTACTTTGCTAGGAGTACAATGAGGCATAAATCCTCTTTCCATATCTAGAAGGAGACCTTGAGAACCCTCCCAAATAACAGTATCAACCTCATCAGGATAATAAGTTCCAATTATAAAGGTCTCTGGGTGTTCTTTAATAAAGGTACAAGCCTCTTTAAAAAGATCATCTAATTCAGTGTCTCGTTCTAGATTGTGATAATCCCTTATAGTTTGTAGAATTACATCTGTATATTCATTTATATAAGGGCACATACGAGCACTATAAGTTACATTATCTTTGTTTCTTTTAAAACAAGCATGTATTCCTTTACCACAAGTTCCATTATACTTTACTCGTCCATCCATAGAATCAGCTAATACATCATAAGGTGTAATAACTCTACAGTTAGGATTTATATATAACTTAGGAACTTCAATACCTTCATTAACTAAGACCTTATACTCATTATAGATACATATCGGGTCAATGAATACTTCTTTATATAGACAAGTTGGTACTCCTAGTAAAACACCACTTCCCCAAGAAGAACATACGTGTGATTTACCTTTATAAACCACACGATGCCCAGCTTGTGGACCTCCACTAAATCTAATGACAACAGGTTTATGGCTATTCATACATAACCATTGTACTACATTACCTTTACCCTCATCACCAAATAGAGATCCAAGTACTATCTGATTACGAATTTGTTTGCTGTCCATAGCTGTTAGAAACAATACGAGCAATAGATTCACCTACGTGCTCTTTATCTGAAATAATAAGATTATCCCCTACATAAGCACCGTCACTATTCTTAAAGCAGAGCACACCATCAGTAATACTAATCTTAGCACCCTCTTCAGCCTGCGGCATAAAATCATCGTACATGTCTTTAGTTAAATCACCAAAGACATCACTCATATCCATTTTTCCAAATTGTTCCATACTTGAAATATTTTTACCTATAGTATTAATTTGTTTACCATTAATCTCAGAAATTGTTACTGTCTCATAACTTTCTTGTTCTCTAGAACTTGCATAAGTCCAGACAACTTGAAATTTACTGTCATAACCTACAAGTTGTACTAAATCACCTCTTTTAAGTCCTGGACACTCATTAGCTACTATATATGGTACAGTAGTTTCTGAATTCATTCTCTCAGGACTTAATTTAGTATTTGTAAATATACCTCTAATTATCATAATTATAAACTATTAAGTATATTTTTATATCTATCTAAATATTTAGAACCTAATGCAGACATTATCTTATAAAATCCTGACCTAAATCCATCATCAGAGCTAACTAATTGTTTTATGCTCTTTATATAATAATCAGGTATATCAGATCTACATTCATGTTGCATTAAGTTTCTAACTAGTGCCATTTTATTTAATATTTCACCAGCTGCCTTAGCTTTATCTTCAGTCATACTTTATTATAGCTAAATATATTAATAAGATGATTAAAGTCATTCCTAGCATATCTATAAACATTCAAATAGCCCTAATAGATTTAAATGGATAACGTTTCTGATCATAACTACTAATGAAGTTTTCTTTTACTTTAGCTTCATTAATACCTGTGAGTCTAATGGTTTGTTCTTTGTTTTTTAAAGAATCAAAATAAGTTATTTCAAATTTCATATAAAAGATTCTCTGTTATTAAATTTATTTTGAGCATCAAGTACTCCTTCTTTATCTGTAATATCTACAATAAGTCCTATTTGTCGTAACCAAACATCAAATGGACCACTGTACCCCTGGTCACCAACCCAACCTCCTTTACAAAATACTATCTTCTTCCAAACGAAGATAGCACATAATATCCCATCAACTTCACATAAATGTTTGCCTTCTGGAATATCTAAGAATGTTGGAGCTAAACCTATCCCTTCTCGATAATATCTAGATATTCGAGTATGAAATACATCATCCTGCATAACTACTGAATCAGTTTCATAATTAGTAGACAGTTTACCGTGCAAATAAAAATCAGGCTGATAAATCCAATTCTCGTTTCGACTACTTAATGGCTTAAATTTAATCATTTATGTTTCTTTTTCCATCGAAACCATAAACCTAATACAATACCAATTATAAACCAAACTAGTATTGTAATAATAAAGGTTCCAATATTAAGTACAATCATAATCTAATATTTATAGAGAGGACTAGCTATTAACCAGTCCTCTCTCGTTAATTACTTGAATAACTTTTTAATCCAATAGAAAAGCTCTCTACAAACTGGTACAATTGCAGTAAGACCTACAATCTCTAACCATGTTTCAATACTTAATGGTTCTGTTCTGAACACATCGCCACCAAATTGAACTATCAAAATTTGACCAATAAATATAACCAAACATATTCCAATAAATGCAGGATTACTTAACAAACCGTTAAAGATACTTCTGTCTTGTCCAAATACTCTTGCATTAAACAAGTTCCAGAATTGCAACATAACAAAGATAGTGAAGAACTCTGTAAGGCTATATGTATTACTAATCAGCAAATATAATAATATGCCAAAATACAAAATACTTACACCAAAGATTTCATACCACATTCTCTTAGTGATAATAAATGCCTTAGGATCACGAGGCTGTTCAGACATTACTGCTTCATTAGCTGGTTCCGTAGCTAATGCTAAAGCAGCAAAAGTATCCATAATTAAGTTAACCCACAGCATTTGGATAACAGTGAATGGTAAGTCTACTCCAATAAATGGACCTACACAAGCAATACCAATAGCTACAACATTTACAGTAAGCTGGAAGAGAATAAAGTGCTGAATATTCTTATACAAGCTTCTTCCCCACTTAACTCCTAAGATAACGGAAGGGAATGAATTATCAAGAAGAATAACATCAGCTGCATTCTTAGCAATATCAGTACCATTATTCATAGCTACACCTACCTCAGCTTGGTTAAGAGCGGCTGAATCATTTGTACCATCACCAGTTACGGCCACTACTTCTCCCATACTTTGGAATCTCTTAACAAGTGTCTGCTTGTCTTCAGGTTTAGTTCTAGCAAATACATCTACCTTACGTAAATTAGTATCTGTCTGGGTTTCGACTTCCTTACCAAGCATCGTATTAGGAGTTTGAGAGATATTAGCTTGGGCAGCAATAGAAGCAGCTGTTTCAGGATTATCACCTGTCACAATCTTAACTTTAATTCCTGCGTTTCTAGCAGCCTGAATTGCATCAGGTACATTACTTCTCACTGGGTCTTCAATAGCTACGTAGCCATCCCATATGAAGTCCGAGAGGGTATTTATATCAGAACCGATCTTGTGTGCAAAAGCAATACATCTTCTGCCTTTAGATTGTTGTTCTGCAAAATTAGGTATGTTCTCATTAGAGCAGAAATTCATTACTATTTCTGGAGCACCCTTAATATAGGTAACTGTCCCATCACTAGTAATCATATATTTATTCTTAGAATTAAATTCTACTCTACCTGTTATATGAGTTTTATTTCTTTTATCAGTGATATCAACTGATTTTTGTACATATTGCAAACAAGCCCCCTCCGTAGGATTTCCTACTACTTCTCCAGTAGGACTAAGATTAGCAGTAGAATTAAGTACAATATTATTTATAACAGCATTTCTATCTGTAAAGTCCTGGAATACTACTTTCATTTTATTCTCTGTAAGAGTTCCTGTCTTATCAGTAAGAATAAGAGTTGTAGCACCAAGAGTTTCACAGGCATGCATCTTTCTAATAAGATTATTAGCTTTAGCCATTCTCTTCATAGAATAAGCAAGAGCAAGAGTTACTGCCATAGGTAAACCTTCTGGTACTGCTACTACAATGAGTGCTACTGCAATCATTAAGAATTGTAAGCAATCATTTACAATATCAATAGCATCTTTGCCCACATATCCCTGCTCTATAAATATATAACGTATAGCAAGAGACACAATAAGAATACCTGCAGCTGTGAATGCTATCTTGTTAATTAAGCTAGCTAATCCATTAAGCTGTTTGTTAAGAGGAGTTTCTACATCAGTAATAGAAGATGCTTCTCTAGCAGTCTTACCTACTTCTGTTTCATCTCCTACTGCAAATACTTCGCCTACACAAGTACCTTCTGCTACGATAGTGCTTTTATAAATTCTATTTGTAGGATAGGTAGCAGTCTCTGATTCAAAATTAGTTTTAGTTACAGAATTTGTTTCTCCAGTTAAAGAAGCTTCACTTACTTTCAAATTGCTATATTCTTTAACAATAATATCAGCAGGAACTTCTTCACCGGCTTCAAGTATTACAATATCCCCTACAACTAAGTCCTTACGAGCTACTTGAATTACTCCATTATCTCGTCTTACCTTAACTAGAGTATCATCACTGCTAGTTAAAAGAAGGTCAAACTTCTTAGCTGCTGACCAGGTATTCCAAAAACCAATACCTACAGCTAAAGCAATAGCTACAATAATACCAATAGGTTCTGTAAACTCACCCTTTACAAATCCTAAGGCAATAGATACTGCAGCTGCAATAAGTAATATTACGATAAGCGGATCTTTAAATCCATCAAATAACATTACATACCAAGCATCTCTCTTTGGAGGTGTCAATACATTAATGCCATGTCTAGCACGTGAATCTTCTACTTCTGTTAAGCTAAGACCGTAATTTATATCTGTCATTTTTTCTGTTATTATAATTAATTAAAGAAATGCAATTGTTGGACGCTTCATAGCATCAATTGAAGTCCAACCTCCGAACTCACCAACTGCCTTAAAGCGCCATTCACCATCCTTCTTATAGGCAATACCAAGGATAACCGCCTGCTTATCAGAAATCTTAGTACCCTCTTTGCCGTCTTCAAGATTAAACTTAGCTAAGACATTTACAGGAGTATTAGTGTTTCTCTGTACTTGATCACCAGTATAGATACGAAGACCCATATAAGGAATCTCACCAAATGTCTGATGTGTAAAGTTATTGAGAGTAAATGCAATATACTCAACACGTGGGTCAAGTTCATTCAAGCATACCTCAATAGTCTCATTATCAAGACCATCATTACCATTGGTGTCACCTGAGCGGTCATCACCACTATGACGGATACCTGGAGCACTCAAATTGTAATAAGCTACTTCGCCAATACAATTCTTATTGGCATCATACAGAAGAACAGTAGAATCCAAATCTACTTTCTCAACAGACCCACCAATACCGAACAGTCCACGATGCTGAATGGCGCCCCAATTTGAACCAAAGTACAACTTACTCAAACCATTGTTAGACTCTTTAGACAGATTAATTCTGCCACCTTTACTTAAATTAATCATAAAACTTTACTAAATAATTGTAAATTACTAATTAACTAAAAATGGGAGTACCTAATTAAAGATACTCCCTTATAGAATCAAGAATTAAAACCGAATTAACTTAATTAATTAAATAGCTGGAGCATCTGGCAAGATGAGTCCATAGCCACGAAGAATATCACGATAGATAACGTTCTGATAGCTACCCTTATCTTCTCCAAGAGCCTTGAACTTCCAATCACCATTATGGCGATAAAGTTGGCAAAATACAATACAGCGAGACATACTTGCATCCTCAGTGAGATCAAACTTAGCCAGAGGAGTAGTATTACCTTTAGCATACAAGTTGCAATAAGCATTGTTAACCATACCAAAGTTCTGCTGACGATTCTTAGCATCGTGAATATTAACTAAGATAATAATTTTCTGGACATCTGCAGGAACCTTAGTGGTATCTACTACAATTGTCTCATCATCTCCAGCACCAGCACCTGTACGATTATCGCCTGAATGCTTAATAGCATCTTTCCAATTTGGATTATTGTAGAAAATGAAGCCATCATCAGGATCTACTGCTTTATCCTGAGCATTCAAAGGAATAGTAGCTACATCCAAATCAAATTCTACACCTGCCTGAGTTGCTATATCCCAACCCAAACCAATTGAAAACTCTGTTACACCATTTGCTTCTTTAGCGAGGTTGATGTTACCTCCTTTACTTAATTGAACCATAATTGTGAATTTAATTAAAATTTGCCGCAAAGTTTACGGCTAATTATAGTCATAACTTTATCATAAGTTAACTTTTTAGCTTCTTTCTCAGAATAACCTTCTATAATATAAGAATCTACTATTTTCTCAATTGCAGCATTCATTTCAGAGAATAAGTACTTTTGTTCTTTAGTTAACTTATCATCGTATAAATAAGATTTATTCATCTACTTGTAAATCCGCCTGAGTACTTTCTAAGTAATCCTTATTATCTAAGTCTTTAATAAGATTAACTAAGTCTTCCACAGTCTTTAGATTCTGAACTTTATCATCTTTAATAGGATAACCAAACTCCTGTTCACATTCAATGATAATTTCTACTAAATCAAGACTGTCTATGTACAAATCATCGAAAGTATCTGCACTAGTTATTTTTTCGCTTTCTATTCCAAGGACTTCACTAACAATGCTTATTACTTTTTCTTCTATACTCATTATATATCTTCCCTTTTAGTTTTAAACACATGCTCTGTATGAGTAGAAGTAAATCCTGGATTATACTGCAATTTCTGAATACCAAGTACTTTATTATACATCACATTAGGAAAAGAATCCAACATAGAGTTCTGCTGTCTTACTGTTTCCATACATGCTTCTTCTAACTTGTAATACTCTTCTCGTTGTCCATTTACAAACCCAGATAAATCACCATAAAATTTAGTAAATTCAGAATAAGGAATATTTTGATTCTCTTGAAGCCATTTCCAAGTAACTTGTGCTCCATCATGTCTTCCTTCCATAATCATATTAGTGACTTCTAAGAAAGTATTCTTGTTTAATTCACAAATTTCATACTTCTGAAGATACACTTTCCATAATTTATCGAAGAACATTTTACGAGCATACTGTTGCTTGTCTAGCTGATTGGTATATTCAATATTCTTATTATACAATTTTATTATAGCACCAATAGGACTTATAAACCAACACAATATAATAATTCCAGGAATTACAATCCACTTTTTCTTAATATTTACATTTGAATAGTCTTCCCTCTCATTACCAAATGTATATATAGCAGTTATAGCTAAAACAAAGGTCGCGATAAATAAAATCCACTGAATAATACAATGACAGAAACCCATTCTTATAGCGTTAGGGGAACCCTCTAAGGTTAATAGACCTTTATCACTAATTATATCATCTAATATCTGTGTATTCCACAAATATAAAAACAGGATAGCACATATAATAGATGCACCTAAAAATAATAAACCATGCTTAATATTATTCTTCATATTATTTAATTAAAAATTTATTAAACTTATCGTGAAGAGGTTGAAATTCCTTTCTAAGTTCTACTAGTTCTCCCATTTCTTCTATAGAACTAACATCACTTAGTTTAATGTTATTAATCATATTCAAAGCATCTCTAAGATGACATTGAATACCTTTTATTAAAGTGTCATTTACCATAATTAAGATTCTATAAAGAATATTACAATTAAAAAGATAAGTACAATAAGTGCTGTCGTTTTACAAAACTCAACGAGTTCCATATTCTGTACGGCAAGTACACTTTCTATTATACCAAATAGCAATAAAACACTGCTTCTTATTATAAGTTTTTTAATCATCACCTAATAAACCTAATTTCTCTAATTTGGGGGTATCATCAATATGTATCTCCAATGGGTACTCCACATCTTTGATGTCTCTCATAAATTCCATATGTATAGCTCCATAATAAGCATCTGAATAAGCTTTTCGTAAAAGTCTTAAAAATAAATCAGTAGATAAAGTAATAGTACCATTAACTTCTTCTAACCCTTCTAAATACTTACGACACCATTCATATGATGCAACTTTAGATAAGGGCTGTGAAGTACACATAGCAAAACCATCAAAATCAGGACATTTTGGACAATTTAATTTAGCCATAATTAATTTATTTAAGAATCTTAACCTTTACATGTCTTATACTAATTCTTTTAGAGTTTTTGGGGTGTATCAATATATCGACTCTATGTTTAAATCGTTTATTAGTAACATCCCTAACTTCATACACTCCAAATCCCTCTATAAACACCTTTTTAGGCTTATTCTTTGGAAATAAATAAAGTAAATCGCGGGAAACTGCACACCACTTAATGTGACCCCTTTTCAAATGACGTAAATTAATTTTAGAACCATCAGCTGTAACTAATGGTTTACTGTCACATTGACTCTTTACAGGTTGATAACAAGTAAGAGTTACATGAGTAGTTGTTTGGCAGAAAGCCCCACTCATGAAGCTTAATAATAATAAAAATATTAATATCTGTTTCCTCATTTAATATATCTGATTAAACTTACCTGAAGCATTCGTAGAATACCCAGATTTAATTATATAAATAATAAAATGGTTATAACAAGTTACAATATATCCCTTCTTAGCATTTATATAGAATATAGGACGGTCATCAAATTCATCACCTATTTTAAGATACTTTATTTCTTTATTTACACTTACAGAATCTGTACGAATATAAGCACCTGCCATAGTGATTTGAGCATCCCGTTCCTCTTCAGTTAATTTAGAAGGGGACTTTCTTTCTATTTTACGAGTTACTTCACGACTTCTAATTATTTTCTCAAATAACTGCTCATTAATATTCTGAACATTACTAAGAGAACCAGACTCTAACTCTATAGACTCTACTAAATAAGTAAAATCAGAGAACTCAAGATTAAAATTCTTACGGATTAAATCTATTTTGTCAACACCATGAATATTAACTTCCTGAGCGAGAGCCTTAACTAAATCAACAGTAACTATTTGCATCTGTCTAATTAAATCCAGTACTGGTTCTATTGCATCTTTGTCAATTAAAATATCATTAAGTAACTCAAGTGTGGTTTCTTTAGGTAAATTGCCAAAAGAACGTACATATCTAATACGTGATGGACGACCTAATAAATTATTATTAATTTCTAACTCATTAGTGGTAAGTAGGAATATTTTACGATATTGTGAGTTGTGCACACCATCCATAAAAGAAAGCACTGATGAGGATTCCCTAAATTCTTTTTCGTATTCATCAAAGAAGAAAATACAATCAAAGTTAATTTGAGTAGCTAAGAATTTAAGCATGTCATCTACTTCCTTACAGGATTTAACAATAATAACTGGAAGTCCAATACGATTACAAAGCTCTTCTGCAGTTACTGTCTTACCTGTTCCCTTGATTCCATTAAATAATACGCCTAAATTACCAGTAGTATTATTGTAAGTCTTTATAAAATGATCAATAAACTTGTTATTAATACCATATAATTTGTAATTAAATACAAAAGAATCTCCAAGTCTATTTAAATAATAACCTGTCATTGATTCTTTAACTTCATAAATTCCTTTAGGTAATCCTTCAGGATGTGCTTTTGTTGTGGCACTACCCTTTATAAAAGTATTACCGTCTTGAATCCAAATGTTTTGTTCCATAATTAACTAAATTATTTAAAATTATTTAATTGTTTCACCTACTCTGTAATCGTCCCCATCACACACACGAATAGTTTTAATCTCATATCGATTAATTTTCTTATTATACATTCGTATCTTGAAAGTATAATGCTCTATATGTATTGTTTTTGATATTATTACCCCTCCCTTATAATTCAATATAGAATCTTTATATTGAACTGGAGGACCACAAGATACTAATAAAGATAAAATTACTAATACTATTACTTTCATAATAATTAAACACAAAAATCCCTGAACTAAATAAATAGTCCAGGGATTAAAATAACGTTAAATAATAAAAACAGTTCTATGAACTGGTGGAGCTAGACGGTACTGCCCCGTCGTCTTGCCTATTTGCATCAAAACGTTCTTACAGCATAGGTTTTAAAGACTTTCCTTGTCTTAGGGTTGACAAGATTAACATTGTCAACTTCCACCACTCTGTTCCTAAAGTATACAGAGAACTTATAAGAAATGAAAGAATAGTGCACCTTTCTGTTCCTAAGCAAGTGCTGCTCGGCTTCTCAGGCTGCAATAGCGTAAGAAGCGGAAGTGTTATTTACTTCGCCAATTAATTTTTTACTTGTCTATCCAAGTTGTCTTGCTGTGTTTCTTATCTCCTAGACAATCAAATACTAGTTTAGCCCCATACTTAAAAGAGTCCTAAATTAGAACTCTTTAATATCTTCTGATTCTTCGGCTATATGGAAAACCCATATCGTACCAATCATCTGGATCTATTCTATCTTCATTACCCATAATTTAAAACTTAATTAATGTTAAAAACTAAATTGAATATCTCTATTGACATCTAATAATCCTCCTTGCCAATTAGATTGAATATCCATACTGAACCATGTACCATATTTAGTTCTTGCAAACCAAATAAGATGATTGTCGTACTTAGGAATATAACAACCTATAAAATAGTCAGTATCTCCATTCCATATCCAACTACAGTTAAGAGCACTATTTATTAAATGTATCTTTAGATGTATATCAGCCCTATTAAAAGGAATTACTTTCTTTACATAAGCTTTATATAATCTACTTGGCGAACATTTACCATCGTCAAAGAAATTATAAATCTGTCTCTTTTTCGGAATCATTAATCATATACTGTCTTAATATATTTTCATTAACTATACCATCATTTTCTCTAGTGAGATTGTCTAATAGTTCCAAATCAAATTTTTCTTTTCGAAATTTAAAACATTGTCTTAATATAGCTTCATTAACTATATTCTCATTTTCTCTTGCAAGTTTATCTAATAACTCTAGATTAAATTCTTCCTTTTGAAATTTAAATTGAATCCAATTAGGTTCAAATTCTCTGTAATCTAGATGAGACAGAGGTTCATCTGTATTTAATACATATTTAACTAGTCTAGTTAAACGTTCTCCAGCTAGTTTAGATACCACAAAACCAGATAAATCATAACCTACACCTCTACTTCTCCAATATTCACCAACTTCAGGTTTAGAATCCGGAGCAACATAGAACATTTTATAATAATCTGAAGACTCTAAAGTTACATAAGTACCTAACTGACTACTACAACATATACCTAAACCAATATTAGAATACAAATTATTATCACGCTCTAATGTAAGAAATACTGGAACTTTATAAGGGTCTAAATTATTAATCTCACAATGATGCAATGCAGTATGTGCATACTCAAGTAATTTAGACACTGATATAGTACTTAGTTTAGTATCTTCTTCACTTTTGTTCTCTTTAATGGCAGCATCAGAACATCTAGTGTGCCAATTTTTCTATTTATCTCCTTCTAAATACATAGCAATTAACTTATATAATACAATAAAAAAGTCATAGAAACAATTAATATTCCTATCATAATAAAGAATAGAATTACAAATTGAATATCTGCATTCATATTATAAATACTTAATCACCTCCAGGCAGGCTATCTAAATACTGAGGAATAGTTACTTCTGTATTATTCTTCTCTTTTTCAAGTTGCTGAATAGCATTTGACTGTCTATCTACAATTATTTGCAATTCCAGAATTTTTGCTTTCTGATAATAGTAGCTAGGAACTGACCAAGCTAAAACAATTATAAAACAAATTGTTGGTAATATCCAAAGTTTATTCATATTTTTTTATTTTTTTTATTTTTAACCCCAAATTACATAAACTCCATGTTCACCCTTATAACGAAGACTAATCTCAAATCCTAACTCTTTAAGGTAATTATAATATTTGTCAACATTAGTTGTCGGAAGTATAGAACCAATCCAAGCTGCATAATTACCTTTACTAGCTTCTTTAATTATAGCAAAGTTTATTTGATCTAATATATGCGGGTCTAATACAGCAGACCTAGATATAGTCTTTGCTTCTGTTGCTTTAATCATAACTTTTTAATTTTTAAACTGGCATCCTTAAACCATACATTAAGTCTATCTATAGCACTATCCCATTCAGATTGAGAACAGACTTTATAATATTTTAGGAAGTCAATATTATCTGAACTAAACTGATATATACCAACAGATTTACCATTTGGAGTAACTTTAGTTACTATATATTTAAAGTGAAAATTATCGTTGATAGTTATTTTTAGATAATTTACTTTATCTTTATAATAAGGATTTAGTTTAAGAGACATTTCATCAGTTTGTAATCTCTTAGCTTTTATTTCCTTTATTACTCTTTCTATAGTATCATCTAGAACTTCTCTTTGACTCAGAAGACTTTCTCTGAGTTCTTCTAGGTCTTCTGTTGACATTTCTGAATAATTGCTTATATTTTCTGTTTTCATACTTTATATATCAAATTCGTTACCAACAACTACCATATTTTCAGAAGGATAGTGAACTAAGAAATCCTGCCCAAAATAGAAAGCGGCAGCTTTACTGTCCCAATTAATACTACCTCTTCTCTCAGCATTGTTATCTCTGTATATAACTATATCCCCCCTCATAGATAGGTGTTCCGTTCTTGTCTGTCAGTCCTGTAAATATACAGACAGTAGAAGCATCAACAATTGCAGAAAGATATTTATGCCTTCTTATATAAATTCCGTTACTTTTGCGAATCAAATCACCTTCAATCCATTTTCCGCTATTAAGATTTTTTGCCTTGAACTTGATATTTTCTATTTTCATAAGCTATAATTTTTTTAATATTTTTACATTTTTAATTAATGGTTCACCATCAGTACCAGTTTCATCTAACAAATCACCAGTTACTAGATATTTATTGCCAGTAAAGTATTTTACATTATATATAAAATCATTAAATGCCATCTCATTTGTTGGAAATGGAAGAACGGGAGAGTATGTTCCATTTATATTTTTATGAGCTTCATAAACAGACACACCCTTTTCTTTACCTATTACTTCATTATTATTGTTCCATATAGATGAACATGCATCTTCTGGAATTTCACCAAATCTATAGAATATCATTTATTTTTTCAAGTTCTATACTACTAAATGCCAAAAATATCCATCTACTAGTTGAGATATATCGGGTTCTAAACTTTTTAGGTCTTTGAGAATGGAGTATGTAAATTCTTCTAAGATTTCTAAGTTATTATCGTTATTATTCATGTTCATTTTTCTCTAATACCTAGAATATCGTTGATTTTCCTTTCAATAAACTCATCAGAAGTATTTTCTTTTATTAGAGCATCAATGTCAGGCAACTCTACATCAACTTTATCTTCTTGTACTTTTGAAGTGAACATACCAATTACTAATTTTGCCCAAGGACTATTAGCCATATTTGTTAATGAATCCTTTTGGATTTCATAAGCTTTCTTTAATTCTCCATTATCACGGAAATATCTGAGAACATCTGTTAATGCAGCAACAAAGTTTTTGTCAGACATTGAATTGTTTTTAGCCTCTTCCAGTTTAATCATTAGAAAAAGCAATGATGAATGTAAATCTGTTTTGCTCATAACTATTCTTCTTTTATACCAAATGGAGTTCCATCTGCAAATGTGTATTCTTTAATAGCATCTGAATAATTAATACTATCATTAACATCTGTTATAAAACTATATTCGATTGTTCCTATTAGTTTAGTCCACCCAAACGGCTGGTGTTTTTGCATTTCATTCCAGCACTCTTCTGCATCCTTAAATGGACGGTACTTTGGTTCTGGCTTGATTCGATATTCTATATTATCCCAGTACCCTATTTCTTTTATTTCCGTCCAATCATTCATACCTTGCCAGCTTTTGCTTAATGCACTTGGTTTAGTTCTACATTCAATTGCCTTTCCTTCTGCAAATGCTTGCAGAATAGGATAAAATTCTTTAGCTTGATTTCTGTCCATAATCAATCCTCCATTATAATTCTTCATACATTTTTTGATGTTGTTCTAAACTCATTGTAAGTCTCTCAATAGCCATATCTTTCAATTCTTTAAAAGATATGAACATAAAAATGAAAGTTTTTTCATACCCATTATATCCTAGCCCATTAGACAATGTGATGGTTTCTTCTGTTGCATCTACAGCTTCCTTCCAATACTTAAGAGCCTTCTTGTCTTTTTCAATTAAACTTCTTAAGTTTGTAGCTTTGTTATAAATTTCTTCTGTCATATCAATCCTCCAACTTTTTAATTAATAAATTACTTTTCTTATCAAATAGTTTATAACCACTACGGAGATACCAATCTAGAACAAATTCATCAGATTCTTCTTTGACAAATTCTAATCCGATTACCTGCACTCCATTCAACTTAGCTTGTTGTTCTGCTAGTTGCAATAAGTGTTGTGCGACACCCTTTCTTCTATGATTATTATCTACAAAGAGTGCATATATTAGAGCATCAGCTTTGCCGAAAAGATCACTAACATATAATGGAATAAATATTTGAACCGAACTGAGATTTTCTTCATCGGTTATTAAAATTCTGATTTCATCCTTCCATGTCTGCTTTTGTATCATCCTCTAACTTTTTAAATTGATTTTTATAAAAGTCTGGAACTCTATTGACTTCCCACCAAGAACCATCTTCATCTCCCCAAGACACAATCCATACTGGTTCTTTAGTATCTTGACAATATACAGTACCTAAAACGTCATCATGCCAAAAGACAGAATCTACTTCAAAGTCTAAGTCCTCTAAAGTGATATAGACTTTACAGGAAAATATATTTCTATCTTCATTATAGCGTCTAGCAAAAGCTTCATCACTATTTACTAAGTCTATTTTAAGTATTTCTAGATTATTCTTTTCGACAATCTCTAGAATTGACTTTTTGACATTTATTTTACACATATCTATCCCCCTTATTACTATAGTCCAAATATATTCTCATTGTCAAATATTTTATTCTTCTAACTCTTTTTGAATATCATCTAACATCTCTGAAACCTCATCTATAGGTAAATTAGAATCAAGATCAGGATGATGGATTCTATAATATAGGTCTCTACGAAACTCAATAATTTTATTTATAGCAGTAATTTTACTCATCTATTAATTCAAGTTTATTATTAAAATATTGGATGTCTTTTAGTTATAGTGAATTTGGATAAATCTTGAACATTCTTAATATCGGGTTTTGACATAGTAGGACTAAGCCAATAATCATATCTAATATATAATCCATCGTAGTCACTAAGTAACCAGCATTTACGTCCATTTGAAATATCTACCAACTCATCGTCTATGCATACAATATTTCCTTGACTATCTTTAAGATTTGTAGTTCTCTTTATTCTATACCAATAAGTTAGAACATCCTTAGTTTTCTCATTAATATATACAGAAAAGTCTTGTGTACTTCCATAAAGTACATTATAACCAGGATGCTCAGTAAATATTTCCTTCTCTGTAGCTTCAAGCTCTTCCCAAGAATGAACTATTCTGTACAGTTTCTTATTTAAATACACAAAGAACTCCATTTTTACTATTTTGCCAATACTCATTAATTAATATATTTATAAGAGAGTACTACCTATAATAATGGCTGTAGTTATAAATATTAATATAGCCCATCCTAATGCTTCATCTTCTTCTGTCATACTCTTTACTTTTTATGATGATTATACTTTTTGATAGCATCCTTCTTAGAAGCTGCCATGATTTTAATTCCCTTAATAGTAAACTCATGTTGCTCCTTTGGCTGACACTTTTGCTTATCAGAAGGAATGTTGCCTTTAGGAATAGCTAATGGTGTATCTCCAAAGCATGCAGGGAAATCGCCTATTAGATAGTCCAATTCAGTTTGCATGCCAATCATTGATAATAATCCACTCATATTAATCTCCTTTCTTTGGAAGTAAATCATCAATATAAAGCCATTGAGTAGCTTTTTTATATTTAATGATATATTTCCATTCATTTCCATCAATTATTTTATTTAACCCATATCCTTTGAATATAGTTTTATATAAAAATACACGTCCTTTCTTTGGCTCTTCACTAACCGGATGCCACAAGTCCTTCAAAAACTCTTCTTGCATCCACTTAGCACACTCCATAAAAGCATCTTTATAACAAGCTTGAAAATAATCCGAAATATATGATTCTTCTGAATGTTGCTTAGCAGCATCTTCTATTTTCTTATCGTCCATCATATTTTTAAGTTTTATAGTGACCTCCACGACCAGTATTGTTCTGGGGCTAAGAAGGTATATGGGCATAAAGCCTTAACTTACTTTCGCTCATTCTGTGTCGTGGAAGTTGTATTATTCAAAATTATCTGTCGTACCTAGAAGATGTTCATTACCTTCGTAAGGAATACAATACTTACGACCAAATCCGATACAACGAAAAGGATATTGTGATTCTTCTCTATAATGAGAAAAGAGGTCAGCTTCCCATACATCATCTTTCTCATTTCGCCCCAATACTTTATCGAATGGCTTAAACTCACACTTTGGCTTCAAATCCACAATCTGTTTCTTCTCAGTATCCCAAGCCTTGCCTTCCTTTTCGAGAGCGTCAAAGAGAATTATTTGTTGAGTTTCTGTGATAGGCTGTATCTGCTTGTCTTCAAATGATAACCAATCTTCAAATTTCAAGGTGCTCATATCATTTAACACATAGTATTCCAGCTTCTTAGATGAATTGTCTATGCTTTTGACTATACCATAAGCAAGATACCCCATACCAGAGATACAAACAATGTCCCCATCCTTGAACTCTGGCTGAGTTTTCTCAATCTCCAAAGTTTCAAGATTGAGCTTGCCACCCAAATGCTTCTCTATGGTGTTAATGTAGGTCTGAGCAATATCCTTATCTTCAAGGGAATATCTTTCAGTTGTGCATAAGAATTCTTCGTAATATACGATTTTATTCTTATCTTCACTGTTAAGGTAATGCTTACAATAAAAACTTGTATAAGTATCATCGTACCATTTGTCAAAGATAACCTCTGTGCCACCATCATTACTTATCAGTACATCACCTTTTTCCCATTGGAACTTAGACCAATCACGCATTTCCTTAGATGGGAAGATAATACATTCTCCGCCATCATACATATTACCAAATTTAATTAAGGTACATTCTCCAGATTGTGTTAAACCAAATTTTGAAGTACAGAAGTTTATTTTAAAAATTTCATCTGTTACTGCTTCAGAACTACATTTACCATGAATCATAGAATACAATTTAGTACCCCTTGGTTTATTCTTCAAGATTTCTGCTATATTAAGTTTCTGTTCCATAATCTACTTAATTTTAATAAAACATATTGTATATTATATCTTCATATTTAAGTTTATCTATTACTTTATTCAAGTAATCGATAGCCACTTTACAATCAGGTCTAAATTTTTTTATCTCAGAAACTAGTTGCTCTAAATCTGATAATCTAGTATTCATAATTAGCTATTAACACTAGTTACAATAGAGTTATAAACTGTATTCCAATTAGATCCTATCCTATCTCCTAAGTCTGGGTCTTGAATATCTTTCATTACAGCAAGATAAGCATTCTTAAACTGTTTTGATGTAATCTTTTTCCAGCCTTGAATGTAAAGTAGACAAGAATTTTCTCTGCAAATAGAGAAATTGTCTAAACATATATAATATACGTAATTACCTTGTATTGAAACAATTTTTATTAAATTATCTTGTCTTGTATCTAAGTAACATTCACCAACAGTAAACTTAGAAAGTTTATCTTGATTTTCTAATGCTGTAATTTTATTATAGAGATTATTTTTTTCTTCTTGTCAATAGTTCGTTAATAATTCAATAATGTGCTAAGCAGCTATACGCTGTAAGCACGAGAGATCTTTGAAAATCTTGCTAATTAAAGTTCGGTTCGGGGTGTACCCGCTTGCTTTAAAAATTCGTTTCACCAGATAAATGTTGGTCATCAGTGACTTGAATGAAGACATAGAATATTCCATTCCCATCTCCTTCATAGTTACCTTGGCAACATTTAGTGATGTGAACGAAGCATTGAAAGCAAAATCGAGTTTCCACTTATCGCGAGCCTGGCAGTCCATAAGACCAGTATAGCCTTTGGCGTCACGAAAGCAAAATTCGATCTGGAACCTGGTTCTATAATAAAGAAGTACCTCTTCACCCGAAAGTGAGGTGTCTGTAGAGAAGAATAGTTTCTTCTTGCCATTCGGCATCTGCCAGATGACAAGTCTAACTTTACACCTGAGTGCCTTGGAATAGGCTATCAAAGTATAAGCTGTTCCTTCTATATCTTTCATCTCCATCTTCTCCATTCGAGTGAGGTCAAGATTCTTCATATCAATCTTGCCATCCTTGGTCTTGGGGCGACCACGTTTTCCAGTACGTGGACCAGCATAGACATAAAAGAGACAAGCATTGTCACGAAAGCGGCTTATCAAAGAGAACCCTTCTTTCTTTATCCCATTAACAAATGTACTTGTAGAGAAGTAAGCATCTGCAACTATGAGGGTTGAGAGTTTGAGAAGTTCCTTGCGGTAACGCTTAATGACGCTGATATAGAAATCTACCATAGTCTTGTTTCTAAGACTCAGTTCTTTATTACTTAGCGACTGGTGTGCTTTTAACATCATGCAGTCTTTGGCATCAATATCAATGAGGCCAATACCCATGATTTCGAGACCATGTTTAACAGACTGTGCACATCCCGACCAAAAACGACCGATATGTGGAGTCTTCTTGCCAGCTTTGCTGATGTAGCTGGGATCAATGGCAATAGCCCATCTTCCCTGTTTACCAAAGAAGCGCTTGGCAAGTGAGACATTAAGTTTGAGCCAGTCAATGCTTTTCGACTTTTTTAAGCCGAATGCGTTGCGATAGGTTTGCTCAACATGCGAGCCATACCTCCCCATTTGGGTGAAATTTATCTTTCTTGGTATTACCATGAACAAAATTATCACCTCGATGAGTATTTTCTCGAAACTTTTTGTTAACTTTGCAGCCGAATCTTCAACTGCATCTTTAAAGATATCCATATATTGGTCAAGTCCTGTATTCATATAATTTTGCGTTTGTCGTGATTTGCAAAGTTACTGAAAATCAGCGACTTGACCAACTTTTTATAGTTAAGTTTTCATAAGCATTTCTTAATATAAGTTATTGATTTACAGACGATTAAATATTAATTTAACGCAGTATTGTGTAATTTCTTATATTTATTTTTTAGTTCTTCTAATGTTTCCATAATCAATTTTTATAAATGGCATCAAGAATATCTCTAAAATTAGGATTATCTATTACTGCTTGAGCATCTTTTTTATTTTTAAAATAGATGTTATTAGAAATAGTCGTCCAATTATGATCTACTTTATAGATATCGCCGTTATATATAATAAAATATTTATATTCATTTTGATCACTCCAGTTTGGCTTCCAATCCCCATTATAATATTTAGCAATATTCATTAGTCTACTTAAAGTAACTAACTTAGAGGCATTGCTTTCATTGATAATTATACTCTTACAATTCTTGTCTAGCTTTAAGGTATCTTCAACATCTTCATAAGTAATAGTACTCTGCTTAAATCTAACTATACCTTTAGCTAAATCACTATTTTCTAAATCTATCTCCATTCCTTCAGGAATATCAATAGTTAATTGATTATTCTTTATTTCCATATTATTTATTTCTTTAAATATTACATTAGTTTTATCAGTTCTTTATAAAAGCACAACCCTTACATGAAAAACCTTTTACTACCTGATAAATTTTACCATTATAAGTAAATATTTCACCTAATTTTCTTTCCATAATTCTTTTGTATCATATGCTTAACTTTTAAAATGTTTAACTATATAATCTAAAGCTTTATCATACTCTTCTTTAGTACATTTCTTGTAATATGTCTCTTCAAAAGATCTCCAATAATAGGTTTCCTTTGTAAGACTTAGTAAATCTGTAGTATCTAATTCATACACATGTATATTGTCACCTTTAATATCATAGACTTTACAGAATAAACCAAGGTTATTAGTATAATATCCTTTTTTAATAGTTTTTAATTCTAGTATATCTCTTAATTCATTAATTTTACACTCTAAAACTGTAACGTCCTTCTTTAATAGGTCTCGTTGCTTTTGCAATTCTTTAATTTTATTAAAAAATTCTTGTTCATCCATAATTAATTTTGTTAATGTGTTAAACGTAAAAAAGGAGTATACTAACTAATTAGCTAATATACTCCTGTGAAACCTGGCATTTCAGTCCATCAAAGACTTTGGAGAAGTAATACGAATTGAACGTACTTCAGCTACTTAGATAATAATCATGTTTCGCCTTATCACCTGTCCTACATACTCCGGATTATGTAGGTAACTTCTCTTTTCTCTAATTAGGTACATAATTTCCTAACTAGGTACAACAACTGAAACTTCGCAGTGGGGACTTACGAATTAAACGTACTTCGAAACTTTCGTTCACAATTCCTAGGGAATTACTAGAATTACCTATTCATTGTTTTCCATTTCTTATCAATCTGCCCTATAATATTCACGACTACATAGGTATCCCCCAAATTGGCTGCATTTGTTTGATATATCCTTCTTAATCTAACTAATAAACAACATTAGTTAGTTAATATTCTTTTACCAGTCGGGTGCAACCCATGCGTCTAAGTATACTTAGAATACAAACCAACCCGATTTTCGTCGGAATAGTGGGACTCGAACCCACACGCATTGCTGCATATGCTCCTAGGGCATATGTGTCTACCAATTCCACCATACTCCGAGTTGCCTTTTGTCTACAAAGTTGAGAGGCATAACTCAACTATCGGACTTTTTCTTTTTCGGGTCTTATTTATACTGGTTTAACCCCACTTACATGTTATCACAACATCATAGTGAATCTAGCCATTAATCGCTAGTAATCATCAGAATGCCTTCCCAGTTTCATTTATTCAGGATAAAATTTAGATTTCTTCTAATAATCCTAAATATTTAATATCAGTACTAACTACTTCTCTATATGCATAGTTGATATATACAGTAGCACCTACTGGAATTTCAAATATTCCTATTTCAGCACTATACATTCTACCCTTAGCTATTTCTTCAGTTAAGTATGAATGATAACCTTCATGTATATAAAAACGATCATAATTCCAAAGTTCTCCCACACATCCCATAACAGATCTACACCTTTCAAATTTAGGTCTTATCTTTACTGTAGGCATAATCTGAGATTTATAGTACCTAAAATTTTGATATTAACTTATAAAGATACCTAAAGTTGCTAATTTACCTACTTTATAAACTCTTAAAGGCTTCTTCAATACAATTGGAGTTGCCATATAATTTGACCAACACATACCTTAATTATTAAATTGTTTTCTGCCATTTAAGAAATAAATTAAGTAGAGGAGAATAATCTTCTTCTCTAAAAGTTCTGTTTCTAGCTAAACAGATGACTCTTTGAAATGTTAAAACATCCCTTTTTAAATGCCATAACTTATTAAACTTATCTTTAGTTAATTTATAGTGACCCTCATTCTCTATCCATTTGCGAGGTTCATCACAAGCATCAACTTGTATAGGATAAGTCAATACCATATCACCATTAAGTATATCAAATTCAATATATTCACAGTCATCTGGTATTTTAACTAACTTACCTTTACCATTATAATCATATATACGTATAATCATTATTTAAATAATTCTATAATTGGATAATAAATAATTGTATTATACTTAGCTATATTTAGTGCCCAAAGAACAGCCCAAATCATAGCAAAGACTCCTAATCCTACAGCGAAATATCCTGCTTTATATATAGTTCGAGTTTCATTTAATAGTTTTACTCTAAGTATTATATATAATACAATCATAACTATCCCTAACAATACTTTAAGTATAATCATTTGTATGTATTTGCATCTAAATCAACAGCCGCCATACCTACTCTCCGCCTACTATAGATAACTATCTTATGAGGGCGTTTCTTAGAATCATACATTATTTCTAATGTTTTATACTCATAAGCTGGTGCTTTAGAGCCACTTCTAGTAGGATAGTTATAACTATTGTAACAGTTAATAATAATCCTATAATTAATAATACTTTTTTCATAATTTTATATATTTACCTGTATATCTAATATAATTAGATATTATTGTACCCATCTCATTTATAAAAATACAGAGTTTTTAGGAATTACAAAGGTGGCTAAATAAAATGGATTATCTATACTAAGTACTTTTTCACTATCCCCGCATTGTACAGTTTTAGATAAAGTTCCACCAACACCTGGTGCTATTGAATCACATACAAAATTTACAGACGAATAACTATAATAACCTTCTTTAATTTCTGCAAAAGAATAACTCGATCCAACTCTTACTTCTAAAATTCGAGAAGGATGTATACTATTTTTATAATAAGTATATCCTATAAATAAAGATACACAAGATTCTTTATCAGCTTTTCTAACTACTTTATATACATTAATATCTTCTTTAGCTATTTGAGCTTTTAAATTTTCAATACAACAAGTCCAACACATAACTTACAGTTTTATATATTTACCTGTATACATAATTTTATCAGACACAACTTCACCTTGGGCATTTATAATATATATAGCACCTTTAGGGATTATAAAAGTTGCTATATAACCCTCATTTTCAAAAGGAATACATACTCTTCGCTTTCCAAATAACAAGTCTTTACATTTAGTTATTTCAGTATGAATACGATAAGAGGAGTCACATATAAAATGTATTCCAGTATAACTGTGGTATGCCTTTTCTATTTTGATTTTCTCAGAATAAGGATCAATTACTTCAGATTCTATAGTAGGTATATTATACAGAGTATCTACCGTATAATTAAATTCCCTAACAATAGACTTACAAGATTGTTTACTAGCATCTAATACTATCTTATAAACCTTAAAATCCTTATAAGCAATTTGAACATTTATATTATTTTTAGTTTCAACCCAACACATAGTCTTATAGCTTTAAATGTTTACCAGTATATATTATTTGATTAGAAATAATCTCACCTCTCCAATTTACAGCATACTGAGAACCCTTAGGAATTACGAATGTAGCTACGTAATAGGGATTATCTAATCTTATTGCCCACTTAATAAATTCTTCTTTGGATATTTCCTTAGCACCTTCCAATTTCTTACTTAGCTCCTCTACATTCCAATATTTACGGCTAAGATGCCCTGCTGTACTTACTAAAGTACAATTAAATATGAAACGCTCATGGTTAAGACGCTCTCCTCCAGTGTATAATAGAGAATACCCCTTCAATTTAAAGAATCTTCTGTATCCATCAGAACTAGGTTCTGTGGACGCCTCCTTTAAAAGTTGCAAACGATCATTATTACGTTTCAACATTTCCTCTAATCTGAGCTTCTCAGATTCAAGAGTGTTTATTTCATTTGTAAAATCCATATGTTAATGTGTTACTTAATTTTCAACTTTAATTTATACCTTTTATTATCAAATAATTTGTAAAGACTGCAAACTATTAGTGCCCTGTCAGGACTCTTAAATGGAGTGCTTCGAAGACTTCTTGGCAAATCATTCTTATATCCTTTTGAAACACATAGAAAGTATTTGCCATATCTACACTTTACAAAATATTTATTTTTATGTTCTGTTGGCATACTAGTTAGATATAGTAGGTTAAGTAAACCCATTCTGCCAACTTTTCTATTTAAATTATGTATTCTACCCATATGTTAATGTGTTATTTAATTAAACAATAAAAGAGCCTAACTAGATTAACTAATTAGACTCTCCAAAATAATAATAATATGATAAAAGAAATGGTCCGTGTTGAGGGACTTGAACCCCCGACCACTTAGGTATAAGCTGAGCACTCTGACCAACTGAGTTAAACACGGATATAAAAGTGTCTGAGGGTCGCTACTTCCTCTCCTCCCTAATTGCTAGCAGGGCGTGCACTTGCCACTAAGCACTTTAGGCTTTTTATAAGAAGCCTTAACTTAATAAAGTTCTCGCATAATTTATAACCAAAAACAGATAAATAATTCCATTTTCACAAACAGAATTTTTACCGAAAACTTAGAAAATTCTTAAAACTTATGAGTATAAAACATCGAATATGAATAATAATAGAGTAAATATGGACAGACTCGAACTGTCAACCTCTGGTTACCTAGCCAGTGCTCTACCGCTTTAAGCTACATATTTCTATTTATACTAGTATTGCTATATAGCCTTATTTAAAAACTCATACTACTTTCACAAGCAATATGAGTTTAAAAGAAAGATAAAATCTTCTACAAATCCGAAAATTTTACATTACTTATAAATTTTCACAAATTCATAGTAATTATGAATGATTTTAATTTTTCAAAACATAATAAATAATCAATTATGTAGCTCAGACGGGACTCGAACCCGTACAGTCATTCCTGACCAAGGGATTTTCCTACCACACTTGCTTTTACACAAGCTAACTTAAATAAAGGGATTCGAACCCTCAAGAAATATTTAACGACAACTTTAGAGGCGCTTCTGTCAATCTACTGCCGTATACCAATTCCGCCATATTTAAGTTATTGTGGTCTGGACTATTTTATTACCATATTAGAAATCTTGCAAGTAAGTATATAAGGTTTAATCTAACCCCTAATAGCAGTCTGCTCTTCTTATTTCTGCGAATCTTGCCAGTTTAATTTTAAATATACAATTCCTAACTTAGGTATCTCCTATATAGTCTCTACACATTTATGCTGTAACACTCCAATTTACATTTAAGATAGATTAGGGTTCTATCACAATTTAGCTCGTCATCACCAAAATCTACGTCACCATAGATGAGGCTTCTGTCGCAAGTTAATTAGATTTCTGAATACTGCTTCTATAATCATTACTCTGCTTCTTACACAGACGCTAACCTTTTTACGATTAGTAATAACTTGTTTAATTAGGGAGATTCTACTTCTGAACTTTCGTATCAGAGCACTCAAATTATGGATCAAATTAATTTCTAAGTCCCTCGTGTCTGCCAATTCCACCACTGAGCCATTTGGCAGTTTTAGTCTTTAACGTCTAGTGGAATAATACTGCCAACCTTTAGACAAAAAAGGAGCAACTAATTATCTGCTAGTTGCCAACAATATTTGGGAAAAACCAACATGTAATTTATGGGGTTGGTATTCTTATTTTTCAAACAAATTAAATACATTCAACATCATATCCAATACCAATGTTTTCTAATAACCAAGATGGATCATTTAATACATAATCATCCGGAACTTCTACTGTTACTTTTAATACTATTTTCTTCATATTATAATTGTTCTAAAATATTCTTCGCAATATATAAGGATACTTCTCTAGTAGTATGCTCAGAATCATTAAGTACTAGAAGATATTTATCTTTATCATCAGTTTTCTTAGTTAATTCAAGTAAATACTTTTTATTAATTAATAAACCTTTAGTTACTACTATATATTCTATACACAATTTCTTAATAACAGCAGTTAAAGAGCAACCAATAATAAATTTTCTGCAATCTTTAGTTACTATTAGGACATATTTATTCAGTGCCTCTAAACTAACTATATCTTCTATATTTATTTGTCGGTACTCAATGCCTTTAAATACAAGAAATGTGTCAGAATCAATTTGTATTGTTTTTATTTCCATATTACTAATTTAATTAACCCATAATAAAGTGAGTGCTCACAATATCCTCAGGATGATGAATAGTTTTAGCTAACTCATCCTTTGCCCATTTCTCAATAGCAGAATGTTTAACACCTGGAGCAATTTCGTGATAATACATTAAATCATATACTTCACCACTCTTAAAGGTTACACGTATTTGAAAAGTAGGATCTACTTCATCTTCTATGAGTTTATCCATTTCTTCTCTAGTTACCATATAATTAAATAATGGATTAGAAAAATGTTCCTCCCAAAATTTCTTTTCCAATTTAGCTAACTCTGCTCGTGCATATTTAAGCACATTCTTACAACCTAACTTCTCAGCACTATCTATTTGTGCTAATAGTTTGGTCTTTTTAATAAAATGTTCTTCTCTTGTCATAATTTTATCTGTTAATGTGTTAATAATCTATTTAAATAATAGGCGATTTTCACTGGTTATATTTAAACTATTCCATTGTCCTCAGCTATCTAACGTTCTTTCTCTTTCTAACCCAAATGATTAATTTTAAGGTAATTACGCTATTTAATAGAGTTACTGAGAGTTGTTCAGTACCTATTAAAATTGTTGGACTACCCAGATTCGAACTGGGGCTGACAGAACCAAAATCTGTAGTGCTACCATTACACCATAGTCCAATAAAATACTATTCTCACGAACCATATTTTCCAACTACAAGTTCACAATTTGTCATAAATGTTGCGGAGAAAGAAGGATTCGAGCCATGTAATATGACTAACACCTTAGCAGGGTGCCGCTTTAGACCACTCAGCCATTTCTCCAATAGGGTCACGCTAGGGATTCGAACCCTGTACTGTAGTCTCACAAACTACCGTGTTACCAGTTACACTAGACGGACCATAAAAGCTTCCTATCTTCACAGACCAGAAGCATAACAACTCTTTAACGTTATAAAGTCCGCTGACTTTATATTTTAAACATTAATCGTATTAGTTTTATTAAATAATATGAAAGAGTAGCACTAGCGATGCTCGAAATCGCCTTTTAACTTTGAAAAAGTTACGTCCTAACCAGCTAGACGATAGTGCCAAGTAGATTCTCTATCTATCACAGACTGAGAATCTCAAAATTAATAAATTTAAATAAAACATATTTAACCTTTTAAGGAGCGCACCCTGCAGGATTCGAACCTGCGACTTCAAAATTAACAGTTTTGCGTTCTAACCAACTGAACTAAGGGTACAAATCTCCACCTATTTATCACAAACCAATGTAGAATTATATTTTGTCGACCTATTTTAATTCACAATTATTACAACTTGAAAATATTTTAAATATTTTGTTGTAACTTGTAGTTGTGCTCCCATCCAGATTCAAACTGGAAACCCACAGCTTAGAAGGCTGTTGCTCTATTCAGTTGAGCTATGGGAGCTGCTAATTATTAGCATTTTTCTACTAACCTTGCCAAGTGAACTAACTATATAATCAGTTATTTAGAATTGGTAGTTAATAAATGTTAATTTGTAATCAACACTTAAAAACTTACCAATTCTTTTATAGGCATAGAGTAATTATAGAGAATTAATTTTCTTCTTTAATTCTCTTATTTCAGCTTTAATACCATTTAATACTTGTTCATAGTATTGTCCTGTAACTATGATAACAGCATCTTCATCATTACAGGTAAGCCAATAAGTAAGAGTATGCGTCCATAAACCACAAATATCACCAAGAAACACATCATCCATAGACATAGTTGCTATGTTAGAAGTTCTGAACATTCCATATTGAGCTGGACATATTGCAGGATTCCATGCTAAATGCATTGCTCCTAACTGTCTGTGAATTTTAAAAGTGTCTTCAAGAGTGTGATGAGACATCAATTCACCTTTAAATTTAGTCAGCTGAAGGATTTGATGTTCTATCATATGTTTCTTATCCTTCTTCCGATTTTTCCGAGCCATAACTCCAACTATAATAAATATAATTAAAGCTAGTAAGGCTATTACTGTTATTACCATAATCTAATTAATTATTACAATAGAGGTGCTTCTCTATTTTGTTTATACTTATTTCCTATTAACCAATAGTAAAGATACTTATAGTTATTAACTAATTCAATAATTGGATAGTTTCTAATATAAATATATTTATAATGGTCTATTACTAACTCACACAAAGCCTTAGCTGGGTTAGTTTTGTATCTCTTCTTCCACTCCTTAGTACAGCATAAATAGTTAGTAGTCCAAATATTGGTTTTTCTAACACTTATTCTATTTTTAGGAATTACTGGAAGGACACTATCCTTAACCCAGAAATCTAAAGCTTCAATTAGTAATTCGAAATTATCTTTATCGATAATCATTCTTACTTAGTCATTTCGGAACCTACAATAGCTACAAATATTAATCCAAATACTATAGCCCAAACAATTCTAAGAAACTCTATTATTCTTTACTCCTTAGTATTAAAATAATAATAATAGGAATTGCTCCACAAATTATATTTAATAGTGTCATAACTATTTGCCATTAGTTAATTTATAGATATAGTCCCAGATTTCCTGAGGAATATTATTGCCTGTCTCATGCACATAGTCTTTCATATGACACATATTGCCATCTTCAGCAGTCTTAATTACTGCTTCAGTAAAAAGCTTAGTGTCCTTGAGATTTGGAGTGACAAGAGTGATATTGGTAGAATCTGAAGCACCCATGCCAGCAAGCAGACCCTCAAAAGCAGTTAGTTTTCCATCCTTGACCTGATCACTAACAGCTCTACTAGTAATACAAGCAGCTATCATAAGAACTTCTTTCTTATCCTCAGTCTTAGTAGCACTGACACTTTCCATGATGTCATTGTTAACTACCCACACACTGCCAAACAAACCAAAATCGTTTACTTTCTTTGTAAAATCCATAATCTTATCTGTTTAATTAATTATCTAAAAGTACATAAGTCTTGTCTTATGATTAACCAATTTACTTTCCAAGATGTCAACTATTTATTATACTCTATAGTACTAGAGTGCTATTTTATCTTTATTCGTATTTTTATACTATTTACAATTAAGAGAACGTCCATCTACTACACAAGTTCCTTTTAAATCGGAAATTACATAGTTAGTTACACAATTCTCATTGTACTGAATAGAAACTACAATGTTTGGTTCAATAGTCATTGTATCCGGTTTAATATCTACACCCATTAACATAGTCTCTACTTGCTCTGCAATCTTTTCTGCTTCTGCTGTTGTCATAGTTGTTCCATAATTGGAGTTCCACAACCTTATTAAATAGTAAAGACCTAACTAAACAATAACTATATAAATAATTAAAGTCTAATTAGGTCTTTTGATTATGGAACTTAACAGAAAAAATTACTTCTTTTTCTCCTCAATGAGGAGTTGCATAGTGTGACGAGACTTTTCCATCACAAACTCGAGAAGTGTACGGAATGTGTATGGTTTACGATGCCACTTCTTAGGAACATAAGCAAGTGCCATCTCTGTCTGCCACCACATGTTGGCAGTAAACTCGTCAAACTTCTCCTCTTCAGCTAACTTAATAGCTTCCTGCATAGCCTTGTAACTATTGTAGTCAAAGGTATCATCACAATCGCTCTTGGTCTTATAATCCCAAGAGTCTACCTTACGCTTGCCCCGCTCTTTAGCATTGACAAGCTCATGTTCACACTTGTCAATATATTCCTTAAGCGCATAGATAATGTCATCTTTGAATAAGTGTAATAATTCTACATCATCAAACTCATGTGGCTTGTAATCACCATTTGAGTTCAAGATGATTTCAGTACGTTGTACACCATTAGCTACCTCTGTTTCGGTAGTCACTTTGACACCCTCAGATGTCCAAGAAAAAATTCCATTTTTCATTTTGTTGTAATCTAAAAATTGTGAATCTATAAACAGACATAATGTCTGTCTCATTATAATTGTGAATTGATACCTAAATACAATCTAACTACGCTTAATTAGACTAACTTTATTGAATGTCTTTATACTTACGGCAAAATCCTTACGTTAGTTTTAAAACTAGTAGGTTCACGACTTTTCTTAAATTGTTTCATTTTATTACTATTTATATTGTTAATAACTAGGAATTAGCCCATTTAATAAGCCAATTCCAACCTGTATATTCTTTAAACAATTCTTCGTTCATAAAGGTAGAACAAAGAATACAAAGAGCAAATGCCCCGAAACCCATGAATAGTGCCACAAAGAGTGACATATGGGCAATGTAATCTATACCACATATATAAACAATGATATAGAATACTGTAAAGTAAAAATAAAATCTTTTCATTTGTTAATGTGTTAAATTTATATTCATAGATAGCTAATAACGTACAACTGTTACTAGCTATTTCGTCCAGTCTCATCAGTATGAATTTTATAGTCTCCTGGCTGACTTATAAATTATCTGTCTTTCCAGATTGTCGCTTTCTTTCAAGTTGTCACCACTTTATAAATCGCTAATGGTTAGCTGTACGATTATATCACTATATATTTATGTGCTTGGATAATCGCCCTCTATGAAGCACAGTTGATTTAAACTACCCCATCAACAAATAAAATTAATTTATCTGTCTTTCCAGATTGCCAGTTGTCTCTCCAACAGTCTAATACACAAGATGCGCCGCTTGTGCTCAGCTATGTAAGACATACCGCTTACACTCGGCTAATTAAACAATTTCTCTTACTCCTTGTTTAAGGGAAGCCTCTCTTTTAGCACCGAGGTTATCGCTTTAATAAATAATGTAGAGTCCTTCAACACTTACTATCCCCTCCACTAATTGTCTTTACGCTTTCTTACTTCTAAAGTCTTTTTAATACTTTACCAGTAATACTTTCAATGTGTTACGACGTGCTAAATACTGCCTGTACAAACCTATAAAAGAATAAACATCCGTTCTACTATTTAGCTATATACTAGGATGATTTTTCAACTTAATTTAAAACATATTAGATAGGAACAGGTTTTACACAATACCCTGTATTACTTTCCGACTGTAGTATGGCAACCTATAGCTAGATATATCCTAGCCAGATTTTTTAGATTAAACACAGCAGTTTATACACTTACTCAGGTGTTTTTAATTTATCGATGAATATCAATATCAGATCCAGGAACTCTTAAACTTATTACATAGTTAATGTAATTAGTCGCTACTATGATAGCTACTTTATTTGGAGTATCCACGATATCTAAGTATCCTGGATATGGATAATTTTCTCTAGAATAATTAGCAATATTGTTAATAACATTTGCTAAATGTTTCTTAATATTCTCTTTTAGGAGTCTATTGGATATTTGTGTAATAACACAGTTCATCCATAGATCATTTGTTAGAAGAGCTTTCTTTGCTTCTTCAAACATGTCTACTGTGTTAATTACAGTAGTAATAAAGTTTTTTAAATTCTTTTCCATATTGTTAATGTGTTATTTTTACTTATTTTAGTTCATGGACACAGAGTCATTACTAATACTATCTAGTGATTAATAATTTTCCTCTGTGTTTCGTCTAGGTCTCGTCAACATGAATGTTATACTCTCCCTAGCTGAGTTTTATTTTTGCATAAGCCATTATTAGTTAACCTATACACTAAAAGGTTTTTAATTCTGATTTAATTATGACTATAGTTTATATTTTAGTGAAACATTAAAGTGCGAGTTACTTATGCACCCAATGTTTGAAAATTGACTTGTAATGTGAAAGTAGTAAAAACCACTCTCCCACAACAGCGCCACCTTGCAGCCGTCTCCGTCTCGATTGTGTTATCCGCTTATGTTTTGCATAAATAACACTGTCTGACTGAATATCGGCGTTCTCCGTTTCTAAGTACTTCTAATAGTTCTAATTGCCACCAACAATCACAAGCTGGATACTTGGTGATGTCTTCTCGAACTTTATAATACTTATACTCAGAGACTAATAACCTTGAAGCCTTTTTATGAGCTTTTACAGTTATTAGTTTCCGAGATAGAGGATTAAGATGGCGACCTTTGTAGATTACCATCTTAGCTTACTTATGCTACCAGGTCATACTTGAACAAAGCCTTATCAATGAGCTTTGATGTGTCTTGTACACCATCCTTGAAACCAGTAGTCTTGTACATAACCTTTGAACTTACCTTGACTCTTTTGCCAGCCAAAAGTTCAACACCCTTCTGAGTATCACTCTTAATGATGTTACCGTTAGCATCGAGATCAGACTGACCCCTTACCTTCAAGAACTCAGTAACAGCTGTACCTTCTGGATAGAGTACATCTGATGTACGATATGGTTTACCTGCACTATCCTCAGCCCATACAAACAATGGATTCTGGAAAGTTGTCGGGAACCAATTAATTGAACGCTTAGTTCCATCAGGTGCTTCCACTTCGATGACCATGAACTCATAGTCATTACCGTTGAATGTTCTGCTACCGATGCGGTCTTTCATCTCCTCCAAAGTTGGGAAGATCAAGATATCGCCCTCATTGAGAGCAGCACCGCCGTCAAATACAGGTTTCATACCTGATGTGAACACTGTTAAACCCATCTTAATTGCACCATCTGCCTTATTGGCATTGATTCTTTCAATAACTGTCATTTTTAATTCTCCTATTGTTTAATTATGTAGTCTCTTACTATACATTAAGTATGCAAGATTTGCTACCACAACACTTATACTTGTTGCTAAGTTACAATAGGTGCTTATACACGGCTATTTTCTACCTATTTATGGCTATTTTTATGAGAGGAGAAAATAGAGGGAAGAGTTGGGGGAGAAGTTAGAGAAGATTTTAAGAAGAAAAGCTAATTAAAAAATAAGGGCTAACCCAAGGAAGTTATTTCCCTAGGTTAGCCTTTCTTATTTTAGTAATCTCGGAAGAGTTTCATTAACAAAATCAATATAGAAACTCTTAACCTTTTGAAAATTCTCTTCACTCATCTCATTAACTGTGCACCAGTAGTTATTAGCTCGGCTTTCAGTTATGCAGTTGCTAGTCTCATCATAGATGATTTCTAACAATTTTAAAATGTTTTCCTTTTTCATAATTCTTTGTATTTAAAGGAGAGCAAGCTAATGCTCTCCCGATTTATTATATAAAGCCTCTACAAATGTATCTATGTATTCGTAGAGATAGTCCTCTTTCTCTTCTTCTGTCATATTTATATAAGAAAGTAACTCCAACACCAATTTAATGAAAGAAAGAGGGAAATCCAAGTGGAAATCCCTCTTTGATAGAACTACTTCTTAATGATGCCAAGCAGAGACTTTGTGTAAAGTCTTTCCTCGTATTTGCACATATAGTCCAGTTTGGTGAACTTATAGTCTGCAACATTGTTGAAGTGGTTAGCTACTCCCTCCATCCAGTCTTTCACTGTAGTATCAGCTGAGGCTGTGGAACGTGAGAATGTGTGTAGTTCGTCATTAGGTGTGACGAACGCAACAAATTCACCCTTCGCATCGAAGGTAGCAATATCATCAGTGAGTAAGTCCCACTGCAACATTGCAAACTCCAAGTGTTCCTTACCATTGAAGTAAGGAACGAGACCACAATAGCAGTTTTCAGAGAAAGACTTGTCACGCTTCATATAGCGCAAATCATTATGGAAGACCAATTTGAAGTCATCAGGCATCTTGTCAGGATAAGCTGTGACAATATTAGTAATTGCCATAGCATTGCGTAAGCTCATATTGCTTGAACCATTTGCAACCTGAACATTAGAGTCATTGTTTACGATTACTGTAGCCATATTAAATCAGAATTAGGCGCAACATTACGCCGACCACTCTTTCGGAGTAGACGAGACTATCTCATTTTCTTGGAAATGGGCAAAATCATTCAGTAGTTTAAGGTCAGACTGAATGCGTGACCGACGATGAGGTGCTCGGACAGCTGCCCCAGACGAGCTTGACGTGCTCGGATTCGATATAATTATTTATATCTATGTTTTAATAGTTGCTAATAACTGGCTATTTTAATATTTATTTTCCCTACTCGATGCCCAGGGGGGCTAAAACGAGTAGTGAGCCCATGCTACGATCACTATGTGAATTTTTCATAAGTAATACTTATCCTCATCTTTGCTTTAGTATAAAATACTGATATTATGTTAGAATTAGCATTTTTGATAATTTTAACTTTGACCCTCCGATATTTTTGAGTATCTATCGTATAGATAAGTGATAACACTAAATTGAACAAATATGAAAAGAAATTTAAATGTATTATTAGCAGTTATAAATGCATACGAAGAAAACGGAGAATTTTCTCATTTTAGTGGGGCAGAATTAAATCATAAATTTGGATTTGCTACTAAAAATATTCCGCAGATGTTAAAAGATTTAGTAGATCTAAAATATATAGAAAATCACACAATAAATGGATTTTATAATAGATATAAAATATTAAAACATATAGATTGTCCAGAATTTATATTAGATAATAGACTTTCTAATTCTCAAAAAGACTTCTTATTAAGATGTATAGAACAAAATATAACAGAAGATCTTTCTAAGAAAGAAATGGCTAGAAGAGTAAATGGAAATGAAAATGGATGGAATTTTTCACGTTCAGTAGATGGAATCCTGGAGATATTAGGAGAAGATAGTTTATTTGATATAATCAGTGAATTTAATATAGTAAAAGAATTAAAACCAGAAAATGCAATCAAAACAGAATTTGGATATAAAACAAATAAAAATATTAAGAGATTAGACTCTAGTGAAAAAACTCAAGATAATATAATAGCTCAATTTCTATTAAAGAAATCTTCTCAGTGTAGGAGAAGAAGAAATAAAGTATTGGAGTATAACTTAACATTAGAATATATAAAAGAACTTTTGTTAAAACAAGAGTATAAAGACTATTATACTGGGCAAGTGCCAGAAAACTATGAAGACTATTCCATAGATAGAATAGATAGCAATTTAGGATATATAGAAGGAAATATTGTAATTACAACTAATAGAGTAAACACTATGAAAAATGATATGTCTACAGAAGAATTTAAAAAACTAATTTCTGACATATATAAAAATATTTCTAATTTCTAAAGTCAGGATTTATAACAACCCAGGGGGGGCTGTTTATATAAAGTACCCGTACCAGTTTTACTGTCGTTCAAATGCATTTATCAATTAGTAATTAAGGGATTAAAACAATGATTTTTGACAATAATTTGGGTATAAAGCTCTTATTGTTACATTTTAAATTATTTTAACTTTTATATTTTCAACAATTAATCTATTGTAGAATGTGATTAAAAAAGAACTAAATTAAAACAATTTTAAAATATTAATTAATATGGTTGAAAACTTGTTAGAAGGAATAATGACAAATGAAGAATTTCAAGAGCTTATGAAAGCTTCTGAAAATAACAAAGATTATAAATTTAATAAAAATGGTTTAGATATTTCAATGAATAGTTCAGATAATGGTTTTGAACTCAGTGTTAAATACACTAATCCAGTACAATCTGAAGTAGAGAAGTTTACAGATTTCTTAAATAGTTTGGATGATGAATTGTTTGTAGACATTTGTGAACAGATTGGTAATGATGGTTTACAAAAGATTCAGAATTGTTTAGACTCAGAAAATATTGAATCTGTCCGATCTGCAGTTTCTTATTTTAAAGCACATGCACGAAAATTCATTGCAGATAAAACTAACTATTTGAATGAGCAATTAGTCAAATTTAACTAATAACTTAAATACACATTTGGCTAGTTTTGATAACTAGCTAATATTCTCTTATGGTGTAATGGTCAGCACAGAAGACTCTAAATCTTTTAGTCAGGGTTCGAATCCTTGTGAGAGAAGAATAGCAATAGTAGAAACCTCCACGTGGTGCTATTCGGGTAATGCTAATTCTACTTTAAAAAATGATTTAATTATAAAAGATATGTATTATGATTATTGCAATTTATAGACTAAATGACAAGCTTTTAAAAACAACTAATTTAGAAAAGAAACTTAAAAAGTTGAAAAAGTCTAAATTAGATAGTAAAATACAAATTCTTTTCCAAGAGGATTATGAGGGGGATTTAAAAGAGGCTGAGAATTATTTAGATTACATAATTAAAAAGAACTATGTAATAGATGACAATGTAGATGATACTAGTAATGTGGTTTTACATCATTATGTCAATAGACAAACTGGTTATACACACACTAGTATATATGATAATGAAATTTTAGAAGGATATGAACAAATCGACTGATGTTTTTAACAGACTAATTAAACCTAAAAATAATATAATGGCTAACTATCTAAGTCGTAAAGCTACAATGTTAGCTGGTAATTGTGCAACTTTAAATCAAAATACTTTAGTTACACAATTTAAAGATAATCAATGGTACTTAGATTATTTAGATGAATTAAATACATATAGTACTCAGTATTAAATTGTAACTAATTAAATAATAAATGATTGATTATAAAGCAACTATTAAAAATATACACTCAGCATTGTCTGATTTAAATATAGATGAATTATTAATTATACTTGATTGTATTAAAGAGATTCCTAATTATAATAACTCAGTACATATTAATAGTGGAGGTTACACATATCCTAGTATGGATAATGTTTTGTTAAATTCAAAATTGAAATCTCCTTCTGTTTCAGATACATTATATTCTCTGCAATTAGATACAGACCATACTACATGTAATTCAGTAAATTGTACTAATGTAGCTAAAAAACGTAAAAACGTAAAGACAATGAAACCAATTCTTCAATTTGAATTATAAAATATTTAAGGCGACCTAGCAATTAAGCTAAGCCGCCTTTTATTGTATCTATTAATTACTATAATAGTTATTTTCTCCATATACTAGTTATACTATCTATACCTAGTAATCCCATACAACAATATAAAACTGTATCTATCATATCAGGAGCTTGTATCTAACTAATAGAACAGTATATTAGAATAATTAAACTAACTATCCATCCTAATATTCCGCACACTCTTTTACTACTTATTCCAGTATGTGCTGTTATTAATTTAATTAAAAACTATTTCATAATTCTATATCGTCATTTAATTGGGTGCATTTAATTAAATATTTATCCCATAACTATTTATCTCTCTCATTTACAAAATTTAGAAATTCTTGTAATTCATTCAATTGTATATTTATATCTCTCATACCTAGTTACTATTCTAATTATATATTTGAGCAATTGGATTTAAACCCTATTGCTTATTCCACTAATTAATAATCTATTTATCCCTATTTCTCCCTCTATTCATTTCTACATTATAGAAGGCCGGTCTTGTATTATAGTTCTTCTATTTTAATCCCTATTTAAACTGTTCAAAGTTCTAAACATTCTATAAGTTTTTATATCTACCATTAGTTAGACTATCAGTTACATTTTTAGTCCATCCACCTAAGTTAGATGCCCTTCTTCCAAATGAATAATATTTTCCAGGTCTGCCATCTTCTATCATAGATAAATGTGAAGTGTCAAAAGCAGCCTACTGTGGAATACCCTAATTAACTAAGGAGATATATCTTTGTAATACTTGAGGCTATGAGTCACTAATCTAAAAAGGTCCGCCCTACTAATAAGTGAGAAGATGATTCTTCTTTAAATCCTTTGTTTTAAACCATCCATTATCTAATATTGATCTATGACCATTTGGCTTATGTACTTCACCACCATCTTCATGTTTCCATTTCTTTGCATTCTATCTTATCTTTGTGTATTGTTTCATTTCTAATAATTATTTACTATTTGTTTGCAAATATATAGAATAGTATCCATTTCAAAATCAGATTTTAATTGATTTACTGCCATACATACTAACTATACGTTGTCTATTGTATATCCCTTTCCAGGAATTTTCTAGTCTATAGATACGTTTGAAAATACTCTTCCGGAGTCTAATTCATAGGTCATGGGAATTTTTGAAATGGCACATAAACCCTATTGCTTTTCCCATATACTTAATAAGTCCTCCTTAGTTATAGTAAATGGTATATTTTTTGAGGAAGCTCTATCTTTAGCACTGAACCATCGAGCCTATAATACTTTATTTAATTTAGTATCATTAGTATAATTACTACGGGTGAGTTTATTCTATTGTATTTTACAATTAGGACATCTAGTATCTCTATTATCTCGGATACTATACTTTGAACCTCCTGCTGTATGAAATATATTAGGATCAAAATATTGATTACATATATGGCATTTTAATTTACCATCTTTCCATTCTTCATCATATTTCTATTTTAATTCACAATCTCTACAAGTAGTATGAAAATTTAAACCTTCTGCGGTTTTATGTGAATATTTTTTAAAGTAATTTATATTCTTGGGTAGTTCCTTTCCGCAACAATCACATACCTAATATTTCTATCTTCCCATAAATTTTAATTCTTAATTATTTGAAACTTTGAATCTAATCCAATAAAATTTAAACAATTAGAAACTAAATATATGTTTCCCCCATTCATATGTTTAAATTTTCTACTGTTCTGAGCAAATATGGCTCTTTTTCTAGTTAGAGGATTTTTACTATGTGTTAATTCTTCAGTAGTTTTACCTGTTCTCTTTTTAGTCTCAGTAAATTTTCCTCTATTTTCTTTTTTAATGTGTATTCCTGAACCTTTAGCTAGATAAGGGATACCAAATATTTCTAAATCTTCCATTTTAATTAAATTTAAGAGTTTATATTACTAATTAATTTGTTATACACCTAATTATATATTATTATTGAAAAGTTAAAAATTAGTTTAGATAAATATAAAATAAATGTAAAATGTTAATGTTATATGGAAAATTTAAGTATTGATAAACAAAACGGAACAGTAGCCTTTAATGAAGAAGTACATCGTTATTGGGATGTTAATGACCCTTCTATCAAGTTTACTTCTGTAACTACTATGATTGAACAATTTGGTCAGCCATTTGATAAGGAATTTTGGTCAGCATATAAAGCTTTAGAGAAATTATTACCTGCTGATGAATTTAAGATTGAGAAGAAGTCTCTTTTAAATACTAAGAAATTTGATCCTGTTCTGTTAGAGTTACATAATATTACAGAACTAGATTTTAATAAAGCACAGCAAGAAATATTAGACTCTTGGGATGAGGAGAATAGAAGGTCTTGTGAAAGAGGTACTAAAATACATGCAGGATTAGAGAATTCCTTTTACACCCAGAAAAAGAATATTACTCTAGATAAATATCAAATAGGAGGTAAATTTGAATGTCAAAAAGATAGAACTTCTTTAGATTTGGAAAACGCAGTATATCCTGAGTATTTAATTCATTGGGATTCTCCATCTGGTAAATTACATATTGCAGGTCAGATTGATTTATTAGTTAAAAAAGGCAATTCCATCGTAATTGGAGACTGGAAAACAAATAAGAAGATTGATACCAAGAGCTATTTTGATTCTAAAGTAAGAAGTTCTGTTAAGATGAAGTTTCCTCTAAATAATTTAGATGATTGTAATTATTATCATTATTGTCTTCAGCTTAGTACTTATGCTTATATAATTGAATCATATAATCCTGATTTTAGTATAGAAGATTTAGTATTAGTACATTTTGATCACAATGACAATATGACTGTTTATCATCTACCTTATCTTAGAAAAGAAGTAGAACGTATGTTATCTTATTATGAAAAGGAACATCTTCTACAAGAACGTAGATTAAAGAATAAACGAATTGAATATTAATATGATACTATGTATAGCATTATTACTAATAGCTTATTTAATTTATAGCACTATAATGGAATTAACTAAGAATTAATATACAAATTAATATATGGAAGAATATATAACTAAACGTACTAAAATATGTAGAGCTTGTCCTATTTGTGACCAAGAAAATGAGATTTGTAATGCACATTTGTATTTAAATCCTGAAAATAATGATGTAAGTACAACACCTAAGAAGGGATATTTAAAGGGATGCGGATGCCACCTAAAATGGAAGATTAATAATAAGAACTCACATTGTCCTTGTAATAAATGGGAAGCAGAATGAAATTAAACATATTAATTAAATGGTTACATGGTATTTTAACTAAGCCATTAACTATATTAAAAAGCATATATTATAATATTAAGAATAAACATCAAGATTTAGCTATTACAAGATTAGGTATATGTCATAGATGCGACCATAAATTAAATACTAACTTCGGTGATTTATGTGATTTATGTGGATGTGTATTAGATAATAAAACTAGAGTTAAAGATGAATTTTGTGAACAGGGTAAATGGTAATTATTGCCGTAAATTAAATGTAAATGACTATGGATTTTAGAAGTGAATTAAATGGAAAAGAGAAAGTAGCTCAATCACTTATCGGTATGGAAAGCACAGGAACTCCTATTGTAGTTAATGGACAAAGAGCAGACGTTATTTTAGCTAATGAAAAGAAGTCTAAATTTAATACTAAAGTAGATGAATATGTAGATAAATTTGAAAAACACAATAAAGCACTTGAGGACTATGCTAAGGAAATCTCAAAGGACATCAATGGTTTAGAGATATTACCAATGGGTTCTTATGCATTGATTAAACCTTTTGATGAGAATCCTTTCCAAAAAATAACAGTAGAGAGTGGAATTATTACAGACTTGGGTGGATTTACCCCTCAATATAAGAGTGAAGAAGATGGTCAGATTCACGAATTAGAACAGTTTATTCGTGTCGGTACTGTAATTGAGACTGGGTTCAAATGTGAGTTCCTAAAAGAAGGTGATGTAGTATTCTTTACTAAAGCTAGTGAAGCTACTGTTCCGTTTTTCAAGCAAGGATTTGTAGTAGTTAATGAATCACGAATTATGGCAATAGTTAATGAGAAATTAACAGAAAGAAAGAATCAAATTAAAGATAATGGAAACAAGTAATAAAGTTTATCTATAGCCGGGAGATGTTGTAAGTCTGCGTTAGCGTGACAAAATGCATTGTCCGGCTATGCTTGTTATTAGAAAAGAGCAAGCATTATTTAAAGATGAAATGAAAGGATTGAGATGTAGATGGTTTACTGATTCAGGTTTAATGTAGGAAGCAGTATTCAACACTAAGGATTTAATACTTGTATAATTATGGCATGGAAAACAGTTAATACAGCATAGTCAATGGATGCTCGAAGTCAAAATGCTTTTAGAAGATTTTCTAATATACTTATGTCCCATAGAAATGCTAATGGCAATATTTAGTATAATCCTCAGGATAAATCTTACCGATTAGTAAATGATAACGGAATATTTTATTCTAATGGAAGATTTTTTTCCAAATCAGGGATTAAGGGCAATTATAATGTAGAAACAGGAAGTATTTTAAATAAAAGGGAGACTAGACCAAGCGCTCCTTCCAAACAACAATCTCCTACTACCTCTACAAGTAAACCTCGTACCAATACATCTTCTACAACTAGTAGACCAAGAACTGCATTAGCTCCAAAAACTCCTGTATCTAATTCATGGATTAATAAGGGTAGAGGAATATGGAACTATAATGGAGTGTCCCAAACAGATGTAGCAAATGCTTATAAGACGGGAGATTTCAGTAAAGTAGGAAGTTACTTATCACAACACAAAGATTTAGCTAGTTATTTGAATAATATTTATAGTAAAAGAGGAGGTAACTAGTTTAATTCATCTACACCAACTAAGCAGGCAGCTCCTATTTAGGGAACTCCAGGATATGGCATTCATGTTGGAAATGGTAATGTGACTTTATCTACCCCAAATGGCTCAACTACAGATATAACTAATTCCCATAATGTATCTACTCTAATTGATAATGGCAATTATAAAGCACCTAACCTAGGGGGCATGACTACTAATTATTTAGAAAATAGACCATTAGATAGCTATTCAGAACTTACTAAACACAATTTTGATAGAGGTGATATTAGATAGGGTATGAGAGCAAATGGGATAAATCCTTATGATTATTCAGGTTCAGATAGAAAATAGTTAAAAACATATTTAAATAATCCTACAACTGATAACTATACTCAATCTGTAAGTAAAATTATAGGGGATGGTAAAATCTAGTAGAATATGTTAAATAATGCTGTTCAGAACTAGACTAGTTAGTATCAATTAACTAAACCTAATTTAGGATATAATCCAAGTTAGAATAATTAGTTAGTTAATTTAAAATTTGAAAAGGGAGGACAAATGTATAAATATTCAGCAGGAGCACAAATGGTACAACCACAATAGGCAAGTGGACAATAGGGGATAGAATAGTAGGCAATGACTTTAGTTTAGGCAGCTATGTAGGGTGACTAGCAAGCTAACTAGACTATTTAGAAAATTGTGTAGGCAGCACAACAAGGTGATTAGCAAGCAGCTCAAGTAGCTAAATTACTACAAGCTATTGTTCAGCAAATGAAAGGATCTCGTAAAGCAAGACTCGGTGCCAAATTAGATTATATTAAATAGTCTATTGGGGAATGTCCTGAAGGTCAAGAAGTAGTATATTTTAAAAAGGGAGGAGAAATTTGTAAAATATGTGCAGGTAAAAAAATGCAAGATGGAGGAAAATCTGACCCTATTAAAAACTTTAAGAAAAAGAAGGATGTTGCAAAATAAACTTATTAGAGAAATCCTTATACTAGGGGTAAATCAGCTAAAGAAATTGCCGAAATGCAAAGAAGAAATCGACAAGAAGCTAGTGCAGGTAAAGGTGAGAATGATGCTAATGTTGCTCCATGGAACTATAAAAAGAAAAAGATGAAATAAAATACTAATGTTTAATGTTAATGATTTATGAATGTATTTAATTATGATAGTGACCATCTTGTTCTAGAATTAAATGAGCCTGAGATTCTTTTAATCAGAGAATTTAAGGCTCTTCTAGATAGAGATAAAACAAAAACTAAGACTAGAGTAAATAAAGAACTTACTTACATTTATCTGGCTTTAGATTGGAAGTCTCCTTATTCTAATTATTTAGAGTAGGAAAGACATGAGGAAGCCCTAGCTGATAGTGGTTTGACAGAAGCCTAGTTTAACGACCCTATATTTAGAGAAGCTTGTCGAAAATATAGGAAATTACAAGAATCAAATAAATCTGTGAAATTATTGGAAGCAGCTCGAAGGGCAGCAGATTAGTTTATAGATTATTTTGAAACTATTGTAGATTTAAATGAACGAGATATTAATGGTAAACCTATTTTCTCTGCAGAAAAAGTAATGAAGGAGATGGCTTAGTTAAGTAATGTCCATGAGCAATTAATTACTTTAGAGAAAGAAGTTAAAGAGTCTGTATCACAAGAGTCTACAACTAGAGGTGGAGTTAATACTGGATATGACCCAGGTGATTTTTAATTGATATGCCTAGAAAGAAGAAAGTATTACCTGATGAAATCTAGTTAATTGTAGATGAAGTAAAAAAGAAATAGTAGGAAGAAGATACTAAAGAGGCTAAGAAATTAGTTGATGAATATAGAATTGAACGTTCTAATGATAAGACATATTGGGATATTACTAAGGATATGAAAATAGAATGTTTTGATCCTACTTTATCTTACGAATTAACTGGTTATAGACCTATAGATGAAACTCATGGTTTAGATTTTGATCCTTCATGGTTTACTGAAGTTAGAGAAACATTTCTAAGAACTGGGAGATATTGTTCTTATTTACCTAGAAGTAAAAGATGGGATGCATTTTGGAAAGAACAATATACTAGATGTAAATACGGTATGACCTCACATGGATATACTATTACTGGAGATAACTATTTCTTCTTAAATTTTTATTAGTTACCAGTAGTAGATATGGGTAAAGCATCAGGTGAAGGTACTAATGAAAGTTTTCCAGTATTCTTTGCTTCTCAATATATGTTCTTTCATTATTTACAGATGTGTAGAGTATTACATAAAAATGCTGCCTTAATGAAAGCGCGTTCAATTGGCTTTAGTGAGATAAATGCTTCTCTTGCAGCTAGACTATACACTACTATAAAAAGAAGTAGAACTATGATTACTTGTTTTAAAGATACTTATTTAAATGGTACCTTTAGTAAGTTAGACCATGCTCTCACATTCATTAATATAAATGCTGATGGATTTTTTAAACCTAGATTAACAGATAAAGTCCTAGAAAAGAAATCAGGATATTAGGTTAAAATAGATGGTTAGTTCACAGACTTTGGATGGCGTTCTGTTGTAATAGGAATTAATGGAAGCAAGCCTTCTAATATTCGTGGTGATCGTGTTGATCTTCTTATTTATGATGAGGCTGGTTCGTGGCCTGATTTAACTACTGCCGTAGTGCAAGGACAAGAATTATGTGAAGTACAAGGTGTTCCTAGAGGTATTATGTTATTTGGTGGTACTGGAGGTGACTTTGGTCCTCCTCTTGAAGGATTAAAAAAGATTTATTATAATCCTAAGGCTTTTAAAATTCTACCATTTAGGCATAAGTGGACACAAGATGGAACCACTATAGAGAGCGGATTCTTTCTTCCTTATTTTCTGCAGTCTTTGAATCCTGAATATATGGATTCTAGAGGAGTTTGTAATTAGACAGAGTATAAGAAATTATTACAAGAAGAAAGAAATAATCTGTTAGCTGTTCCTGAAGAGTATCTTAAAAAGTGTGCTGAGCGCTGCTGGAATGCAGAAGAAGCATTTACTCTCGAAGGTTAGAACAAGTTTAATAAAATGAAGATAGCAGATTAGTTAGCTAAAATACGTCTTCATAAAATTGGACCTAGACCACAAGTAGGAACTATTGATTATACTTATAAATCTAATAAACACTCTTTAGAAAATATAGATGGATTTAGATGGCTTCTTAATTCTGGTAAAGTTTAGATATTGGAACATCCAGTATGGTCTGATTTATATAAAGAACAGATTGAGAAGTAGAAGAGAGAAGCTGAGGAATAGGGGATTGATTTTGAAGCTCCTGTATACACAGAAATGAATGATTTATATGTAGCAGGTATTGATGGTATTGATATTGGTGCTGCTCAAACTTCTAAAGAAACTAGAGACCCTTCTGATTTTTGTATTGTAATTAAACGTAGAGCCTTTGGTCTTAATGAACCCCAATATGTAGCTATGTATAAAGACAGACCTCAAAATATTAGAGAAGCTTATAAGATAGCTATGTGTATGTGTAGATATTATAATTGTAGAATTAATATAGAGGCTACCCGTGTAGGTATGATTACTTGGGCTAGAGAAAATAAATGTCTACAATACTTTATGAAAAGACCTAGAGCCACTTTGACTGATATTAAATATGGTACTACTAAATAGTATGGTACTCCTGCAACTAAAACTATTATAGAACAACAAACAGACCTTATAGCTGATTATGTAGAAGACTATGGACATAATATCTGGTTTGAAGATATGCTAGAATAGTTAAATGGTTATAATGATGAGAATAAAACAAAATTTGATATTATAGCTGCTCTTGGAATGGTTGAACTTGCCGACTAGGAATTATCAGGAAGACAACCTACAAAAGTTGACAAAGAAGTTGAAGAATTTTAGGACTACGGATATTATATAAATGACAAAGGTTATAGAGAATTTGGGGTTATTCCAAAGAAACAATCAAATCAAATAATAATTAAATAGGAGGAAAACAATGACCCATACCGAATTGAAACAAGTGATCCTAGATTATATGAGAACACAGTTTTAGATAGATTTTATAGGAGATATTCGTATTGAAGATTTGGACCCTATAGGATATAAAGTTTCTCTTAATCTAGACCATTCTGAGAACCCTTTTGTACTAATGGCAGATTTACCTGATGCTAAATTTGTAGATTTTATAAAAGAGGAATTAAGAAGAAGTAAATTACATAGAGTAAAGTATTTTAAAGCAATTAAAATACAACCTCCAGAATCTAAACTATGTTATGACAGACAAAGAGCTTATAGATAAGACTAACGAAACCATTTCTGAACTTGTATATGATAAAACTAAGTTATAGAAAGCTTATAATTATTATAATGGAAAAAGAGACAAGGAATAGTTTCGTTATCTAGAAGAAAACTTTGGTATAGGAAGTCCTACTTCTGTTGAATTTACGCCTTTACTAAGAAAACATGTAGATGCTTTAGTTGGTGAATTTCTAGGAACTCCTATATTACCAAAAATATCCTGTAAAGATGCAGGAACTATCAGTAATATGGATAGAGAAAAATAGCTATTGATATAGACACAAATAATAGGATTTTTAAAGACGCATTTAAATAATTCCTTACTTAAATTTGCTAATAACTAGGATATTACTGATAAATCTATTAAATAGTAGTTAGATAAAATAATTGAAGAGCAAGATTAGCAATTTGTTTCTCAATATGAGATTGCTGCTTAGAATATTCTTCAATACATTATGTAGTCTGAAGAAATTGATTTTGTAACTAAACTTAGACAATTATTTATAGACTTATTAGTTACAGGTTATTGTTTTTACAGAGTAAAACCATCATTTAGTAAAACTAATATTGAAATAGAGGTATTAAATCCTTTAAATACCTTTGTAGACAGAAATCCTGAATCTCCTTATGTTAAGAAATCTTATAGGTCAGTTGTGAGACAATGGCTTTCTAAAAGTTAGATATTAGCTAAATATGGAAATGAACTGAGTAAAGAGGACTTACGTAATTTTAAATAGAACTGGACAGATGATGACACAGCTAGGTACAGAAGAGCCTATGGTCCGGTTGTAGATATAGATGAAGCTAGTGATGATGACGAAGAACAAGATTTACTTCCTGGTTATCCTGAAGATGATTCCCATAGATATAATCTGATTCCGGTATATGAAGTAGAATGGATAGAAACTGATGATAAATTTATTATGTAGAGATATAATACAATTAGAATCGGTGATGAATATTATATTCTTAGGGGAATTGATAAATAGGTAATTAGAAGTCATGATAATCCTAATTATTGTGGATTGTCGGTAAATGGTGTTTATTTTTTAAATAGAGCTCGTTAGCCTTATAGTTTAATCTTAAAATGTGCTCATTTGTAGGATCGTTATGATCTTTTACATTACTATAGAGATGCTATTGTAGCAAATAGCGGGGTTAAAGGTAGTATTATTGACATTTCTATGATTCCTAAAGTGTTAGGACCTGATTTTGGGGCTAGAGTAAAGAAATGGAGAGCTTATAAGAAACAAGGAGAAATGTTAATTGATTCTTCTCAAGAAGGAAGAATGGAAGATGGATAGGCTCCTTTAAATACTATATTTAATGGCTATGATGAATCTTTACCAGCTTAGGTAATACAAGCAATTGATTTAGCTATACAATCTATTGAATCTACTGTGTCTTCTATTACAGGTGTATTTAGAGAAAGACTTAATGGCATTGAATAGAGAGATGCTGTAACTAATGTTAAATAGGGAGTAACTAATTCTTATACTGTAACTAAACCTATCTATTAGCAAATGGATTTAGTTGTAAGAGAAGTCTTACTTGATAGTCTTAACTAGGCTAAAATAGTTTATAAGAAAGGACTAACTGGCACTATTACTTTAGGGGATAAATATTAGAAAATATTTACAGCCCTTCCTGAATACTTTACAATTACAGACTATGATATACATGTAATATCTAGTACTGAAATTATGTAGGATATGTAGACAATTAAATCTACATTACCTGATTTAATTAAGTCCGGATTAGTTAGTGCTGATATTATATTTGAAGCTCTTACTGCTAAGAGTTTGACTGAACTTAAATATACTGTTAAGAAAGCCATAGAAAAATAGAAAGCTGAAAATAATTAGTTATAGCAACTGTAGTAGAAATTAGAGGAAACTAGTTAGTAGTTACAATAGGCATAGCAAGAGTTATAGAAGGCTCAATAGAAAGCAGAATCTCTTAATGAACAAAGAATGCAGCTTGATTAGCAGAAGATTCAATTAGAATATCAAGTTAATTGGTATAAAGCTCAAACAGATAGAACTTATAAAGATAGACAATTAGATATAGAGGATTAGAGAACTAAGGTTGAATTAGCTTAGTTAAATGATGGTAATCCTTATAATGGCAAAATTAGACAATCATAATGGCAATCAGTTGTGAAAAAGTATACTCTGGAACTGGTGATTAGATTTATCCGGAGACAGCAGATAGAGCAGTTACAGTTTTAGCTAAACATACTACACTTGACCTCTATTTAGCGGATCTTGCTAAATAGATTTCAGAAAATTAGGGAGCTGATGAAGCAGCCAAATCTTTAAAGTTTAAAGTGGATTATTTGGCTACAAATACAGCCGATGTTAATAAAGTGAAGGAGTTAGAAAATTAGGATGAAACTAATTAGTGGGGTGAAAACTTTGTATTACCTTCTGTGAAAACTCCTTATACCTGGAAAAGAACTATTGTATATTTTGAAGGTTAGGATCTTAAAAATGGTTAGAAATTTTATGAAATCGTAACTGCAGATATTGCTGAGATTAGTTAGACTCTGTATATGGTTAAAGATAATTCTTAGTAGCCTAGGATAATATATCCACAGAAAGCCGTAGAAGTGGGAGGAGGCATATAGAATGTAGATGATACGGATGCTTCTATAGATGAAATAATCAAAGCTAGTGAAGAAGGTAAAAATAATTGGAGTAAATACCCATCGGAAATAACTGCATCTAATCCATATGGATTTATGGCAGTACGATAGAGAGTAAGTGGTGCTTGGAGCTTATTTAAAATTGCTCTATATTCTAAATGGGCTTATGACAGTAGACTTGTTACTAAATTTACAGTAACTAATACTTTTGAAAAACCTCAATTAATTAAAACTGCAGTAGATCCAGGTGACTAGTGGACAGATACTAATGAATAGGAATTTACTGGTTATCTATGGATGATTTCCGCCTCCAAGAACAATAATAATTATGTTTTAGATGATGATAAGAATATATGGAGTGAACCTCAATTAATTTCAATAGTTAAGTAATGGAATTTAAAATAGATATATGTAATTCGGTACAGGGTGATTTAACTGTATTAGATTTATCTAAAGAGTATGACCAATATTTATCTGAAGAGGAAGAGGCGGCTAGTACTTATGAAGATACATTATTATTTAAATACAGTAAGTCGGTGACTGTAAATGTATTAATGAAAATAGGAACTACAGAAATAACATTCTTAGATGCATTAATACATGAACACAATTAGTTAGAAAATGGAGTATATAAAGATGATGCATGTACTTTCAACCTTAAAGAAGATGGTTTTTATACTATTGACCATTATGTATTTCCGAATATAGATTGGTATAATTGGTATAAAAATAAAGCTTCACAAGAATATAAAGATAAAATAAATAGGGTATATATAATAGATGAAGGAGCTATTAAAAAAGAAGTAGATGGAGTATTAAAAGAAACTACTCTTAGGGAAGTACTGGAAATGAATTTAGAAGGAACTCCTATTTAGTAGGAACACATAAATACTTTCTTTACAGGAAATATGCAACAATGTTATATTAATTATTGTAAGAAATTATTTAATGCATTATTAAATAAATGTCGAACTTCTGCGTATAATGAAGATTTATATGCCAGAGACTTCATTTGGATGACTCTTAATATAATAGATTATTTAATCTAGTTTGAACAATTTATGGAAGCCGAAAAAATAGTAGAAGAATTTAATACTTGTGGAGGTTTCTGTTAGAATAATGAATATGGATAGCATACAGCTCATGGATGTGGATGTTCTAAAGCGTAAAGCAATAGAACTTTATAGAGATTTATTAAATAGAGCAAAGAAAGGTTATCAAGATGATTATTCATTATTGTTAAATATTATTTGTTTTATTAGTTTACCTATAGATATAGATAATAAAGAATTTATTAAAGAGAACTTACTAAATTAGAATGATACACTCTATTTACAATTAGGTAGGGAAGGTAGGTTTAACACCATGTTCTAAAGAAAGACCTAAACAACTTATACCTCTTTTAAAGAGTAATTTTTTAGGAGAGTTTCAAACAGAACTAGAAAAGAAATTAGCTAGAGAAAGTATAGGTGTAACAGTTACAGGTAAATATACATATCAACCTGACAGTGACCATATAACAAACATAGAATAGATTACATCTATATATGAAGCACTTGATTATGCTTTAACTCTAGCTAAATCTTATCAAGATAAAAAGATAGAAAAATAGATAGAAACTATTAAAGCTAATATAAATTAGTTAACTAGCACTGTTACTAATTAGGGGAAGGAGTTATCTACTTTATAGGAATTAGTTAATGCTATTAATACATAGGTAGGAGCCTTAAATAGTCAACTAGCTAATTTAAATGTAGATGATAAAATAGAAGCATGGATTAGAACACATTCGGGTTCAGTAGCTTTAAATGAGGAATCTAAATTAGATTTTGCTATATCTCAAGCTGAAGGTAATGCTATTAAATCTAATGCAGATGGTCTCTATGTTGAAAGCTCTTCTGCAGCTGTATATAAATCAGAATTATAGGATAATATTAAAATGAATATTTCTGTGGGAGGACTCAAATAGGGAACTAAAGTATCTGACTTAAAAGGTAAAGCATTCTCTACCATATTAGATAAACTATTATTCCCGGTATTAGTTAGAGAATTAGTTCAACCTTATGTGGTATCTAATGTATCTAGTTAGCTAGTAGAAGTGGGTAGCCCTATCATTCCTGCAAGTACAACTTTTATTAAAGGGGATGCTGGAGAAATAACTTCTAAAACAGATTCTATAACTCACAATGATTAGGCTTACACAGAATCCACATATACAGAGTTGGGAGATTATATTTATAAAGTAGTAATTGATTATTCTGCCGGAGAATATTTAATTGATGATAGAGGATAGACTACTGATAAAAGAATTGAAGCAGGTTCTATAAATAAAACAGTGGCTACTATTTCTGCAACATATCCCTGGTATTATAATACTCATAAAGGCACTTTAGTTAAGTATGGTACTCAATCTAATATAATGGAAATTAATTTATCAGGTAAAGCCGTTATTAAAATACCGGGCGCTAATTCAACTTTAGATAGCTTAAAAGTAAATGGTGGTTTAGGATTCTTAGAGATTGATATATCTGGATGGACTAAATCTATTGAACAGATAAACGATTATACATATTAGGTATGGACTAAGAATGATTCTTATGCTTCTGAACTACCTCATCAAATTCAATTCACATTAGCATGAAATATACAGGTGATTCGTTGTTGGGAGTTTCATTTTCAGTACAAACTCCTAAACCATTAGATTGTAGAACTGTAGTAAGTACTACTTAGGAATTATATACTATTCCTGTTGAAATAGCATATGAAGGTATGTCAGTTTCTAATCTTGAAGATGGTTATATTTATATGTTAGTGGACAAAACTAATATAACTAATTCTGACGGATGGGTAGCTTCTTATAAAGCTCTTTAGTTAGTCAGTTGCACAGAAGCTGAATATACAGAATGGAAGAAAAATACTACAGGACAAGGGACTGCAATAGATTCTGAAAAACCATATTTACATAATGACACTTATTATTATATTTATGAGGATAGTATTGAAAATAAGGATACATATTATGTAAATCAAGAATAGTACCAACGTGTTTGGAACCTAGCATCTTCTAAAGCTGATAACACTAGTTTCCTGGCTTTACAAAAGAAAGTGGAAAGTAATAATACTAATATTACTACCAACTACTTAACTAAAGAAGACGCTACAAATACTTATATAAATAAATCATTTTTAGAGGGTACTGCAGAAACTACTTTAAAAGAAGTAACAGATAAGTATCAAACAGCAGAAACATCCGATTCTAAATATTTAAAGCCTTCAAATTTTGGAGTAGATGATGTAAATACTTAGTTTTCATTTTTAAATACTACAGCTTTTGAAGAATACAAGTCTACTGTTACAGAATAGTTAGACACCAAAATAACTAAAAACTCTAGAGCCACGTTGGAAAGCTTAATGGTAAATACTATCCAGAATACTTCAGGTAATACCATGAGTATTAAAACTGACGGTATATTCTATGGCACAGAGAAGTTAGCTAAAGTTTCGGAAGTACCTAAGTGGATGTGTTTATCCCAAGAAGAATATAAATAGTTAGAGACAGATGGGGCTTTACAGGATGATACTTACTATTTAACATACGGCAAAAACGCAGATGATTCGGGATTTGTAACTGCAGACTTATTAGAAAGATAGATAAAGTTTATTACATCAGATGTTAATGCTAAGCTTTCAAAAAAGGCTAACTCTACTGCCCTTAATGATTATGTTCTTACAACAGCACTTAATGAGCAGGTTAACACACTAAATGCTGCTATTGATGCAAAGTAGCCTAAAGGTAATTATCTTACAGAGCACCAGTCTCTCGAAGAGTATGCCAAGAAGAGTGAGATTGCTGAATAGATTGCTGCTAAGGCTGACGTTACAGCTCTCACAGCACTTGAAGCACGTATTGCAGCACTTGAAGCCAAGCATACTGAAACTAATACTTAGATAGAAGCTTAATAAAATTATATTAGATGTTAAATGATATATAGAAATGGTAAGTTAGTTTCTGAAATTAATAAAAATCTTTCAGAATTAATCGACACAATTGAATAGGTAGCACAGAGAAGTATAGGAGCTGTATATAAGGGTTCCTAGTTAGTATTTTTAACTGTGCTAAATGCTATAAAGAGCTGTTATGGTAGTGGTTCTTGGCTTTCAGATAAAAATTGGTTAGATAATGATTATTGGAAAAATAAATAAATAAAATGGCAATCTTTAAAGATTTAGAAAATAAAATTGAATCGCTTGAGACACCTTGGAATGAAAAAACCGGTCAATAGGTAGAAGATTTAATCTCTCGCCATCTTGTTAATTCTATGGATTTTGCTGATAGTACCCTTACATTAAGAGATTATAATGGGGAGGCAATTACTTCTACTAGAGTTACTGTAGAAACTCCATCCTACGATTAGGATGTATTGGTAGTTGCTGTTAGAATTAATGGTACTATTTATAAAACTGGTGAAGTAGTTATGTAGTGTAATTCTAAGAGTAAAGTAGAATTAGCAGTAGCTACAAGTCATACTTCTACTACCTAGTCTTTTGGTGTTTAGGATGCCGCCGGTGCCGTAAAAGTTAAGATACAATATGGGGTTAATAGTATGGAAACTACTGTTGCTCCTTATGCATTAAAAGATTTTACATTAGATTCCTCTGGTACAAGAATTGAACATCTTAATAAAGCAGATAGTGAATTAAGATGGGTAGACATTACAGAATTGTTTACTGATTCATAGGAGAGTAAAATTACTGCTACTCTTGTAGATTATCCACAAAAATCTAGCATTCTTAATGTATCTATTAAAAGCTAGAAGATAACTCTGTTGTATACAGGCAATATTATTTCTACCACTGCTCAGTTCACTCTTAGTGGAGGCTTATCTACAGAATATCATTTAGAGGGTTATCTAAATGCGAAACCTACAAATACTACTGACGGTGATCTGTCTTTTGGTGAGTTATAGTCCGGCTTAAATTTATTAACTGTTAAGGCAGTACATAAGACTCAAAACATTGCAACAAATTATATAAATGTTTGTGTAATTAATCCTTCAGGATTTAGTGGAGTTGCTGTAGCGGTAAATGGAATTACGGGTTCTATTAATAACCACGATACAGTAGAGTTGTATACACTTACTGTTTATAGTCCTACTAAAGAGTCAGTAACTATTAATACCTATCTAAATTCTTACTCATCAGATGATAGATAGAACTTACTTGATACAGTAATAGTTAATGCTTAGAATTATACAGCGGATAATAAATACGAGGTTACTTATAAGAAATATATAGAAGTAAATAGTGATGATGCTAAATAGTATTTACAAGTAGAAGTAAATGGCTAGCTTTATTAGTTCCAATCAACTAATTCTAATAAGGTATTTATGTCTAATTATTAGACATTATCTATCTCTAAGGCAAATGCTAATTATTTGTATACTGCTAGTCCCCGACCTACAATTAACTTTGATTAGATAAATGGTAGAACTACTACTTTATTTAATGTAAGTCCAGATTATTGGACGGCTTCAGATGGTAAAATAATATATAGAGTAGAGTCTAATACTAATAAGGTATTTGAAACTCCTGTTAATTTATAGTTAAGTAATAACTTTACTCTTGAATTTGGTTTTAAATCCTATAATATAAGTAATGAGGAGTCTCCAGTAATTACATTTGGTCAAATGTTAATTAAACCAACTGTAGTATGTTGGAACACATCAGCAGAGTAGCTTTATAATGCTAGATTTGCACAATTCAAGGAAGATGCGGATACACATATTACTATTACAGTACAAAAGGGGTTTACTCTTAATTAGAATGATCCATATTATCCTAATTATTTCTTAGCATAGGATTCTTATAATACATTAAAAGCTAATTTGGACAGTGCCAAATTTAACTTAGTAAGAATCTATGTTAATGGAGTAATTAATAGAGAAATATCTATTGATGATGCCACTTTACTTGCACTGTAGCAGGAGGCTTAGTTACAAATAAATCCTAAGGGTTCTGATTTAGACTTATATTTATTAAGAGTTTATAATTCTACGGCACTTACTTTTGATTAGATTTAGCATAATTATATTTCCTTCTTAGCTACTAGAGAATAGAAAGATAAGTTCTACGATAGAAATAATATCCTAGGAACTAACGGTGCGATTTCATTTGCTAAAAGTTTTGGTAAATACAATACGTTAGTATATGTATTCCCTAAAGGGGGTAAGTTACCAAATAGAACCTGGCAAGCTGAAAATAATAAACCGGGAGATCAAGATAAAGCAGCTAAGAAAATTAGATGTACGTTATTTATTAACTATGCTGATTAGGCAATTAATAAAATATATGGTGGTAGAATAAATAATGGTCTTGTTAAGGGTTAGGGTTCTTCGGCTATGCGTTATTTAATTTGGAATACAACATTCTAGTTAAATAAGTTTAAAGACAATGAAATTAAGGTGAAGAGTGTGTTTACTCCTTACGAAGATTTAGATACTTCTACTAATAAATTTATAGCTAAACCTACTCATGAAAAGAAGGGTTATTATAATATGCCTCCTTACAGTGGTTAGTATGATTCTACTGAAAAAGATTTAAAGGTAACTAAACTTGTAGGTAAGGTCAATTTCGCTTCTTCTATGCAGTCTCATAAAGAGGGAGCTTGTAAACTTTATAATGATGCATATAAATCGGATTCTGATTAGACCGGATTACTTATGGGAGGCCGTAAGGCAGTACATGAAGAAGCTTTCTTATACTTCTATTTAATTACTGATTTAGAGTCTGTGGCTAACTATGAATTAGCAGACTTACTTAAGAATCCTGATATTTAGTTTATGGGATTCCAGACATTTGGTTCAGCTAAAGGTGATAAGGCTACTTTCGGTTATGATGAGAATGCAACTCCTGAATATATCTTAATAGAAGGTGGTGAGAACTCTGATCCCCATGTTAACTTTAGAAGACCTTGGGCTGCTTTGCAACGTGCCGGATTAAATTCAGCAAGTTCTAGAACATTAACTAATTTCCCAACTGTTACAGTAGAAGAATAGCAATCACCTAATAGAGATTATACAAAGAATCTTTGGATTTCCGACGAATCTATTGTTTACTAGAATCGCGGTTCTTGGGATGTAGACTTTGGATTAAATGATGATGCCAATGATTTTGCAGAACCTGCTCGTAAATCATTAAATAAGTTTGGAGAGTTTGTAGACTTTGTTTACAAATATAACTTTAATTTAGTTAAGACAGGGGAGACGGATGTTACTAAATGGGATACATTAAATAGATATATAGCTACTAAGGCTATTCCGGCATTTACTGGTTCTAAAGAAGGCGATATTTATCGCTATGATGAGTTTGCAGGAAGTACAAGTGCTACTGGAGAGGCTGTTGGAGGCTGGGTAAGAGGAGGTACTATATATGATCCTACTACTGGTTGGTCAAGACTAAATATCTATGAAGATTTTGGAATGGATTCTAGCATTAATTAGCTTGATATAGCTATTGATGAACTCAAATCTTTATTTAAAAAGGGAATAACTAAATATATAGATATAAATGATGTAGCCATGCATTAGGCTGTAATTAGATTTTTATCAGGTACTGATAATAGGGCTAAAAACACTTACTTTTAGATATTTGGTAAAATCTATGAAAATAAAGCAGTGCCCGATGAAACCGATAACTGGTAGCCGTCAGACAGAGGTGATTATTTAATTAGATTATATGGTGATGACTTAGATACTGTTATTGCAACTGATAATAACGGTCTGTAGTCTAAACCTTATAATTTACTTGAACCATCTTATGTTTCAGAGACTGCCTCCCAATGGGGTGATAGTGGATTAAATGCCTTCTTCTATATGTTTGATTTGCAGTTTGAAGATATTATTAAAAATAAACTTCATACAGTAATTAATCAAGCATTTGGAACAGCTTCGGGAGAGAATACTAATTTCTATAAATATTTCTATAGTATTTAGGCAGACAAGTGTCCTGCTATTGCTTATAATCATACTGCTCAAATTTATTATGAGAATGCTCAAATAATTAAGAATGCAGGTGCTATTGAGTATTATGATAATAACTAGATCGAACCTATTGAGCAGAGTCATGGTTCATGTCTAGAAGGTGAGCAGCAGTTTATGGAAAAGAGAAGGAATTTCTTAGCTTCATATACTAAGTAGAGTACTACTCCCGATTATCCAACAGATTCTTCTGCCGGAGGTAATAAGAGACCCTTGTAGTTAAGATTAGAATTTACTCCTTTTTAGGATTTTTATCCTACATATTACTATGATGGTACTAAGTATTTGATGCCTAATAATAATGCCGATTATAGACCGGATATAATTAAATATTTAGTTAAAGCAGATTAGAATTATGTAGTTAATCTAAAGGAAACAGGTCCAGCTATTAATGAAGGTTTAATTTCTACAGTATTATACAAGAAACTTAATATAACTGGTCTAGTTAACTACAGTATTAAACCTAAAGATTCATATACTAGATTAACTAACTTTATTATTGATAATAATAACTTAAAAGTATATAAAGACTTCTTTGGAACTGATTATCCTAAATATAGATTGGATGAATTTGCAATGAGAGGTCCGGTATTAGAGAGTTTAACTCTTAATAATATGACCACACTTGAAACTCTTAATCTTACAGACTTTAATAAGTTAAAAGAGATTAATCTGAGTGGGACTACATTCAAGAGAGTTATATTACCAAGTAAAGCAGAAACTGTAATTCTTCCTGAGACTATCGAGACATTAGAATTATATAATCCAGTTAAGGAACTCAGATTAGAAGGAATTAGTAATTTAAAGACAGTAGATTTATCTAATGTTGGACAATTTGATGTGAATTCTTTCTTAGAATAGTTGGTTGATTGTAACAGTCTTGAATCTGTTTCTTTACGTAACTTAACTATTAATGTAACTGAGCAAACCCTCTCTAAGTTACTCTCTGTTAAAAACAATATTACTGGAACAATTAATATTGTAGATAGTACAGGTGATTTGGTAGAAATTAGTTATGACACTAAGAAGAGCTTGGTAGAATAGTTTGGAGATATTGATAATGCAACTAATAATCCAAAAGTTAATTATAAAGCTTCTAGTTCAGCTTTCTCTGCTACTTGTGATTCTGAAATAACTATATTTGGATTGGGTGATAAGGGAACTGGTAAATTTAATTTATAGATTAATAGTAACTAGGTAAAAATAGTAAGTGACCCAACTCCTAGATTACATATTGATTATTAGTTAGCTAGTTCTACTTATGATTAGTACTTAAAGGTAGACTCAAAGACAGGTAATATTACTTTAATTAAAGAAAGTACTACTGTATAGCCGGTAATTAATATCTTAGTATATAAAATTGGAAGTTCTACTCCTACTAAACTTACATGTAAAGTTAAAATCTAGTGGACAGCCCCTCAAATTGGAGACTTTGTTTACTATGATGGTTCATACTCTAATAACTATAATGCTAATAAAACTTGTGTGGGTATGGTATATGCTGTAGAGAATACTAATGATACTAGTGGAACAGCTTATGTTATAGGTAAGGAGAATATGACTGAGAATACTTCATTCTACCTAGGATTTAGTCCAGAGGGTATTAGTGGTAGCGAAGATTTAGTTCTTAAAGAATTATATGCTATAGGTAATTGGCTTAAAAATTAGAGATTAATAGCTAATATTACCAGTTCTGATGCTAGTGACTATATAGCTATGTCTGGTGTATCCACTGATAAACCAGTGGATTAGATTACATATAAATCTTATACTGACTTTACTACAAATGGATTTACTGGTAAAGAAGATACTGCTATTTATGTAAATACAGTGAATACCACTGTTCTTAATAAATTATATTCTAGTTTTTAGAATTAGGTTAAGAGTTACATTGCTTATGATAGTATTACCCAAACTTATAGTATAAAAAGTATGGATAAGTTAATATCTTTGTGTAAGGGATTAAAAATTACTAATGTAACTTCTGATGAGTTATCTAGTTGTGTAATTTATCCTTATTATTATGCTGCTACTTTGTATTAGCCTACATTAAAGTCTACTGAAAGTACTATTTATAACTAGTTTGCTTAGGGTAATTGGTATATTCCATCTGCTAAATAGTTAGCAAGAATTATGTATTATAGAGGTTATAGTGCTAAAGGTACTAACTTTATTGATAGTACGTCTGTTTCGGAAACTATTACTAAACAAAGTTCCGGTACCGAGGCTAAGAATAAAGCAATATTCTCTAATGCTAAATCAGTTATGGGAACTAACTTCCCTTCTGTGTGGTCTAACATAGCTAATAATTAGAATACAACTACTACTATAAATAATTCCTCTAACTACAATAGTTATTCCTATTAGAATATGTGTACAGATTATAGTTGTACTGCACATAGATATGAGTGGATTCCAGGTAGAACCTTTAACAATAATGCATATGATGCTAATATGTAGTAGTATATAGCGGCTTGGAGAGTGACTAAACATTAGGGAGTTCCATTTACACAATTTACTTATAATAAAAGCACTTAGAATGATTGATAAGAATTTATCTTTAAATAATATGTTAGAGAGAGGAGACCTATTGGCTCTTCCTCTCTCTAAATGGAAAGAATTATTAATAGAAAAAGATGGAGCTTGTTTTGACTTTTAGTTAAAGGATATTTTACAAGCTAAATTAACATCTTATGATAAATCTATTGATGTAAATTCTTTCTATTATAAAGAAGATAAGAAGTGGTTGAATAAAGATACTAGAATTGGATTATAGAATTTAATTAATTGTGGGGCTTAGACTGTAACTATTTAGTTAGGTTCTGAATTATTAGATATTTCTGCTGACAAATTAAAAGAATTCTTAAATAAGTTAGAAGTTTATGCGGGGGAATGCTTCTCTACAACAGCTAAACATAGAATAGCTATTAACTAGTTAAAATCTACAGAAGAATTACTTAATTATGATTTTACAGCAAATTATCCTAAGAAAATAAGATTACAATGAATGATATAAAGATTGGACTGGGAGATAATTCCTCCTGGTCCATTTTTGTTCCACCACTTGAAATTCCAGATAAAGTGGAATTTAAAAAGACAACTATAGATAGTGGATTTAGTTGTGATGATAAATTAACTACAAATTGTCCTAAACCATAGTTACATACTCATCTTTGTAAAGAAAATTATTTAGGAGAATTTAAAGAAGAATCTGAGAAAGCATTAGCTAGGGATAATTTAGGAGTTTATAGTAAAGATGAGATAAGTAAAGTTTTAGAAGATGCAGTTGCAAATCTAGACACATCTATTTTTATTACTAAAAAAGAAGTATATAATTTAGTTGAGAATTTAGATTTTGTTAACTCTACTATTAAAGCAAACATAGATTATGAAATTCCTGAACAATTATTTAGGTTATGACAGAAATTAGAAGACTATTTCAACAAGGTAAAGAATTTGTTCCTATTTCTTTAGCAGAAGCAGTTGTAGTTAATACTAACAATCTTCCAGGATTTAGTTCCTTAAAGATAACGACACTTGATCGAGTCTTATACAGCTTAACAGGGGTAGTTGGTACTAATTCTATAAATATTAAAAATTTATAGGATACTAAATAGGATAAATTAACAGCTGGTAACGGTATAGTTATTAAAGATGGAGTAATTAGTACAACTGCTAATATCGGAGACATTTATAAAATTGTTTCAGTATTACCACAGGCATCTGCAGAATTAACTAATACTCTATATTTAGTTCCAACTACTTCAGATAATACTGAAGATGGAACAAATATATTTGTAGAATGGCTATGTGTTAAAGTAGGGGAAACTTATAAGTGGGAAAAATTAGGAGAGTCTAAAACTACTATTGATTTATCAGATTACATAACTAGTACTCCAGTAACTAATAGTAGTGGCACTATAATTAAGGTTAACTACGAAATTCCTAAAGATTTATATGATAACTTAACGGATGGAAGTAATGTTACAACAAATTGAGCAACTTAAACACGGTACAACTCTTATATTTCCAAGAACTTCACAAGAAGCGGTATTAGTTAATTATAAAAATAAGGTATAGACTTTAGGAGACTATATAAATAGAACTGTAATAACTCCAAATGAAAGTCCTTAGAATATAAAAATTTAGTATAATAAATAGGGAGAAATAATTAATACGAAACCTGTTGAAAAATTAAATATATTTATAAATGGAAAGCAATATATTAGATATGATGGGAATACAGAAGATAATCTAAATTTTGGAGATGATTTCATTAGCGAAAATAATAATATTAAATTAACTTGGGGAAATGTCATTACTTAATTTTGCGTCAAATTATCAAGACGTAGTTAAATATAAAAATTTAACAGCAAATTCTCCTAGCCTTAGTGGCTCTAATGAGAATGATTATGTTAAATTAGTATTTACAAAAGATGGACATATTATTACACATGGTGTTGACTATATTCCATCAGTATGGGATATTAGTAAACTACCGGTTGATAGTACAAAAATAGATAACAAACATTTGTGGGATTCAGCAACTATTAACTAGAAAATTAATGATAGTTATGTGATTAACTCTGCAATGCGATTTAAGGGTACTATTGGATTAAATCCTACTTATAATGGTACCTCAGATACAAAGAAATACTTAGTTAATGATGTAAAATCAGATATACCTGCAGCATAGGTAGGTGATACTTATAGGGTTACTTCAAAGGGTAATTATGAAGGATTTACTTGTGAAGTAGGTGACTTATTAATGTGTATTACTGCTAGTGGTACTAATAAAGCTGCAGGATGGACGGTAGCGTAGACAAACATCAATGGTACTGTTGACTTTGTAATTAACGGTAGGGTATATAAAATATATTCTAATGATACCTCTGGTTTGACTATGTTCGCCCCAGTAAGTGCTGGCACTCTTGGAAATATTTTGGTTTCAGGTGGAACAGGTAGTGCGCCTACTTGGGCAAATCCTGCTAATTTAACTGTAGGAACAGCTAATAAAGTATCTAATTCTTTATCTAATGGGGCAGGTATTGTAACATTTTCTTACGACGGTTCAAGCGCTAAAAAAATCGCCCTTGCTCCAGCGACTGCTACCACTATTGGCGGTGTTATTGTAGATGCAGCAGGAGATAAAGCTACTATATCAGTCGATTCAAATGGTAAAATATCTTTAACTGCAACTAACGTTAGAAATGCATTAGGATATGATCCAGTAGGAGTAAATAATTGGCGTCCAGTATATGTGGATGGAGAGGTATTTCAAGGAAGTGCTACTAATACAGGAAATCTTAGTATTAAACATGGTTTAGGTATTATTATAACTAAAGATTCTCAAACTCATGACATTACCTTTAGTACCAATACTAATTATGTAACTAATGACAAGAATTATAAAGTAGAAGCAGATCCTTCTACAGGAGGTTTATATGTAAATGTGCCATGGTCTAATACCACTTATGGAGTAGTAAGTGGCACTTCAAACGGTCTAGCACCTAGGGTAGTTAATACTAATACAACATTAATTAATAATGCTTTCTATTTACTAGCTTCTTCGAATGGCACTAATACTCCTAGTTGGTACAAATTACCTGCCACTGCATTTGCTAATACCTGGAGAGATATAAAGATAAAGGGAACTAGTATCGGTAGTAATGCTTTAAATTTACTCGAAGGCAGCCACATAACTTTATCTAATTCTAATGGTACTGTTACAATCAGTTCTGCTTGGAGAGATATTTAGATAGGTCAAAATTCTATAGGTACACGAGCATTAAAGATAGATGCTTCAAGTGATATTTATGTATCTGAATCAAAAACAGATACAGTAGAAACAATAAGCTTTGGAATTTCTTGGTATAATTTAGATACAGATGAATATGAATATGTTTAATAAATAATGAAAATATCATTTAACCCCTCGAATTCTAATAAGAACATTCTTGATCTTATTAAAAATAATAAAGATATAATATTCGACCTCAAGGGGCATAGTATATTTGCACGAGGGGTTGAATTTAAAGGCACAGATACTAATACTTGGAGAGATATAAAAATAAATAATGTAAGTATAGGTTCTCATACTTTAGACTTACGAAATGGTAGTAATACTACATTAACTAATACTAATGGTGTAGTAACTATCAATTCTACTTGGAGACCTGTAGTGGATAACTTAACTAGTGATTCCACTACTAGTTCTCTTTCTGCTAAACAAGGTAAAGTTTTAAAAGCTTTAATTGATGGCAAGTCTAATTCAGATCATAATCACGATGGTAGATATGTAAAGAAGTCAGGAGACACTATGTAGGGTGTTTTAACTATTG